ATGGCGATAGTTGTTGATACATGCTCATTGGTGATGATTGCCAAGAATTATCTTCCCTTGGATAAGGACGGACAGTTGTACTCATTCCTGGAAGAGGCGTTCTCCCGCAAGGATTTGATGCTACTTGATGTGATTCTGGATGAATCAAAACGCACCTCCAAAGGAATTGCAGTTGAAAAGATGCCTTTCCTCAAAGACAAGAAATTGGTCATTCCGACAAAGGATCTATTTCCATGTGCCCCAGAGAGATTCAGCAACATGATAGACAACAATTTCTGTGTAAGACTGAAGAAGCAGGAACTGACTGAAGAAGAATACATAGAGCAAAAGGAAGAATACCTTAAAACAGGTGATGCTAAGATTATCATTTATGCACTGAATGTACGACACTCGGACGCTATCCATCTGGAAGAGATGCAAGTAATGACGGAGGAAACAAGGCAGCAGAATGACGGTAAGTTGTTCAAGAAACTTCCTTTGTTGTGTGAGCAGATAGGGATTGGAACACTAACCGTTTCAGAATATCTGCATAGAAACGGGTTCTTTATTGACAAATAGCATAGATATTAGTATCATCTTATGACATCTTTCACGAAATCATATTATATTCGTGAATAAAACACTTGTTTTTCAAGAATAGAAATTGTTGAGGATTAGATATTTAAGACATTATTGCAATGCGGAAGGGGTGATGTGAACGACAAAAGACAAGGCGTTCTATTAGAGTGGATGCTTGATAAGATTGAGAAGAATGGACGGGTCGATGGCTCGTCCTTTTTTTGTGTCTTTGAGTGTGAGGTGCAGGTGGGGACCAGTACTGCGACCACTGTTGCCTGTCAGCGCGATGATGATGCCGGGACGGACGTGGGTGCCTTTGGTGACGAGAGTTTGGGAGAGGTGGCAATAGCTGACGGTGAAGTCGCCGTGACGGAGGGTGACATAGAGGCCTGAACGTTTGTCCTTGCCTACCTTGATGACCTCGCCGTGCATCATGGCGTATGTGGGTTCGTAATTTGCCTTCAAATCAAGCCCGTTGTGTAGGGCTTTTCTTTTTGTAAATGGGTCTCTGCGGTAGCCGAAAGGGCTGGTGACAGAGATATGACGGAGTGGACTGACAAGTGCCGTGTGGCGGTCGGTCTGCTCCGTTTGGGTTTGTAATGGGGCAAAGGCAAGAGAGTCTCGCCGCTGATGCGGCGAGCACGGAGGCAGTTGTTCGGATGTTGCGGACTGCGTCGTTTTTGGCACAGCCTTGCGGTGTACCTTAGTCTGTGTGACGGTATTGAACTGAGCGCATACTGTTGCTGATGAACAGAATATTGCTGCTATTGTGATGAGTAGAAATCGTTTCATGGTGCAAAAGTAACAAGCAATTCTTTGACTGGCATAAAGAACAAAGGGAAGACAAGAAGATTGTAACATAATATAGCAATCGAGTTTGATTTTTGAGCAGAAATCAAACTCAAATAATAATAATCGTCAAAAATAACACGCATTATCTTATGCAATTCTGCTTGTCTCTGAATAGGTATATAACTTTGCATGAGTTTAATTTCAAATTCAAAGTTAAAGTATGAAGCAAGTACGATTTGAAGAGAGCGAGGTGCCTTATCAGACACTGGCTCGTTTTGGTCTCACACAAGAGAAGATTGAAGACCTGCCCATGTGGGCGTTGGAAGATATTGGTCAGGGACGACGTTCACCGTTGCTGCCCATTCAGGTGAATAATGATGAGGGCGAGACATTGAAGAGCCGCACCCGATTTGCGTTGGTCCGTATGGAGGACGGCAAGGTGGATGTGGTCTTCTATCCGCAGTTGGAGAAATCACCATTGGAGGCTTTTACTCAGGAACAGCAGGAGGACTTGCTGGCTGGAAAGGCTATCCTTGCCGATGTTAAGGATGCTGATGGCAGGAGCAGCAAGGCTTTCGTGCAGATTGACACGGAGACCAATCAGGTGATGTCGGTACCTACGCCTGTCATCGGGCGCAACTTGGAGGTGCTGAAGGATGAACTGAAACTGAGTTCGGCAGAACTGACCGTGATGCAGAAGGGTGAGCCGCTCACGCTCATCATGGAGGACGAACAGGTGACGGTGGGTATTGACCTGAACGATAAGACCGGCATAAGGATTAATCAAGGCGACAGTCAGAAGTGGAAGGAGAACACCAAGCGAGAGTGGGACAAATACACCTTCGGGTGCTATGGCTGTTGGGTAATGGGCGATGACGGTAATCTTGACTATGTGCCTGAAGAGGAATACACGGAAGAACTTTGGAATGAGCAGAAGAAGAATGGAGAGCGCAACCGCGCCTCTTTTTCCATGCACAAATAATCTACACATAATATAATAAGTATATGGCATCAAATAAATATTATCCAGAGGATGTGCTCGTCGAGAAGATACAGAGCGGCGAGTATGGTTGGTTGGAGTATGTCAACCATCATTCTGCTGAATGGCAGGAAGAATATGAGAGCTATTGTCTGAACAACGGACTCTGCATTTGTGAAGAGAGTGCGGAGCAGTTTGTCCATCACAAAGATGAGGAACTGGAGAAGGCAATAGAGAACGGTGAAGCATGATAAATGAAGAGTGAAGAATGAAGAGTGAAGAATAAGTATGGCGATAAGAAAGAATACGAATCCCCAACAGATGGACCTGCAACCAGAGATGCGTGACTTGCTCATGCGCAATGGTATGCAGGCTCATGTGGTGAGTAATGGCAGCGGCTATCAGCTTGTGGTGCAAGGGCATGACAGTCCGCTGCTTACCTATAACATCACCGAGAAGCAGATGTTGGCTCTGACCGACTGGGGTACGAATCATGCCAACAAGTTAGCCTACAATACCTTTACGGGCATTGTGGGCAACGACTTCTATATGCCCAAGAACTTCGTTCATGCACGCAATGCCAACGGTCGTGTAGCTATGGGGCTGCACGGCTATCGTGTTGGTATCGGCGAGTATGGACGGATGGGGCGCATCGATATGCCACCACCCTTTTTAGGTTGGACACCACGCAGTCAGGAGGGATTCCATCTTCGCAGAGTTGGAGGACGATTGTTCTTCCCCGAAGCCCCGATTGTGCCTGAACGTTGGGACGGCAGAATGAAGCCTGGCGAATTGCAGAGCGGCGGTTATGGGTTCTATTATAAGGGACAGCAACAGAGTTATAGCCCTCAGCAACAGGATGTGCTGAAAGATTTGGAGGGAATCATAATGCCTTCCATCAGCCGCACGAGAAGCACGGAGCCAGCCAAGCCTTATAAGGAACTGATTACCTCGCCTGTCTATTTCACCAATGAGAAGTGGCAGGAGTGTCTGGCATCGCATGGCATCATCATTGATGAGAATGCGAAGACGCTGACCATTCAGTCGAACAGCGTCAATGCCGACATGGTGTATGACCTGACAGATGAGGAACTGAAGAAACTCACCTCCAACTCCATCAAGGAAGTGCCCGTCGTTCAACGCTTGGAACTGCTGAATGGCATCATCAAGGACGACTTTGCTGACAAAATCCTGATGGACACACTGAATAGCAAGGAGCGCATCGACCTGCATCTGCATCCCGAACTTGAACAGGAGTTGCAGCAGCGTCAGCAACAAGACGAGGAACGGTTGCTTCCGTTGGAAGAGGACGAGACTGTCAGACGTGACGTGTTGCAAGGCGATGCCATGGTGAGAGGTGAAGACCTTGCCTTGATTAATGAGAACAAGGGTTGGTATCGTGAGGGAGCGCATGGGCGTGAAGTGAAAGTCGGTGACATCATGGTGGAGAAAGTGCCTCCGATGGAGGGAGATAAGAAAGGCGAAGATAAGTATCGCATGACCGCCATTATCAATGGAGAAGCCATCACGCACGAAATCAAGCAGAAGGACTACGACAAGTTCTTGGCGGTGGATGACTACCATCGCATGAAACTCTTCTCCAAGGTTTTCAGTGAAGTGGATATGAAGACACGCCCCGAAACCAACGCCGGACTGGGCACGAAGATATTGGCGGCTCTGACGGCAGGAGCAGTCGTTACAGCAGAGGTGGCGCATGACATAAGCCACCATCATCACCATCCAGCCCCGGAGTTCTATGCAGAGCATCATGGCGGTCCACGTCCTTACTTCAAACCGGGAGTGGATTCGCCACAGGAGATTGCGGCAAGGTACTTTGAGGCAGAAGCAAATCATGTTGCCACGGAGATAAGGAGAGGATATTAACAATGTATAATTTACAATTTATAATTTATAATGAGTAGTGAACTGACATACGATGACTTTCTGGACAGGTTGAGCATACAGGAAGTACTGGTGGACGCAGGGTATCATCTGAACAAGAGAGATGGCTTGCGTTATCCGTCGTATGTGCGTACTGACAGTGAGGGCAGACGGGTGCGTGGTGATAAGTTCATTGTCACGCAGAATGGGAAATGTTGCTTCCAACCACCGCAGCAGAAGGTGTATAATGTCATTTCGTTCATCAAGGAGCATCCAGAAATGTTTTCAGAGAACAAGGTGGGAATGTCTCCTGACCGACTCGTCAACCTCGTCTGCAACCGACTGCTCAACCAACCCATAGAGGACAGACCATCGAAGATTACAGAACCAAGAAAGGACGGAAAGCCATTCAACCTGAATGACTACGACATCCACAAGTTCAATCCGCAGGACAGGGAAACGCAGAAAAGGTTTTATCCCTATTTTAAGTTCCGAGGCATCGACCTCTATACGCAGTATGCTTTTCATCGGCATTTCTGTCTGGCTACTAAGCATCGGACGGATGGACTTACCTTTGCCAACCTTGCCTTTCCGCTTGTACTGCCCAAGACACCCGACAAGACTGTGGGCTTTGAGGAACGAGGACGACCGAAGATGGACGGTAGCGGCGGTTACAAGGGCAAGGCAGAAGGAAGCAACAGCAGTGAAGGACTGTGGATTGCCAACCTCACGGGCGAGCCGTTGGATAAAGCAAGCGAAATTGTATGGTTTGAGAGTGCCTACGATGCCATGGCAGAGTATCAGATAAATCCTGTAAAGATGGTGTATGTATCTACGGGCGGCACACCCACCGAGGGACAGATGCGAGGACTTCTGTCCGTTACTCCCAACGCACGGCACTATTTGGGTTTTGACAAGGACGATGCAGGGCGGCAGTTTGTTGCAAACTTCAGGAAGGTGGCAGCAGAGATGGGCTTCCGTCACGAGCATGTGCAAGCCTATCATCCATTGGGTTGCTACAAGGACTGGAACGATGCGCTGCTCAACAAGAAATCAGCAGAACTGATTGCCAAGGGCGAACCAGATACCTTCGACTATGCCGAGTTTATCGCAGCCGGCAAGGCAGAGAAACAAAGGGAAAAAGAAGAAAAGAACACATATCATAGAAGCGTATGAGACAAGAAGATAATAGCATCATCACCTTGTGCCCCAGCATCGGACAGTTTTTCATCAACGAACTGCCTCTGTTGCTGTTGTGCGTGGCAATGCTCCTAATCGGAGGATTGCCCGGTTGTGCATATAGTACCCTGTTGCTTGTCTTCAGCCTCCTGTTCTCCCTCTGTTTACTCTACCGATTCATCTATCTGAGGAGTATCCGCTACCATATCGGGAGCGAGCAACTCATCTGTGAGCACGGAGTGTTTCAGCGGAGCGTGAACTACATGGAGTTGTACCGAGTGGTGGACTTTGCCGAGCATCAGACATTGATACAACAGTTATGCGGACTGAAAAGCGTGACCGTGTTGTCGATGGATAGAACGACACCGAAACTGGAAATGACCGGCATCAGCAACAGCTATGACGTGGTGAGTGTGATACGAACAAGAGTAGAAACGAACAAACGAAGAAAGGGCGTATATGAGATTACGAATAGATAAGATTTGGTTCATTGTCGTGGCATTGGTACTGAGCGTGCCGTCAGCCCATGCACAGATTGTGACTGCCAACCCTTTGGAATGGATGGCATTAGCAGAGGGCAACGAAGCCATCAACGGTGAGATAGAGAAGGAAATCAAAGGTCAGACCAAGACTGCCCTGTTGCAGAATACCATCGCCGCAGAGTTCACCAAGATACACGAATGGGAGAAGAAGTACAACAGTTATCTGAAAACCGCCAGTGGTTATGCCTCTTCCCTCAAAGCCTGTACCTATCTGTACGACGATGGAGTGAAGATATTCATCACCTTGTGTAAGATGCGCAAGGCCATCAACAATAATCCGCAAGGCATCGTTGCCACCCTCTCGATGAACAACCTGTATATGGAGACCGCCACGGAATTGGTGTCCGTCTTCACACTGCTGAAAGATGCAGTCGCCAAAGGAGGCAAAGAGAACATGCTGACTGGTGCGGAAAGGAGCAAGACGCTGTGGGCACTGAACGACAAGCTGAGTGCCTTCAGCAAGAAGCTGCATCGTCTTTATCTGTCTATACGATATTACACCATGACCGATGTGTGGAACGGCGTGACGGCAGGGATGATAGACCGAAGCAATGGAGAGATAGCCACCCAAGCCCTTAGCAGATGGCGCAGAGCAGGACGTATGACCATCAGTGATTAACGATAAAGGAATCAGTCATGAAGTATTTCATATCAATTGCCATTTTTATGTTTATATCATCTTTTGCAGGAGTGCGGGCGCAGAACGACCCGACTCTTGCGGGGATGATTCTGATGTACACCAACAAGGCGGAGAAAGAACTGAAGAATCAGGAGAAAGTGATGCTGCTACAATCCACCGGCCATATCTGGACCAAGGAGGAAGTGGAAGCCACTACCGACCTGCAGCGGGAGTTCAACAACTATCTGGACTCCTTCCGTTCCATCGTCAGCTATGCCGCACAGATATATGGTTTCTATCACGAGATAGGTCAGTTGGTGGACAATATGGGTGGATTGGTGGCGCAGTTGGATGCCCATCCTGCCAACGGACTTGCCGTAGCCCTGTCAGCCAAGCGCAACAAGATATACCGCGAGCTGATTATGAACAGCATCGAGATAGTTAATGACATACGCACGGTATGCCTGTCGGGCAACAAGATGACCGAGAAGGAGCGTGTGGAGATAGTCTTCGGCATCCGACCCAAACTGAAGAAGATGAACAAGCAGTTGAAGCGACTGACGAGGGCGGTGAAATACACCACCATGGGCGATGTTTGGATGGAGATAGACGAAGGGGCAAGACCCACCAAAGCGAACAAAGCCGAGATAGCAGCGGCTGCCAAGAGGCGGTGGAAGCAGGTGGGCAAGAACGTAAACTGATGGAGCAGCGAGAGCAGAGCCGAACTTGTTCGAGCTATGCCGAGTCGTGACAGAAGAAGACGAAGTCAAACCGTGATTAAAAAACGATAAGATATGGGATTTTGGAGTTCATTATTGAAATATGGTGGCAAGGCGGCACGAGGTACTGGCCATGTCATCGGAGTAACTGGAAAGACCTTAGGCAGTGCGGCACTCCACCCGCAACGCACCCTTATGGGAGCCGGCAAGGCTATGCAGACGGCCGCAGTGGGTAGTGCCGCAGGCTATGTGACATGGGAGAAGCTGACCACAGACAAGAGCGTGGCACGCATCGTAGGTGATGCTGTCATCGGCGAGAATGCCACGGAAGCGGTGGCACAAACCGCCAACGATGTGCAACGTCTGACGGGCAAGGCTGGTGAAGCCGTTGATGCGGTGAACACTGTAGCCGGAAAGATGGACACCCAGTTCAGCGGCATCAGTGATTTCTTTAGGAATATGTTCGGAGGCGTAGGATGCGACATGATAGGCAATCTCTTTGGCAATATCGGCAAGGGCAACGTGTCGGGTATGAGCATCGTCGGACTGGTGGCTGCCGCCTTCATGGTATTCGGACGCTTTGGTTGGATGAGCAAGATTGCGGGTGCCCTGCTTGGAGCGATGATCATCGGGAACAATTCTAAGGTGGCGCAAACTCTGCCTAACAGAGGCGGTACGTCTTCACATGGGCAGAACATGAAAGAAGCAGAGACCCAAAGCAGAGGGATGAAACGATAACCAATATACAGTGATATGAGATATACAGAAGAAATGATACTGCGCTCATCGAGCGGCTACTGTATGCCGTTTGAGGAGCCTATAAAGCAGGACGTGCAGATGTCCTTGGGTTACGGAGAGCAGAAAAATCCCGTGACGGGAGAAACATTCTTCCATCACGGCATAGACTTCTCAGTGAACCATTACCTGCTGTCGGCGGTGGCAACGGGAACCGTCTCTGCCATTGGGTCGGACGCGGAGCATGGCATCTACCAGACCATCCGCTACGGCAAATACGAAGTGACTTACAGGCATCTCTCCAATGTCTTCGCCAACTTCTCCCAAAGCGTCAAGGCCGGTCAGACCATCGCCATCAGTGGCGACCTGCTGCACATGGAGGTGAGGTTTGACGGAGAGGAAATCAATCCGTTGGAGTTCCTCACCATGCTCTACGGCAATATCAAGGCATTGGAGCACAATTCCCAAATGGGCATCAATGAACTGGACATGAACATCCCTTCACCCTACGACACCGACCGTCAGGAGATAGAGGCATTGATGCTCCGCTTCCTTCCCTCCTACTTCGAGGACCTTCAACAAGGAGCATACTCTCTGCCCGAACATACGGAGCAGTCGTTGAGAAACATCTTCTCGTTGGGAGCGAGCAAGCATTATTTCTACGAGACCATGCCGAGCATGGCTAATCCCTTGGGCATCGGCAACCGCTGTATGCCTTTGGCGACTAAGGTGCAGAACCTGCTCATTGCCGACTTTCTCAACTATCTTGCCATGCGACATCAGGTATATCTCTCCACGATGGACGAGGTGTTAAAAAAAAACTCCAAGAGCAAGCCCTGACGCATGACGGCATCATCGACCCTCTTGCCGACTTGGACGTGGATATCCAGAGCTTCGACATTCCGAGGATAGTGAGCGTCTATCCCGACCGGGCTGGCGTGAGATGGTGGACAAAGGCATGGTTCAATGGTAAGGAAGAGGGGGAACCCTCCGTGGAGATTGAGGAACGTATGGCCGTGCAGTTCATCCACTGCCAAGTGGACAAGGACGCATGGTTGGAGGAACACTATCCTAAGCAGATGGAGATATATCACAATGCCATCGAGCAGACAAAGGAACAGATATTACAGCAGTATAATATATAAACAAGGTATATGGCAGTTAAGAACAGTCAGCGATTCGCAGAGATAGAGCGTCTGATGGGCGACTACTTCGGGTGTCACCTTGCCCCCGTGATGGGCAGGGTGCAACGGGACTTGTCCAACAGACAGGCAGACGAGATGCGAGCCTACTCCAACAGTACGGCTGGCATCCTACGCTCATTGGCCACTGCCAATATGCCTGGTGATGACCCATACGCCACGCTGAAGATTACAGGCAAGTGGAACAGCAAGACCACCGAAGACTATCTGGCGATGTGCAAGGAGGCTATTGTCGGCAACAAGGATATGCAGCGTGACCTTGCCGTGATGGCTGAGGAATGGCGCAAGGCGGTGGTGACGGAGATAGGACGAGAGCGGTACGATGCACTCTCTAAACAACTCGGTTGTGATTTGGCATACGCCTATATCGATCACCGCATGGAGCAGCTGATGATAGAAAAAATGGTGAAAGACCGTATGCCAACATCTTCTGCCGACTATATCATCCGCAAGGCGGCACAAAGCAGTCTGTTCGGTCTGCCCTACGAACTGAACAAGTCACCCCTTGCCGCAGAGATAGAAGCCAAAGGAGAGGCAGCCTATAAGCCCTCTCGAACAGATAAGGCAGCGGGATGGGCAGCCGGAGCGGGTGCCGATGTCGTGGCCATGGGAGGGATTGGCTCATGGGCAACCTTCGCCAAGTTTGTCGGTATCGATATGGTGATGAATGTCGGCATGGAGCACCTAAGCAAGAAAGGTAGCAGCCAAGAGGTCTGTGTCGAGGAGTGTATCAGCAAGGGAGTTTTCGGTACGGGCACCAACGTCTTCGCCTCATTCCGCAAACAGGCAAAAGTCATCAAGAACCACGAGAACAGCTATATCAAGGCTACCAACAGCCATTTCAAGAACAAGATTCCCACGAGCAATATCACTTTTATGGATTGGACGAAACAAACCGAGCAGACCTCTTTTCCTTGGAACAAAGGTACGTTCCTTGACCCTCAGAGAAACGAAGCAACCAAACGTACAGGCAAGTACAAGGATGTGCCCTTGATAGTTGCGCCTGGACAGGAAGACGAGTATCTGGAGGTTAAGGCGAGACTGGATGCAGAGGCTGAGAAGGAGAAGAAGGCAGAACCGAAAGAAACTCCTGATTCATCGACTGAAGAGGCAACACCATCTGTAGTCCAGCAGGAGGAAACAGCCTTACAAACAAACGAAAATGGATGGGACGGGCTGTTGCAGAGTTTTGGACTGAACGGCTTTTCAGACATCGGCAAGAACCTTGGTTATGTGTTGGCGATGCTGCCCGATGTACTGGTGGGACTGTTCACTGGCAAGACAAAATCGCTGAATATGGACAATAGCCTCCTTCCTTTGGCCTCTATCGTGGCTGGAATGTTCGTGAAGAATCCTATACTGAAGATGCTGTTGATGGGTATGGGAGGTGCCAATCTGCTCAACAAAGCGGGACATGAGGTGCTGGGCAGGAAACAGCAGGAAGGCATTGCACCTACAGTTAGTCCTGCTGCATCTCGCATTCAGTACCGCCAATATCCTGATGAACCACTCAATCCTCGTATCAGCAACCCGATGCTGCAAGGGCGGTGTCTCGTTGCCAACATTGACCATGTGCCTTGTACCATTCAACTGCCTGACAGTGTGATTGGGGCGCATCAGTCGGGGGCATTGCCGCTGAATACATTGGCTAACGCCATACTTGCCAAGAACGACCAGATGCGACAGATGGCAGCAATGCAGTACGAAGAGCAGGCACGGGAGAGCGTGGTGCGACCGAGGGGAATACAGTGAAGCCCGACAACAAAATTGTCGGGAACGGTGGCTTGGTAAGCCAATTATAGAATGTGATTGAGATAAACAAAAAGATAAAAGCATGAAAGAGAAATCAGAATTTGAGAAGCGGACGGCGGAGAAGCAGGTGTCGCTGCTCACTGAGGCACTGACGAGTGCGGTGGATGCCAAGGGACATTGGTTGAATGCAAGCGGCAAACTCTATCCGAAGCTCTATCCCAAGGGCTTTTCGGTCAGTCCGTTCAATGCCCTTGTCCTTGCCCTTGACTCCGATGCCAAGGGTTGCAAGAGCAATCTGTTTACGCAGTTCTCCGAAGCGAAGGCACGGGGTGAGAGCGTGAGGGAGCATGAGAAAGGTGTGCCGTTCCTGTATTACAATTGGAATAAGTACGTCAACCGCAACAATCCCGACGATGTCATCACCAAGGAGGCATACGCAGAACTGTCGGAACAGGACAAACAGCAGTACAAGGGAGTGAAAAACCGTGAGATCCGTGTGCTGTTCAATATCGACCAGACGCTACTGCCTATGGCTAACGAAACAGCCTACACTACGGCATTGAAGAAGGATGGCACGGTGGAGGATAGAGGTTATGGCGACAAGGAGGACAAGCAGCTGCATGGGTGCGTCAACGGATTCCTTCAGAAGATGAAGGACAACCTCGTGAATGTACGTCAGGACGGCACGGGTGTGGCGCACTACGACACCGAGAAGGATGTCATCTACCTGCCACGGCAGCGTGACTTCGAGCACTACAATGACTATGTACAGGAGATGATGCGTCAGTTGGTGTCTGCCACCGGTCATCAGCAGCGGTTGGCACGTGAGGGCATGGTCATGAAGAACGGCAAAGCCCCGTCGGAGGATGCCGTGAAGAAGGAACGACTCATCACTGAGATAGCTTCGGGCGTGAAGATGCTCGAACTGGGACTGCCTGCCCGTCTGTCAAAGGACAGCCTTAGCATGGTGGACTATTGGACGAGGGAACTGAAGGAAGACCCTTGTCTGATTGATGCCATCGAGAGTGAGGTGAACGGTGCGCTGAAGGTGTTGAAGAAAGCCGAACTGGGTGAAAAGGTGGAGTATGCCACCGACCAGCATCAGCGAGAGACGGCGCAGATACAGGTGCAGTTGCCCAACCACTACTTCGTAGCAGACGAAATCAAGCAGCATCCCAACGAGGAGCAGCGTACTGTGGTCATCGTGCGTAATGATGCCAGCAAGACCGCCGATGTGGTGCTGCCACAGGGTGCATCGTTGGAGGTGAACAACGAGATCAAGGGCATGAACAAGCAACGCTTCACCAATGCCTTGCAGAAAGAGGGTTATGACAACGTGCGTTTCTACAATCCCGACGGAGCCTTGGGCTTCCGTCCCGACGACAGTTATTTCGCCGACAAGAAAATCACGGTATCAAGACTGCGCAACTGGTCTATCGAAGACCTATCCTCGTTGGATGCTTCTGAGGCCGTAACCCACAGCCGTGACATCGGTTTCGACAATGTGCAGTTGGTAAAGGATGACAAGGAGCGGTGGGCATTGTACATCAAGCCCGAAGGTAAGGAGGGCTTTGCCGTCTATCCCGACAAAGGAGACCTCAATCATTTCTTCACCACCTTGAAGCAGTCGATGGACAACATCGAGCGTGTGCGTGAGGAACTGGCACAGAAGTATTATGCTATGGCAGAGGCGAAACCCGACCTGAAGGTGGACATCTTCGGAGGTAATGAGCAGGAGGTTGATTTGAACCGCATCCAGCGTGTGGCAGTATTCCGTGCCAAATCGGGCGAATGCCTGTGTGCAGCCACTATTGACGGCAAGAAGTTGCAGCCGAGAAGTGTCAGTCCGTCACAATGGCAACGATTGTGGGTGGCTCCTGACAGGGATTCCTACAAGCAGAACCTTGCCGCCTCGCTGTTTGCTGATGTATTGCAGAAAGACAACAATGTCGAGCAAAGTACACAAGAGAAGCAGGAAGAAGCGACGGAGGTGAAGCAAGCGGAGACGGCAATTGTCGATAAGCATGATGAACAGAAGGAAGTGGTACTTAAGGAAGATAAAAGCTCTGAACAAAGGGAAGAGAAGAAACAAGAGGAAAAGAAAGAAGAAAAGAAGGATGAAAAGGCTGTCAAGGCTGCTGTCTCTCCCCTTGTCCAACAATATCTTGACTTGAAGAAGAAGCATCCTGATGCCATTCTTTTGTTTCGCTGCGGTGACTTCTATGAGACCTACAAGGATGATGCGGTGAAGGCATCCAAAATATTGGGTATTACGCTGACAAAGAGCAATGGGCGCAAGGATGATGAAGGCAAGCCGTTGGCAATGGCAGGATTCCCATATCATGCCCTCGACACCTATCTGCCGAAGCTCATTCGTGCTGGTGAACGGGTGGCCATCTGTGACCAGTTGGAAATGCCGAAGCAGACAACATCATCGAAGCGTGGAATTACGGAGATGGTGTCACCTGGAAAAGAGACAGGAAAGCAGATGGCACAGGAAAGTCAAGAAACAGAACAACACACCAGTCTAAGGAGATAGGCTTATGGGAAAGAACGCAGCGTATGCCGCACAATATGCGGAGGAAGCCAAAGAACAGATGCGGATGTATGGGATTCCTGCCTCCGTCATCTTGGCGCAAGCCATACTGGAGAGCAGCAACGGACAGAGCCAACTGTCGCGCGAATGCAACAACCACTTTGGCATCAAGGCTACGGCATCGTGGTTGAAGAATGGCGGAGAGTATGGAGTCTATACGGATGATAGGCCCAACGAGAAATTCTGTAAGTACAAAAGCGTGGGTGACAGTTATGAGCATCACTCGCAGTTCCTGAAGCAGAACAAGCGTTATGCGCAGTGCTTCACGCTGTCGCCTGACGACTACAAGGGATGGACGAAGGGCATTGAGCGTGCCGGCTATGCCACGGGCGGCGGTTATGCTGCAAGTCTGCAGCGCATCATTGAAGCCAACGGACTGGACAAGTATGACAGTGAGGTGATGGCTGAGATGCGGGCAGAAGGTCGGTCGTTCGGGGTGGAGAATAATCCTCGTAGAGAAATGCCTGCTGCCCATGTACCGCAGTCTGCCGGGTATTCCTTTCCTGTGGAGCGAGAGGAGTTTCTCTTCATCACCTCGCCTTTCGGCAATCGCCAGGATCCGATGGATGCCACCAAGCAGCAGATGCACAAGGGCATTGACATCAAGACGAACCATGAGGCGGTGTTGGCCACGGAGAACGGCGGCAAGGTGGTGGCGGTGAACCATAATGCGAACACGGCAGGAGGGAAATCCGTCACCGTGGAATACAGCCGTGAGGATGGCAGCAAGGTGCAATGCTCCTACCTGCATCTGTCTGACATAGCAGTAAAGGTAGGTGACGTGGTTAATGCCAGTCAGAAGTTGGGGGTGTCGGGAAATACCGGCACCAGAACCACTGGCGAGCATCTGCATTTCGGAGTGAAGAGTGTATCGGCTGACGGCTCAAAAAGGGATATGGATCCAGCCGCTTATCTGGCAGAAATCGGACAGAAAGGCAACATCAAGCTACAGGCCCTGCATAACGGCAATGACCTGTTGGCAAAATACAAGAGCAATGCGCCACAGGAGCAGAAGGTTTCGTCGGAGGACTGGATGAAGAAAATCCTTTCCTCGGAGGACAGCGGCGTGGGCATTTCGGGAACGAATGACCCTATACTCGACATGGCGATGACCACCTTCATGTCGCTGATGATGTTGGCAGCGCAGATTGACAGCAATGATGAGGAACGACAAAAAGGACTTATCTCTGCCATGGCAGCCAACCGGCTCGTAGATTTGACCTCGCTTGTTCCAGGCATGAGGCAATGCACCATTACTGTGGGTGAGAACGGCAAGACTGTGCTTCATGCAGAGAGCGGTACGGTGAAGATTGACCGTGAACTGACCTCCTCGGAGATGAACCGCCTGTCGCTCATTTTGGGCAATGCCAATCTGTCGGAAGAAAGCAAACGGACGAAGATTGCGGGAATGGTGACAGGCATCGTGGCGACACAGCAGGCTTCGCAGAACTTCGAGCAAGGGATGGAGGCTGAGAGTCAACAACAAAATCTGCAAAGGAAATGAAAAGGATAGCAAGTCATCTGTGTACATTGCTGGTGGGTATGGTAGCTGTGGCAGGACACTTCATGCTTACCCAATGGCTTTTCGGTCAGACCGTGGCCATCATCTATCTCGGCTTCCAACTTATCATAGCAGCGTGGATAGTCTATGAACTGATACGTGCGCTAGTATATGATGATTGAAAAGAGATTATTGTCATTGCTAAGACATTTCACTTGGACGATGGATATGTATAATTCAAATAGTATCGAGCAATGATCAAATGTAATGTAACAGTGTGCGGAACGGTCAGCAAGGCTGCGACCTGCCGCACGAACAAGGAGGGCAAGGCATTCGTGAGCTTTGCCATGAACGTAGTCATTCCAGCGAAGAGCGGGATTAACAAGACCATCGAGGTGTCGGTCATCAAAGATGGGACACTGACGGAGGTGGGCAGCTGCAACATCGGCGAACGCATTGAGGTAGCCGGTGTATTGGTACCAAGAAAATGGGGCGATGTCCTTTATTTCAACCTGTCGGCAAGCAGCATCAGCCACCAGCCTGACGAGGCAGAGGACTGCATCAAGGGCGTGATGGAGTTCCGCGGCAAGGTGGGCAAGAGCATTGAGGACAAGACGGACAAGAATGGTGTGCCGTACTGCCAGTTCTCCGCTTTCAGCGCAGAGAAAGTACAGGACGGATTTGAATACATCTGGGTAAGTTTCTTCCTATTCGATGGCAAATGCGAGGCATGGCTGCAACCAGGCGTGAAAGCGAACATCAAAGGGGCATTGTCTGTCAGTGTCTTCAATGACAAACTGGACTTCTCCTGCCGAGTGTCTGAAATGAGCGAATATGTTCCGCAGCCCTATAATGGTTAATTGACTATGGGAAAGCCTTATGCTAAGGAAGGTCCGAGTGCCGAAGACAAGGCACTCGACCTGTTTGCCGATATGATGATTGAGCGTATTCAGTCGCTGTCGGGCAAAGACGGATGGAAAAAGCCCTGGTTTACTGAAGGTGCGTTGCAATGGCCGAAAAACCTGAACGGACGAGAATATAATGGCATGAACGCTATGATGTTGCTCCTGCATTGCGAGAAGGAGGGTTACAAGATTCCTCGCTTCTGTACCTTCGACCGCATACAGCAGTTTAACAAAACTGGCAAGAAAGACGAGGAACAGAAGCCCCGTGTGTCAGTACTGAAAGGTGAGCATTCTTTCCCCGTGATGCTCACCACGTTTACGGTGGTCAATAAGGAAACAAAGGAACACATCAAGTGGGAGGACTACAAACTGCTCTCTCAGGAAGAGCGCGAAAAGTACAATGTATATCCAAAGCTTCAGACTTACCATGTCTTCAATGTGGCGCAGACCAACCTGAAGGAGGTCAGACCAGAGTTTTGGGAGAAACTGGAACAGGAATACTCGATGCCCAAGGTAGAGAAGGACGAGCAGTTTGCCTTTGAACCCGTGGATAGGATGATAGCGGACAACCGTTGGATATGTCCCATCAAACCGATGTTCGGTGATTCCGCCTATTTCTCCATCAGCAAGAATGAGATTGTGATGCCTGAGAAAAGGCAGTTCAAGGATGGGGAGTCTTTCTACTCGAACCTTTTCCACGAGATGGGACACTCCACGGGTGCGGAGGGACAGTTAGACCGCATCAAGCCCGCTACCTTCGGCTCGGCAGAGTATGCACGCGAGGAACTGGTGGCAGAACTGACGGCTGCGCTGACCGCTCAGCGGTATGGCATGACAAAGCATCTGAAAGGAGATTCGGCTGCCTATTTGAAGTCTTGGCTGGATTCGCTGAAGGAGTCGCCGCAGTTCATCAAGACCACGCTACTCGATGTGAAAAAAGCTACCTCAATGCTCACGCAGCATATCGACAAGATTGCTATGGAGATAGACCAGGAGAAAAAGGCTGAGCAGGAAAACGGGCAAGGGAAAAGTTATCTATCCATAGATGACGGCGACCATGCAGTCTTGGCATATAATGGTTCTGCTGTATATATCCAGCATCATGAGAAGGAGGACTCTGTAAAGATTGCTGTGCCGACGAGTAACGGTCTGGAAGTGAAACTCTCTGTTCCTTACGACCACGGCAAAGACCTTGACACCAATTATCAGGAGGCTTTTGCCCAGTACAAAAGCCTGACAGAGCCTTCACAATCGAAAGAAAACGTCTATTATGCCTCCATCGCCTATCTCCAATCAACGGATGACACATCGGAACTGGATAAGCTAAAGGAGAAAGGTGACTATCAAGGACTGCTGACGCTTGCCAAGGAATACTATGACGGGAACGGCATGGACGAGGAGCAGACCTACAGGAAGCCGTGCCAGAACAGAGGCGATGACCTGCTAATAGAGGACAAGGACTTTGCAGTGGTCTATAACGGGAGTGTCGGCGGTACGTATGAGGTGTTCCTGAAGCATACGGAGCAAGAAGTGCGTGACCATATCACTCGCTATGGCATAGGACGTGCCAGTGAGGACGTGAAGGCTGTGGCGAGGGAGATGACCGCCGAAGAGTTTTCGGAATTGGCGCAGCGAAAAATGCCGATATTCCAAATGCCGAATGGTGGTTTGCTGAACCTGCAATATAACAAGGATAAGGATAGCCTGGATGTGGGGACTGTGACCAATGCAGGACTCTCTGTGAAGCATACCTTCCCTTTCAGCCACAACCATTCTATGGACGCAAACATCAGCTCTGCGTATGAGCAACTGCTTGACATGGAGGAGTACCAGAAGGAAGAGGTACAAGAGGAGCACGTTGCCAAGTCCGCTTTCCGAAGATGAGAGTAGTATCGTAGTATATACTAATCGTAGGCTTTACTACTCATAGTAGGTACTAACAATAGTCAGCCGCAAGGAGTAATGTCCCTGCGGCTGATTTAATTTGGGGTCATTCCATATTATGAAGGAATGCTTGTAAATCCTCGTCTGGAATGCTCTTCAGTTTCACCGGCTTGAAGCCGTCCAACTGCTCCACTTGAAATATCTCGTCCACTCCATATTTGGAGCCATCCACCTTTACGCTCTCCATTTCATTGACGGAGGTATAGCCATACTCCGTTTCATGCAGACCGCATACGATGGTGAACAACGTGGTGTCGTTACCTTCCGGCTGTCCTTCAAGTACGAACCAACGGACGTGTCCGATGAAGAATATTGCCACACAAACGGCATCCTTGCCTTTGCCGTCCTGTGAATACAGAGGATAGGATTTCAGTATCTCCTCCAATACGGGTGTAATCAATCTGCTTGCCATAGTCAATCGTTGTTAAGTGTTCTGTAATACATTCTGTTCTCTACAAGGTGTTCGATGGCCTCTGCTGCCAATCGGCACACCCACTCGTCACGCTGGTCATAACGACCTTTTTGATAGTCGTTGGCAAGGCGTTCCAAGAAGGCAAACACCACCTTGCCCTTTTCGTTGATAAGATAGCGATGGTCATCTGCAAGGGCATTGCCTACCTTGGCGGCTGACCCCATCTGACCGTTTACGAACCGTGAGAAGCACTCGACAAATGCCTGCTCGTTTTCTGATAATCTGTGTAATTCCATACGCAAAGAAATTATTTGTTCAACTTGTTTTTCTTCCCTCCTTTTGAAGCCTTTCGGCTCCTCTTGTCGGGAACTGATTTTTCGTGCATCAAAAGACTGCGGAATGAGGGCGATAAGGCAAGAAAACAGACGGAGGAGTTAATGAAATACCCAAATCTTTGATTTGCGGAAAGCTGTCGTTCAGTCCTCTGCCTGTTAGCATGGCGGTACTTGACCATTCGCCCGGGCAGTAACTTTGCAAAGAAAAATGGGCATCGGCAAGTGGAATAGACACTACAAAACAGGAAAATCATTGATTTTTAGTGCATTTTTCTTTATTTCTTTCTTTGATTTAGGATAAAATATATAACTTTGCCTCCGAAAAAGTGTCACAAGTGACAGTTTTTCGTAAAATATGATAGTAAACAGATATAGATACATAGAACAGTTGAGCCGTTCAAAGAACAACGGGCTCATAAAGATAATCACAGGATTGCGACGTTCAGGCAAGTCGTTCCTTCTGAAGAAACTCTTTCATCAGCATCTATTGGATGAGGGCGTGAGAGAAGACCATATTCTCGTCATCGACATGGAGAGTAGGAAGAACAGAGAGTTCAAGAACCCGGACTACCTGTTGGACTGGGTGGAAAAGATGATGATTGACTATGAGACTTATTATATCATCATCGACGAGGTGCAGGAGGTGGAAGACTTTGTAGAGGTGCTCTCTTCCTTGTCAGTTACCGAAGGGGCGGATGTGTATGTCACAGGCTCCAACTCGCGTTTCCTGTCCTCTGACCTGGTGACGGAATTCCGAGGCAGAGGTGACGAGATACATGTGTGGCCACTATCCTTCAAGGAGTTCATGACGGTGTATGATGGTTCGAAAGAAGACGGTTGGGCTGAATACAGACTGTACGGAGGTTTGCCGCAACTACTTACACAGGTTGGGGATGAGAAGAAGGCTGATTTCCTGCGTCGCCTTTATCGCACGGTATATCTACGTGACATCTACGAGCGGAACAACATAGAACTGAGACCTGAATTTGAAGAATTGTCGAAGACCGTAGCATCCAGTATAGGAGCACCTGTCAATGCACTGAATATAGCCAATACGTTCAAGTCCGTAAGCAATGTGCAGAGCATAACCGACAAGACAGTGTCGGCTTATCTGGAATATATGCAGGATGCTTTCCTTATCGAAAAATCCGAAAGGTTCGACATCAAAGGACGGAAATACATAGGTTCGTTGTCCAAGTATTATTATCAGGACGTAGGTCTGAGGAATGCTATTCTGTCGTTCCGTCAGAGCGAGCCGACACATATCATGGAGAACGTCATCTACAATGAGATGCGTATGCGAGGATGGCTCGTGGATGTGGGTAACGTCTATCATCGAGTGAGGAATACGGAAGGAAAGCAGCAGAGGGTGACATTGGAAGTGGATTTTGTCTGCAACAAAGGGAGCGAGCGGATCTACATCCAGTCGGCGTGGCGTATGCCCGATGCAGAAAAGATGGAACAGGAGAAACGGTCGTTGCGTCTTGTAGATGACTCTTTCCGCAAACTGCTGATCGTGGGAGAACATACCAAGCAGTGGAGCGACGAAAACGGCATACAGATAATGAGTATATATGACTTCCTGCTTGACTGGTCAAGTACTGAGAAACACGGATAAAAAAAAGATATGCGCATAGAATATGCGTTAATACATATATGATTAAGGGAGGGCCTATCCATCACGGACAAGCCCTCCCTTTCTAAAATTTATCAATGAAAAAAAAGTTTTAGTGCTCTTGTTCGGAGCTGTATGTCTGGCTATAGATACAGCAGGATTCTGGTATGGCGGTTCGCCTCATTGGGCGAGTAATCGTCAATGCCGCCATCGAAAATCTGAGAGATGGTGCCATTTTCCATACCACGTTTCATCAGTTCCTCTGCAATGAATCTGGCACGGGAACGGCTGAGGTTATCATTGATGGCTTCACTGCCTGTGGCACTGTCGGCAGCGCCGATGACCTTAACTTTCAAGCCATATTTCTTGGCGATGCGTGCTACTTCGTCGAGATTGACGAGCTGTGACCTGTTGAGCAACCTGTCAGTGCCAAGTTCAAAGAAGAAATAGATGGGCGCACCTATGCAAGCCTTTCCTGAGTGGATGAGCGATAGGTAATCGTCTTCCGGCTCACCTTCAGCATTGCCATATTCTTCTGTACAAGAGGCGGACTCCATGACCTTTGTCTTTTGACCATTACCATACTTGTCTCTCATTCTTGCACGCAGCGAGTTGAGACCGCTGTAGTCGTTTCGAGGATAGCCATTTGTGACGGAAGAAGCGGCATCGTCAGAAAAGAGGTGGCCGTACTTGTCCAGAAGTCCCTCGATGGCAAGAATCTTGCGCAGCTGCTCCAGAGTCTGACAATCTCGATCGTGCTGGGCGTGATAGCGGCTGTTGCTGTCAGAAAGGGATGAGGCGTATGCCGAAAGCCATTCGTTCTGTGCGATGTACGGGCGAGCGTCTATCACTCGCTTCCAGCCAGTCTTGCCGATGCGGACAGAGAGGCCGAGGGATGCGGACAGCAGATGGTCGCCAAGGCGGTGTGCCTTGCCATAGCCGTCAAAATCCTGCATGGTGGTCATGTTGCCTATCTCTGCCGTAACAGCAATGCGTGGGGAGAGATGATACTGCCCCTGTATGCCGTAGGAAATGGCAAAGGGCTTGTGGGCATTCACCTTGTTGTGCAGCATACCCACGCCCACGTATGGAATGACACTCCATCTGGCAAGAGTGTGTACATCGTCCTTGTAGAGGTTGCCGAGGACATTCCACATGAAATCAGCACGCAGGTACTGGTAGTCCTGCGAGGAGTTGTTGCAGTCGTTGAACTGCATACCGCCATAGTTCAGACGACCGCCGACGGAAGGTGTGAACCATTTGCCGATCGACACGGAGAATGCCGGTTTCATGCGACCGAATAGGTCGTTGCATCCGAGCGGTTTGCCGAGGAAGACCGTAGTTCCTCCTGCCGCTTGGACAAACCAGTTGTCCGTCCATGGCGAAGCTACCAATGCCCCTTTCATGTAGGAAGGTTTAAGCGGACGAAGCATACCGTCTGCCGAAAGTCTGCATACAACGGTGGTGGTGTCCGCCGTGCGGTGATAGTCTTTGGCTTGCGCACCCAATGAAAGGGCGAAGCCAAGGGATAGAATAAGTATTTTTCTCATGTTGTTCAATTTAATCTGGTGAATACTATAACAGGTGATACGTGACAGTGCCGCTTATCGTTTCTTCCTTTTGCCGGAAGAGGGGCGCATCATGCGTGCAGCTTTCATCATGCAACGGCGTGCCCAAGCGCGTTCATCCTCGTCATCGTCACGTCCCCATTTGAGGTCGGACGAACTGCCGCCACCGCCATGACCTTCGGCAAAGGTGGTGGCATCATCGACGTAGCCGAGGAATAGAAGCGTGGCACAGTACATCACCTCCGTTCCATTCTCCGCAAAGGCCTGAAGCAGGGAACCGTCAAACACGTCCTTGCCCTCATTGGAAAGCCGTGCCACACGTTCGGAGAACTCGCTGACCATGTTTTCGAGAAGGGCATTTCTGAGAACGGTGTCCGCACCTTGTCGGATAGTATCGGAATATCTGTGTGCCTCCTGCCGCAACTCCTCCGTGCGCTCCTTCATGGCGGTCATCTCCTCACGCAGGGCATCGAGCTTGCGGTCAGCCTCTGAGAGCTTCTCCTGCTTGTCGTCCAGTTTCGACTGGATAGCGGACAGTTCCTGCTCCAGCTCTTGGACTTGCTGACGGAGAGCATCAGGATTGTCGTGACCTGCAAGAATCTGCCGATGCAATTCAGCAAGTGCCGCCTCCTTCTCAGCCTTCTCCTGCAAGAGGTTGTTGACCATTGAGGTGAGTCCTTTTACTCTCCGCTCTGCCAGACGGATGTCCGATTGGAGCGAGGCGAGTGTCCGCTGATGGGTGGCGACGGACTGCTCAATGGTGGTGCACTGTTCTGACAGCTGGCGGCGGTATTCTTCGGTGGTGCGGTGGCGTGCTCCCGTCTCTGAGACGGAAGTTCCGCGCTCCATGCCCCAACGCTTGTTGACATCGGCAAATTCGCTGTGCAGGGCTTTCATCCTGGCAGAAAACTCGTACTTGTCCTTTCCGGCGAATATCTGTTTGTATGCAAACTTGCCGTCCTTGATTGGCAAGAGGGTGCAGTGAACGTGCGGATTGGTTTCGTCCAAGTGTAAGATGAAAGCGACGATGTTCTCCTCACCGTATTTGTCCGCAACAAAGCGGTAAACATCCTTTGCCCATTCCTCAATGTCCTTGCATCGGGTTAGATGCGAATTGTCCGCTCCGTGAGTGAGATTCACCTTCTGGTCACCGAATGCCAATTCTGTCATACGTTCTCGTGAGCCTCCGAAGATGAAATTGACCACTGTGCGGAAGCGTGGCTCTGCCAGTCCCTCGTTGGGGTCTTTGATTCCACGGCTCCGCAGGATGTCTGCCATGCGCTCCGGGATGCTTCGGCTCTTGTCTATAGGACAAACCTTGCCGCCCCGAACCTCGAAGTTGAGCCGCTCACGGCTGCGGTCGTAGTTGCCTGTTGATTCAGCGGATCCCCAACCCTTTTCCGTCCAACGGCGTTGGTGCTCGTTGCTCTGTGCTGTGGTGATTCCCTTAGATGGTCGGAAATCCATAACCTGTTTTGGTGTTGCCATAACCTATTTCCTTTTATGTGTGTACAACTCTCCTGTCTCCAGCTTGCTGCTTGTAAGGACAGCCTCCCGATGGTCGGAGACCAAGAGGGGTATTAGGCTACCCAAATTCCCTCATTTCCGACCAACGGGCAAGCCCGATTATTTTACAGCAATGGCAGACGTGTAAACACTGTGCCAGTAGAAAAGAAGAAGCGTTGTACGGTGATTATTAGAGGTTAATACAGCCTTTTGATGGACAGGAGCCCTCTTGGTTGGCTACAATGGCAAGGAACGGTCGGCAGAGTGACTGAAACTGTGACTTGATGGCTGCGCTTTCCTGATGCAAGGCTGGTGAGCTGCCATCCAATGCCAATTCTGATATTGCCTTTGCCGCCTCGATGAATGAGAGCCAGTCTCCTCCCAGGTCTTTGTAAAAGAAGGGAAGAAGGGAGGTAACGAGGGCGTTATCTGTTTCCTGCGAAAGCACCTGATGGAAGGTGGCTTCGCAGACAGCTGTGAGTGCAGTCATACAAAAGGCGTGTCCTACAGATTCGGGAATGTTTCTTCCGCATGGCACCTTGCCAATTGAATTGCCATTGTCGGCTTTCTGCAAGATAATGGCTACTTCCTCTGTTGCATCTTCGTAGAGTTGTTCACATTCCGAGGCGCAAGCCGATGCGGACATCTTGCCGCTTCGCCATTCGTCCAATGCGGTACACATCTTCTGGCGGAACACATCCAAGGCTGCGTCAATCGGAGAAACGGCAGGTGTCTCAGCCAACATCGGGATGGTGATGATTTGGCTCTTCGTGAGACGGGTGACGGAAATCTGGTTCATCTTCTCCAACTGCTCGATGAAGGTGCGGACAGTGGCGCGGTGCCAATGCCAGCATCCTGCCAGTTCGGTAATGGTGATTACAAACTGCCCGTTGGACAGGCTGAACTCCTGCTTGCACAGATCCTTGGGGATGTACTGTACAGAAGCCTTGTCTACAAGGTCAAGGTAGGCTTCGAGCTTCGACAGCCTTATCCCGGACCTCTCTTTCAAGAACTCCAACAGGGACATCCGTTCAGACATCTTGCCGGAACTCGTTCTATGTTTCTGTTTCTTCATTTCAATAATCTGTTTGGTGAATACTGTTGTTTGTCGCCAGCTCCATTATACAAAAGGAACGGCATGATACAGGTGATACTTAATAGTAGTATATGATGAGCATTTCTGTGTCTTCGAGGAGCATCTTGCGGTCAGCCTTGTTCTTCCACAGCGATATGACTATGCGCGAGGGATAGAACAGTGATGCCAGAAGGACAAAGGAGATGGTGACAGCAAGCGTGAACAGATGAGGAGTGAAGACAAACACCACTGCCGCCAACGCGGCGATGCAGAAGGGTGTCCGCTCCTCGTGCAGACGCTGTAGCCACCTCTCCACATCCATAAAGACAAAGAATATGGCAAACGCTATGGTGGAAGCCACTACGCCTATGTCGTTATAGTGTACACAGAGGTAGAGGAAGTGGAACACGTACAGCAGGATGAGCAGCATCAACCGGTAGAGCTTCCTTGCTGTCACAAGCGCGGTCATGCGCAGATAGAACCGTGTCATAAACTGTCTGCGGCTTCTGTGCAGAATCATCGTCACAAAGAAGAACGCTGACATCAGGATGAGAAACAGTATCTTACTTGTCATAATATGTATAGCATGTGAATAATGGAAGTGGACTCAGGTCGGGCTGGACGACACCGTGTGTGGCAGTGGATATGATACGCTCCACATCCTCCAGTGTCAGTTCTCCCTTGATTATTCTCTGACGGAAAGCTCCGTCGGTTGTCCGAAGGCTCTTGATAGCCTGTTCCAAGTCGTACTCGGCTATCTGCCACACTTGCCCTCTCGTGTAGGGGAAATGATGGTGGATGGCCTTGACCACAAGCACACGGCTGAGGATGTCGGTCATTCTGCCGTTCCTGACTATCGTGTGGTTGCGGACAGTGGCGATGCTCTCAATCTCCAGCCATGTGCGGTGACGGTCGAGAAGATGGATAATCTTCATGTAAAGCGTTTCCTTCATCAGATGGTCGGGAGCTTGTGGCATGACTTTGGCCTTTGTTGTGGACAACAGAATGGAGCGTTGTTGCGGTAGAACAGGACTGTCATCTGGCAAATGTAACTTTCAAATGAAGTCGAGCAGGACTTCCTCCTTGGGCTTCATGTATTTGAAGAACCCGTTCTTGCAATGCAGACTGAGGTCGAGGCATACATCTGCCGACATGTGCTCCAGCGAGTCATAGATGGTCACTTTTATCTGGCTGACCATGCCACGCTCATCTGTGGAGCCGTTGACCTTGAACATCCGTCCGAAAGAAGGGTTGGAATAGGCACAGCAGCTGTGTCCGAACTCCGTATGACGGCTTGGAATGTGGTGATAGAGGATTATCATTTCCATCTCGTCTTCGAGCATATCCATCACCTCCTCTATCGTGAAAGGGGTGTTCAACTGGAAAGTAAGAAGCACGTAATCGTCATACTTGACAGGCTTCTCCATCTTGCGCTTGTCCAGCAGTTCTGGCAACTGCAAAGGCACGACGGCAAGGAAATCATCGCAAAACTGTTCTAACATAATCGTATTCTCTGTTTGGGGTGTTTATAATCTTGTGACATAAATCTTCATCATGAGCATGGGCATATCCGACAGGCGTTGCTTGTCGAGGTGCAGTTTCTTGGCCAGACCGTCCATCTCCTTGGGGAGCGCATCGGCTATTTTGTAGAGGTCTGCCTTGTCCTTGTCGGAGAGCACGCTCACGGAAAGGTCATCCATCGTCATGAACGGCTGCATCATCATCAGGAGGTAGGCGTGCATGGTGTGCTCGTCCTTTACCCTGCCACTATTCAGATCCTCGATAGCCGCTTGTGCGTTGCGCAGCAGACGGTGGTTGGTGCGCATGGAGAGGTATATCATTGCATCCTTGTGGGACAAATCCTTGCGGTCGGCGGCACGGAGTATCTCCCGACAGCAGTGTTCGGTGTTTCGTCTGATGTCACCGATGTCATCGTCAGCAAAATCCGGCAGGTATTGCAGGAAGGATTTGAAATACAAATGCTCTTCCTTGATGAAAGCGAGCAGGTCTTCCTTGCCGTGAATGCCTTGCTTGGCGGATTTTTGCAGGAACAGCAGGTAACGCTTCAGTACCGCCTGTTTACCACCTTTATTATATATAGGCAGGCTATCCAAGGAAGCGAAGAATGGCTGTGCTTCCTTCACGGCTTGCTGTAGTTCCTCATCACCAACATGGGAAGAGGTCTGTTCTCTGAGATAGAGCAGGTCGTGAAAGGTGCGTTGCTTAGACATCGCCATACGGCACAGCTCGATGTGGATGGAGTCGTTCAACTCATGATATACCGTGAACGGGTATGAGTGGGCTTTCCTGACAGTGTCACGTGAGATGCACGATGTCACGGAATCGTCCAACACGCGCCATTCGTTGACAATCTTAACTAATGTCTGAATTGAGACCTTGCCGTTCTGTCGAAGAGTGGTCAGAAAGCCATGATACTCTCTGATGGCTTCATCGCTCGAATGGAACGACTTCGTGCCGTTTCCGTCTGAACATGCTGTCAGCATGACTACGGCAAACGCAGTGGCAATACAAATGGCAAGTCTGATACAGCCATGCGAGTTTGATTTTGCATTATGCAATATTTGCTTCATGCAATGGAGGTTGGTTTGTCCTCCGAAAAGTTGGGTTTCATATTTCATTGTTGTCATTATTTTGAGTCTGATTTTGAAATTGACGGTGCAAAGTTAATGCGTTTCAGCGATATATTTGCAAGAATGACAGTAAGTTTAATCTTATTTGTGTATCATACTTGCGAGTATGATTTTCAATGAAATCAAGTGAAAAGAAAATGGCAAATTATCGTGTTTAAGTATGATTTTTCGTTCAAGTATGATTGTTTCTCGGAAAAATAGTGTACCTTTGCACTTGATTTCATTTAATAGCGTACAACAGTATGGCAAAAGTAGGTTACATCTTTATCGCCACCAATGGCGAAGAGTATGCAGAAGACAAGGCTTGGATGCAGCAATACGGCTGTGTTCAGGTGATAGAGGAACTGTCCGAACACGAGAGGCTGCGCCCGATGTGGAAGCAGCTCATATCGAGTCTGGAGCGCGGCGACGAGCTGGTGGTGTCGAGGTTCAGTAACGCACTGCGTGGCACCCGTGAACTGGCTACATTCATAGAATACTGCCGTGTGAAGGTGGTTCGCATCATCTCCATCCAAGACCGCATCGATACGTTTGACGAACTTTTCCCCGACACCAAGCCCTCACAGGTCATCCGTATGTTCGGGTCACTCTCTGAGGAGTGTGCCGTGCTGCGCAAGGCATCGGCACACATCATCCATCTGCAACAGAATATCCGGCCGCCCAAGAAGTCGGAAAGGGCACTGTCGAAACTGGAGCGTGAGAAGAATATCGTGAACATGTACAACGAGGGGCACAGCATAGATGACATCTTTGCCATCAGCGGCTTCACAAGCCGAAGTTCCGTGTTCCGCATACTCAACAAGCATGGTGTGACGCTGAACCGTGGACCTCATAGTGGACCGCTGAAGAAAAGGAATAAAGAATAAACAAAAAACAGATACAATGAATAAGACATTCAACATCTACTGTGATGAAAGCACCCACATGGTGCATGACGGTCATCCCTACATGCTTTTGGGATGTACAAGTATAGCATACACACAAATCCGCATGGCAAAAGATGCCATAAAAGATATTAAGAAGAAGCACGGCTATAGTGATGAGCTGAAATGGACAAATGTCCACGAGGCCACGTATAAAGTCTATGCAGAGCTTATAGACTGGTTCTTTATGAATGACATGGAATTTAGGGCTGTGGTTGTTGACAAGAGTCAGATTGACGAGAAACGAGAAGACTATACGTTTAATGATTTCTACTTTCGCATGTACTACCAATTGCTGCATCACAAGATGGACATGGATTATACATATAACATATATATGGATATCAAGGACACATGCAGTAGCGATAAGCTGGAGAGGCTCAGAAAAATAATGGAATACAACTCTTCCATTGGCAGGTTTCAGTTTATACGTTCACACGAAAGTGTCTTCATCCAATTGGCAGATGTTCTAATGGGAGCCATCAACTACAACCTTAGATATGAAAAGGGAGAAGTTGAAGGAAGGGTGAGAGCCAAAATGAAGCTGATTGAAAAGATAAAAAAACACAGTAATATCAGTCTCAACACCACAACTCCCAAATTTAGAAAGAAGTTTAATTTGTTTTTTATCGCACTGAAATAGCCAATGAGCAGTTTGAATATTATCAAGAAATACCCTGAGCTGCTGGAACTGGCATATCTCAGTGAACGAGAAAGAGAGCATGATCTTCATGCAATATTCAAGCGTGATATAGAAGATAACTGTCAATTCTCATTCAGAGGGTGGCGCATCTATCCTATAAAGACAGATGGCGAGATTGACATGGCAAGATTGTTCAAGCATCTTACCTGTGAAGAAATCATGGTTGAGAACGAAGACGGTACGACTTATCCAAAGCGAGTATTCGAGATGGCTCGTTCACAAAGGCTTCATTGGATAAATCACCATGTGAGAGAATTGACACCAGACAATCTGGATGTATTTACCATAGAAGAGAGGGACGGCAAAAAGCGTAAGGTCAAGAAAACATACATCTATGATAAAGTGGAAAAGTATGTTATTGTCTTGGAACAACAACGTAGCAACGGATTCTATCTGTTGACAGCATACCATCTTAACAAAGAGTATGGACTAAAGGCTTTGGAAAAGAAGATGAAAAAGAGATTGCAGACACCACTATAAAACGCAAGACCCGAATTGCATCAAAGGCAACCGGGTCTCGAAACTCCTTCTATCTATAGATGAGCGCTGCAAAGGTACGAATATTCTTTGAAATAACGAAGGTTTTTCATTGAATTCTTCTCGATTTTAACATTTGCAGGGCAGTATTGTAAGATAACAGGAAAGAAAATAGCATAATTTTACAGAAAATCGTAATGGAAACATTCAAAGACGTTATATCAAGTGACCAACTTGTCTTGGTCGATTTCTTCGCCACCTGGTGCCAGCCATGCAAGATGATGCACCCCATCCTTGAGCAGGTGAAGGAAGTGTTGGGTGACAGAATCCGCATCATCAAGGTAGATGTGGACAAGTATGGGGTGACTGCAAGTCAGTATGGCATACAGTCTGTGCCCACATTGATGCTGTTCAGACGCGGCGAAGTGTTGTGGAGGACGAGCGGTGTGATGCAGAAATCAGAGTTGCTGGCAACGATTGACCCGTTTTTAAGATAAAAGAGCAGAAATGTCAAAATCTAAATTAAAGTCTGTCCTCATGTCCATGGACAAGAGTGAAATAATAAAAATGGTATTGGAACTTTATTCTGCACGGAAAGAGGCAAAGGAATATCTTGACTTCTATGCAGAGCCGAATGAGGGCCAGAAGCTGGAAGAGTATAAGCACATCATACGGGAAGAGTTCTATCCGAGCAGAAACAGAGAGCCAAAGACACGCTTCTCAGTGTGCCGCAAGGCATTGTCCGACTTCAAGAAACTGAAGCCTTCGGAAGATTCAGTCGCAGAATTGATGGTGTTCTATATGGAGAATGCCTGTCAGTTCACTTATGACTATGGAGACATGTGGGAGCAATTCTATGATTCTGTTGAGAGTAATTTCGACAAGACATTGCGCCACATCGTGCTTTATGACCTTTGGGACAAGTATGATTCCCGAATCAAGCAATGCCTTCGTTGGGCAAGCCCTTGTGGATGGGGATTTCCTGACGCACTGAATGATATGTATGAGGAAATGAAGGCGCAAAATGAGGAACTCCGAAAGAAATACAGGAATTTCAAGATGCCCATCAACGCTGATTATTAAACGAATATACTCAAATGGGGAAACCAAAGAAAAAACATAAGAAAGCGAAACAACTGCCCTTAAGCAAAGAAGAGCAGATTTTTCAAGCGGCAAGAGACCTTGCAGCTGAAATTGGCATATCCTATTCTGAGGCATTAGGGTTTACTTTGGGCATAAAGGACGTAACGTATGGTTGGGAAGAAGACTATACGGAAGAAGAGTTTCAGGCACTGATTGACCACGCTGTGGGAGACACTGATTATGAGCACACCCTCTATTGAATCATCTACACGAGAGGAACGTTTGGATTACGTTCTGAATGAATGGAGATGTCTGCACAACTGTGAGCTGTGCGGTAAGTGCCATATTCTGAAAGGCAGAAGCGAAGAAATACTCTATGCAGACTATATAGACGGCAAGCGGTCATATATGGATATAACATTAGAAATCAGAAGCAACAGATAATGATGTCACAGAAATACATATATCCATCGTTGTTCCAAGAGGAAGAGCCGCAAGAAAGCGTTCCTGGTGATAAGAAAGAGTATGACCTGACGAATCTCTTTGAGAGATTGGCAAAGTCTGATTTTCGCAGCCGGTTCCATCTGTCCAAGCAAGACAGGGAGTATGTAATGGAAAAGGGATTGCCGACGATACGAAAACACGCAGAGGACTTTGTGGCAAAAAGACTTGCTCCGGCTGTCATACCGAACGACGGCAAGCAGACTCCCATGCGTGGGCATCCTGTTTTCCTGGCTCAACATGCCACTGGCTGTTGTTACCGGGGATGCTTCTTCAAGTGGCATCACATCTCAGCAGGCAGGGCACTGACCAAGGAAGAACAGGAATATGCTGTTGCCGTATTGATGGCATGGATTGAAAAACAGATGAATAAAGGATGAAGATAGAAGAAGCCATAGTATATGTGATGGTAAAGCGAAATGGCGGCATGACAACCGACCAGATTGCCGATGCCATCAATCGTCATAGGCTGCACCTGAGAAAGGACGGTCAGCCTGTGACAAGCAAGCAGGTGTATGCAACAATCTGCCGTTTCCCTGAAATGTTCACAAAAGAAGCTGGCAGAATCATGTTAATGATATGACGTAACGATATGACAATAGATACAACCAACATGTGCTCACACCTTCAGAAGAAGTTGTTTGAACCAGAAGGTGTGTATTATCCTATATGGCAAGCCATGCAGGATGATGAGACCTTGACAGCAGTGGTACGAAGCAGACAGCTGCACATCTACAGAAACGGGAAGAAAATTCTCGTTCTGGCAGGTAAGGCACAACCGAAGATTATAAGGGAAGACAAAATACAAGTGTTAATAACAAGATTATAAACAAAACATCAAATCATCAAAACAATGGACGCAAAAGAAAAAGTATTGGCAACAATGAAAGAGGCTGGTCAGCCTCTCAACGCAGGTAAAATCGCAGAACTCAGCGGTCTCGACCGCAAAGAGGTAGATGCAGCCATGAAGCAGCTGAAAGCAGAGGGTGCAATCGTCTCTCCTGTGCGTTGCAAATGGGCACCTGCAGAGTAAGGTTTATACTGCTGTCTTGAAATATAGGCAGCAGTATCTTTATTTTTATCAAAATGTTAAGGTGAGGAATCTGAATATCCTTGCCTACGGACACAATTATCCGCTGCATCTTTTTGGGGTAAGGTGCAGACGTATGGCTGTCAGCGTATCTTGGTTTAAAGACGCTTAGCGGTCACGGCGGAAGTCGTTTCGTCTCTCTCCGCCGAACAAAGCTCTGAGCACATTGCCCAAAGCTCCGAACACGAAGTAGCAAACGATGATTGCAACAATATCGTCCATAAGCATTTTCTGTTTTATGGGTTATACACTATTATGAAGATTCACTATGTCCAATCCCTGCCTCTTGGCTTCTCTGACGGTGTAGAACGTGCCGCCCTTGGGATTGCCATCGAAGTAGGCTATGAGACGTGAACTGCGGTTGACCATATAGTCGTTGCGCCTCAGAAGGCAGCCATTGTAGTATTGCTCGCTCAATACGACCACGTCATCCACGATGCGCAGGATGGCATCATACTTGGCTTGCTCTTCCTTGCTCCACCGGTCAGACTGACCACGGAACGGCACAACGGCTATCACCTGCAAGTCCTTCAACTCGCATTGCAACGAAAGGGCGGCTTCTGCCGCCAGCAGGTCAAATCCCATTGCCATGCCACAATAGAAATACCGGTAGCCGTCGGCATACGCCTTGGCTATCTCCGATTTGAGACATTGCTTCAACTCCCTCCGCTTGGCGAAAGGTACGCTGCGGTGTCCGCTGAAGCATACGGACACTGCCTTGTCGTACTTTGTCATACTTTACCTTACTTTATAATGTGTGCGTGCGAGGAACATACCGCCAATAACACATGCCCCGAGCCTTTCGAGTTGGTTGGCATACTTGGCATAGCTGAGACCCTTGGTTATCACATCGTCAAAGACCAACACCATTTTGTTGTCGAAGAACGGCTCATCAAACTCAACGACATTCGCCTTGCGGACTTCATCCTCGTTCTTGCGGTTATCGTGGATGGTCTTACGCTCTCCGCATACCCTCACGTGCTCGTAGCCGTTTTCCGCTCCTGTCAATTCACACACCCTGTGGCAGAAAGCCTTGTAGCGGAGTTCGTTGCTCTCGCTTGTGGATGCTGGAACGGGGGCGAAGACGATGTTCACGCAACCCTTGCCGTAGAGTGTCAGCATATTCTCTGCGGTGCGCTGCGCCACTTCCTCGTAGGCTCTTCCGTCCTTGAAGTCAAACACTAATTGTCTGTCGGCAATCTCCTTCTCACCCACATTGCGGATGCGTGCGGGATAGTATTTGCAGAACCAAGTCTGAGGCTTGTCTAACTGCTTTTGGATTTGATAGTCATTCTTGTGTGCCATTGCTCTTATGTTTTTTCTTCCCTTATTTCGGAGGCTTTTCCTGCCTGCCCAAGGGATATTTTTTGCTTTCCAAGAGTGATGGCGATCAAAAAGCCAAATCGGGAGCGAAAAATACGCTCTGCACGCAGAGGAAGATTTTTCGGTCAAATGCAATGGACGATTTGGTGTTTGAACAATCGCCAGCATTACCTTTGCAAAACAATATCCGCAGCGGCAAGGCAGGCGAAAAGAAATCTGTTATGTAAAAGAGGAAACGGGCGGGATGGCGTGGGGCGAAGCTGTATATGGGGAAGGACGATAGTTGATATGAGGGAAAAAGAGAAAATCTTGTAATAGGGAACGACATTGCCTTTTATCAGCATGGAGACAGTCCTACAAGCAGAGAAAACTATTGCCCTAAAAATGAGTTGGATAGTATTTTCTAAAAGTAGTATCGACTACGAATAGTATAATAGTCGAATAGTTTTTACTACCATACTACGGATAGTAAAGTCTGTTTATAGAAGAGATAGCGGTATCATCGTCTGTTCGGCGATGATACCGCGCGGCACTCATGTGTCATGCCGCTTTAGGTATTCTGTCATTGCCTCATTGACAATATCACGCAAGGACATCCCTTTCTTGATGGCGAGGTACTTCATCCTCGTGTGGATGCTCTTGTTGATAAGGAAATTGCAATGCACCGGCACTTCGGTAGTCTCAGAAACAGACACAGGTGGTGCTGGTGTAGTTTCTGTGACTATCTGCTCCTTACTCGGCTTCTTTGTGGAAGAAAGGAGTCCGTTGAGACCGCCTTTCATTCCCTCTTTCAACATACTGCTCTTGCTCATGGCTATGCTATTTTAAGTTTAACACTTCTTTTGCCAAAGACATATAATCACTGGCACCATTGGATTTGGGATTATACTCAAAGATAGTCTTGCCGTTGATGGGTGCTTCTGCCAAAGCCACATTATCACGGATGACGGTCTTGAAAACCTTCTCGTGAAAACTGTCATTGACGATTTCCCTCACGCTTCGGTTCAACGTCTTGCGGCGATCGAACTGGGTGATGACGATGCCGCCCACTTTAAGGTTGGAGTTGAGCCGCTCCTGAACGATGCGGATGATGTCCATCAACTTTGCCATACCTCTCATGGCAAGGTATTGCGCTTGAACAGGGATGATGATGTAGTCGGCTGCGGTGAGGGCATTCAAGGTCAGCAAGCCCAATGACGGTGGACAGTCGATGATGATGTAGTCGAAATGCTCTTTGGCGATGGCTTTGGTGATAAGTCCCTTCAAGATAAGCTCCCGTCCCGGCTCGCTGATAAGCTCTAACTCAGCCGCAGACAGGTCAAGGCATGAGGGTGAGACGGTGATGCCGTTGTGCAACTTGACCAACGGCAAGGTGTACTGTCCACACATTGCGCCATAGACTGTCTGTTCTTCCTCGATGGACAATCCCAAGGCTTCCGTGAGGTTGGCTTGTCCATCCATGTCAATAGCCAAGACGTTCTTCTTACTCAGTTGCAGAGCTGCCGCAAGGCTTACTGCGGTCGTACTTTTCCCTACACCACCCTTGTGATTTAATACTGCAATTATCTGTGTCATAACATGATACTACTATTAGTGAATACTACTTTACTATTCTACTACTGATAGTACATACTAACCATAGTAAAAGCGGATTTACTACGATTAGTACGTACTACTCTCAGTTGATACTACCCTCAGAAGGGAAGGTCTTCGCTCTTGTCCTGCGGTGCATCGGCTGGCGGTACGGGAGCCTCGCCCTCTGCCTTGGCTGCCTTGCGTGCCTTTGTTGCAGGTGTGTCGGTTGCATCCTTCTTCCCTGCATTGACAAAGGCGATGGAGTCAGCTATGATGCTATGCTGTATGTGGTTCTCTCCGTTGCGGTCTGTCCAAATGGAAGAAGTCAGTGTGCCTTCCACAAGCACCATACGACCCTTGGTGAGGTATTCAGCCAAACGGATATGGTTCTCCTTGCTGCTCTTCACCCTTACCCAAGTGGTGATTTGCTTGCCCTTACTGTAGTCGTCCACTGCGATGTCAACAGCCATGAATGTTCCGTGTGTACCTGTGATGACGCGGCAATCCTTTGCTCCGATGCGTCCGATAGTGTGAGTGTAAATCATAATGTGAAAATGTTATAGTGGCAAGTTGGTTAGACTTGCCGTTACCTTGTTATTTAAATGACTTTTCTTGTTGATTGAACATAAGCTATTGCTTCATTCATAATTTCTGCTCGTGACCTACTCTTGTTATCTTGCATCCACTCATCAATTTCAGATTTGAGGAACATGATACGTTTCCCCTTCTTATGGAATGGTATTTGTTTATTGCTTGTCCAACAATAGATTGTGTGTTCAACTGGATGGGTAGGGAGATACTCACTCAATTCGGAAACACTAAGCCATTCCAATCCCTTATCGGGCTGAATTTGAGTCATTAGTGTGGAAAACTTTTCTTCTAAAATCTCCAGCTTGTTTATTACTAATGACAATGCTGATGGCAAGTCATTAAAACTCAATATTTGCTTTTCCATATCAATATATGTGTGGCAAGTTGGTTAGGCTTGCCGTTACCTTGTTATTAATATCCTTTCTTCGTCTGCCTTGTATTGGCGACAAAAGACTTGTTGCTGCCTGTGAGACTGATAGAGCCGCAATTAACAAACTCTCCGTCGGAATAGACTCTGTACTTCTGTCCGCTTACCTCATGCTTCTGTTTGATGCGCTCTCGCATCCACTTCTTGGCTGCGGTCAATGAGCAAAAGGTCTCGCTCTCCTTGGTCGTCTCGTCATATACGATGCACTGGGTCATACATGCTCCTACTTCATCCATGCACCTATACTCGACGTGACATAGTCCAACTGACCGCCAAATATGTCGCTTGGCTCTATGTCGTATTGTCCATCCCTCACTTCCTTGTCCTCTCCAAGAAGCGACAAGTTTCCGTCGGCATCCAAACGTGCTGCGTCTATGACGATGTCACGAGGCTCGTCAAAGAGATAACCTGCCACGATGGGCTGCTCTCCCTCGAAATGCACCTCAAAGCCTCCGTCCACCTCCGTGCCGTACTTGCGAAGAGCCGCTTTCAGCTCGTCCTGCTCCCGGTGCTGCAATGCCTGGAGTTGTCCGTGGATAGTGAGGTCTTGCAGTTCTGCCTCTCGTTTGGTGTGGGTTGCCTCGCCGGTCTTGCAGTCGATGTCATACTTGTGGTAAACCACTGGGATATGGTCTGCCGATGTGACAAGCCATGTGATGTTGTTCACTGAGAAGCCCTGTCTGGTGAGGAACTCCTCGATGTCTGAGCCGAGAAGGTGGTCGGCTACGTCAAGATACTCGATGCGTGCGTCAGCATCATGCAGGATGATAATCTTCATTGCCTTTCTATTTTTAGTGATACAAATAAGTTTGTCGCCCATGTCGCTGGACTTGTTTAACTACGTTGAAGAAACTTACGCTCAGCATAGTGAATAAATTCCCTCTGCGTTCGCTTAACCGTTTCTTTCTCTTCCCTCCTTTCGAGACCTTTCAGCCTGTGGAGGGATATTTTCTGCTCCCACAAGCCGCAAGAAAAGACATAAAGACAAATTATGTGTGAAGAATACTCTTTTCCGAGGAAAAGGAAGATTGTTCACAGTCACAAGACCTCAAGCAGAATTTGACGATTGTCTCAGACGCGGCTAACTTTGCAGGAAATATGCCTACCACTGCGCTGATTGGAAGAAGATTATTGATATTGGCTGCAAGAGGAATGATGTGTTATATATAAAGAGGTAAGAAGAAAGATTGAAACAGTAAGGGTGGGCAGTGAAGTGTTTGCAGGTCTGCTGTACCGACATAAAGCGAGTGTGTTGGCTGACCGGGATGCAAGTCATCAAAGCTTCAGCCTTGATAGCTTGTAGCACGGACAGACAATTCTCTCGCGTCGGTACTTCGGCATACTGTCAGCTTTGGCTAATAGCAACGTGTTGCCATCAGCCAAGGATGTCTGTATGACGACAGACCATGTAACGCTTCGCAAAGGCGTGGGGCAAAGCAGTATAATTTAGAAGTAGATAGTAACGTATATCAGGCAAGAAGAGACAGTTGCGCAACGGACAAATCGGGCACTCCTGTCAGCATGACAAATGTGCCTTGTCCTTGCCGCAGGACACTGAGGCAGATTGGACGTAGCAGACATGTCTGCCACATTCAATATGCCTGAGTGGACAAGAACTGCCTCTTGTATAGCAGAAGAGAAATTGTAAAACAGTTGATTAGTGGTAAAGGTGGTATGGGTGGGCAGAATGGCATTACACGGACATTGCCGAAGCCCGATAATGGGACAGCCAGACAGCAATAAAGGCAGTTATCAGAAGTGTCAGTTTCTGATAGTGACATTGTTGGCTGCCTGTCACATGGGATTCGTGCGGTGTCCGTACAGTAATGCCGTTCTGAAGGTGTGGGGCGAAGCGATACAACGCACTTGGACGAAACCACCGCTTATAACAGAAAATATTTTGCAGTCAAAGAGAAGAAGAATAGTAAAGCAGGTGTGGGTGGGTAGTGAAGCTGTCGCAAGATTGACGGTCTGAATATCAAGGCGAGTGGATAGCCAGTAAAGGACACAATTATCAGAAGCCTCGGCTTCGGCATCTTGTGGCATAGATGGCAGTCCTCTCGCGTTCAGACCTTGGCATACTGTCTTTCTTGGCTAATAGCGACTTTGTCGCCATCAGCCGGGAATATCTGTATGCCAACCATCTTGGTGACGTTTCGCAAATGGTGAGGGACGAAGTGGTTAGAATAAAGGAAGACGGCGTTGCCGTTATGGTTAATAAATGCACATGGTTGTTATTAGAGAAGATTATCACACGCTATAACAGCAGATTGATGTCCCTGAGCAAAACAAAAGCGACCCGAAGGTCGCCTTGTTATGGAGAGGAAAGGCTATTTCTTGCCTTTCTTGGTTGCTGGCTTGGCCGGCTCTTCCGCAGGAGTCTCCTCCTTGTCGGGACACTCGTAGAACTTGGTTGCAACCATGATGATTCTGGAGTGCTTCACGCCATCCTTGTCTGTCCACTCCTCTGGCTTGAAGAAACCCTCGACGGTGAGCAACGTGCCCTTGGTGAGCTTGTCGAATGATTCGGTGTGCTCGTTCTTGCGCCATGCCTCCATATTCATGAAAGCCGATACGCGGTTGGTTTCCTCGCCGTTCTTCTCCTGACGGCCTACTGCCAATGAGAAGCGTGCTACGCTGGCGTTTGCGAACTGACGGATTTCTGCATCCTTACCTACGAAACCTGAAACTGTGAAGTTGTTCTCGATCTTTTTCATTTTGAATTGAATTTAAAAGTGAAACTTAATTTTTACATGCATTCAAAAGCAGGGATGTGGCACCATGTGGGAAGCACCATGAAAATCGTTCGCAATACTCTTTTTGTCGTTGGCGGTAAGGGAGAAAAAGGAAGATTACGCACTATTTTATTGGTCACAGCGATAGCGGCCACACAAGAAGGAGGAAGTCCTTCGCAGCATCACGCTACCTTTGCATGGTAAAAATAAGTGGCTTTCAAATAGCTCAATTCAGAAAAAGACGGGGCCAAACAATGGAACAAAGGTTGTAAGCAAGGAGGCAATCCGTATGCAACAGACAGGGGCACTGCTATGGCTGTATGCCTGGAGAAACGAAGCGGGAAATCCGACCTTACAGCTGTATCATCAGAAGAGTGAGGAGCATGAACACTGATGCACGATGAACGACAAGCCTAAGGGTCAGCTTAGCAATAGAGGCATCAAGCCAAAAGAGGACAGACATCAGAGGATTGGCGATAGCACTGTCATCATGCTAAGACCAAGTTCTGTGTCCGACAAGGAAGAGTCGCAAAAGACAGACGAGTAAAACCAAAAGGCGAAATGACCATTCCTATAACAAGGTACAGAGACGCTTAAAACGGCGAAGGGACTTTGGCGACGTATCGCTATACAGGTGTCGAAGCATCGCTTCTATAACAGGACTGGAGCAAGTGAGCAAACCGCACAACTTGCTCCCAAGGTATTTCAGTTACAACAGCCATAACCTCATTGGAGGATTGTCCTAAAAGAGTTTTTGCAGTCAAAGGAAGAAAGAGTCTGCAAGCCACATAGCCAACAGACTCTCTCCTGATTATTCACAGATGACAACATCATCCTTGTACTCCGTCACTTCCTTGCCGTTGATGAGCTGGACAATGACCTCACAACCCAAGTCCTCGACAATCGTTCCCTCTGTCTGACCTCTTCGGGGATAAAGCAAGGTGCAGAAACACCCTACAACGCCGTCCAACTGCTCCATGTCTATCGTTGCCATATCCGTTCCTCCTTGTTAGCCGAATGTGATTGGATTGATGCAGAAATTCGTGTCCTCTGCCTCATACTCGTATTCATTGATGAAGTCAATCATCTTCTGTTCGCTTCTTCCGTCCTGTGAGACACCAGTCTTCTCACACCACAACTTGATAGCATCACCAAAGGTGGAGTAAGCACCCTCACAATCCTCAAAGAGTTCTCCGTATGCAGTGACGTAGCACTCTTCGGGGAAGAAGTCGTTCTCATCGTGCGTATAGAAGATGTCGCAACCTGGCTCAACCTCTCGCCAACTGATTGAAAGTTCATCGCCAAGTGCCTTGTTCACCTCCTCAAAGAACAAGTCGCATGAAGACCAAGCACTTTCGGTGTCAAAGGACAAGAGGGCATAATCGTCTTCCACGTTCTCCTCATACTCTGCCCAATAGATGTGTCCTCTCACCGAGATGCCTTTCTTCTCGTAGTCAATGCCATAGTGTTCTGCCAAGAGATACAGATACACATTATTACTGTTCACCTCCAACTCTTGGAGTGTGTTCCAAAGGTCTGCCACGGCTTTGCGTGAGCCTGTCACCTTGTACTGAGTGTCGCAAATGTTAGCCATAAGATAAAATTTTTATTTTCTTCCCTTATGTAGAACCAACTACCATCGGGATTGATTAAAGAATTATGTTGCCCCAAAAGGTGTTATGGCTCATCAATGCAAGGTTTTGCCGTCAAATACTACCTCTGCCACAATCAGAGCGTGGAGATTTCACGGACAAACCACAGGCACCGACCTTGCAGGATGAACGCCATGACAGGTACCTTTGCAACACAATTCTTATCAAAGCCCGATGGGGTGGTACATGGCAGACTGCATGGTACAGCAGTGTGAAGTGACGTTATAGGTGGAGATAAGGCTATAAGAGGTTTTTGCAGTCAAAGGAGAAAAGAGTCCACAAAGTGCAGTATCTACAGGACAAAAACACTTTAGTTTACCTTGGTTAGCTCTTATATATATGCTAACCTAAAGTAAACTGTATATATGTCCGTCTAAAACCCGAAAACCGTACGGGTCAGCTTACGTCAGAAACAGAAGTATAGAACCATAGAAGTGGTTCAAGAAGTCTTTCTTCCTTTGACTGCAAAATATTATCTTTGCACGAATCATAATTGCCCTGTAGGATTTAATATAATTTAACACTCTTTGTTGAATGCAAGGAAGAACAGCTTCAATATGCTGAATATCAGTAGTATAACATTGTGTTAACCCTTAATCTGTAGAAAAGGATGTTATCATACAAAGTAATGTCCATTTGTACTTTTTCTATATGGTTTTATACTTACATTTGCATATCATTTGTATCTTGATAACAGTAACTAACTGATTATCAATATACTTTATATTTGAGTAATATGAAATATGAAGTGCTGGAGGAACGTCCCGTAGACAAACAGACTGGTGTTGTGAGTGATGCCATTATTAGGCTTACTGGACAGAAAACCTCCCAATGGTATCCAGACACACTCCGCATGGTTATTTATGAGGATTATGCTACCGGCAACATTTATAGATTTCTGAGCGACGATTTCACTCATTCCTACCTTACTATAGCGGAACTCTATAGAGAGCGCTGGCAAGTGGAATGTTTCTTCAAATGGATTAAACAACGACTGCATATCAAGTCGTTCTACGGAACGAGCCAGAATGCTGTATTCTCGCAGATTTGGATCGCCATATGCGATTATCTGCTGCTTGCCATTGCTAAGAAAGTATATCATATTGATCAAAATCTTTATATCTTATCGGCTGCCATTGGTAAAGTTCTCTTTGAAAGGAAACCTTTAGGTGAGCTATTTGTTAAGCCCAAACGTCCTCAGAATGACTCCGATAATGGTCAGTTGACCTTATGGGAAAATTTCTTTGGACAGTAGTGTTTCCTATGTTTTTTTCTGTATCAAAACCGTAGTCGGACAAGATATCTCGGTATAAGTATTCATTTGGGGCATCTTGATTGGTATAGTTATAATAACACTTGCTTCTTGCAACAATTCCATATGTCTTGTGCCAAGCTAAATCGGCGAACCCTAAATATACAGGAAAAGTCAGATGTTGAACATTATAATCTACCATATTGGCAAGATTCAATTAACTTACTTTATTTAATGCAGTTATCAAGTTAGCTTCGCGAAGATAGAAAAGATTGAATAGTTGGATTACGCCTTCAAGCAGTTCACCTTTGGCGGCATAGTATTCCGAGAACAACCTACCGATGCATTCCATAGTAGGATCAGAGGAAAACTCATACCAATCTGCTCTAAGCTCACCATCATCAAAAACACTAAGTTGCTTCAATTCTTCAGGAGAATTTATTGCTGCATGATCGGGACGCTTAAAGTTTGCGGCACCAGGGTTCTTCATGACAACAGATCCTTTAACTTCCCACGAATTACCGAATTTCAAAATAGTCCTCCATCTAATGCCATCACTCGTTCAACCTAACTTTGTATAATGTGTAAAAACTTTCATTTATCTGTTCTCCTTATTTATTAAGTTTACTACAACTTTTACCATTACGTCTTTCTCCTCAGTGCGACTTTCTGCAATCATTAATGTCAAAGCCACAAGTGTGTTGTCGGCAATTCGCTTATGCCCATCTTGTCCATAAAGAATGCCGTTCTTTTCCATAAACCACAAGAACAACATGGCAGCAATACGCTTGTTGCCATCACTGAACGAATGGTTTTTCACAACGAGATAAAGTAGCATGGCTGCTTTTTCTTCTATTGATGGGTAAAGCTCTTCTCCGCCAAATGTTTGGTAAATCTGTCCAATACTACTCTTGAAAGAGTCATCTTTCTCATTTGCAAACCATTTGCTGGCACCAAATTTTTCCTTCAAAGCTTCGATTGCTTCCATTGCATTGCCATATGTCGCACGAAAAGGCTCTCCTTTTGTCGTTTGCTCTATGTTGAGCGACTGAAAATCATATTTGTCAAGAGTGTCAAGTGCATAAACATAATCGCTTATAACATTAAAGAGGCCTTCATACTCTCCATTTGTTACGCTCTGCTGCAGAATGATTGCTCGCGACATGAGTTGAACAACATTTTTCAAATCTTCATAGTGGTCAAGACGCCTCTGGTTGACAACATAACCTTTGATCAGGTATTGTTTTAGAATTGATGTTGCCCATTTTCTAAAAGATGTAGCATTTTTGCTATTCACTCGATAACCTACCGATATAACCATGTCAAGGTTATAGAATGGTATATCGCGAACTATCTTTCTGCTACCCTCAAAACGAACCTGTGCATTTTTTGCACAGGTTGAGATCTCATCCAACTCCTCTACCTTATATATGTTTCTGATATGACGAACAATAGACGTTCTGTCTACTCCAAACAACTCAGCCATTTGGTTTTGAGTCAGCCATACAGTATCTTTTTCAAGCTTTACATTCAGTTCGACCTTTCCGTCTGCAGAACGATATATCTCTATTTTGTTTTCTTCCATATCAATAGTTGTCAGTCTTGTTTGTATAACTCCCATAGGCTTTTTGCCCATTCTTTCATTGTTTGTCGCAATGATTTTGGTTCCATCACTTCTATCATATTTCCTGCATGAAGTAACTCCATGACAAAATCATAAGTTGGACGAAGCCTCAATTATCCCTCATATTCTTCCATTTCTTTTGGAATGGTCATGTTATATTTACGATTAAATGTACCATTGGTAGCAGCTTGGATTTTCCCAGTCCCGACATCTATCTTTTCGGGATGCAGTTCTTCGAACCAAAAATGACCTGCCTTTTCAGCCATATACAGAAACATCCTCTTTACTCTGTTGTTGTCCAAAGTTTCCAACAAGTGCTGTACAACATCAGAACGTATGGTGGTCAGTTGCTCCATAACATAGTACAGATCCATGTAACTGTATGACTTTGGAGCCAAGATTAGACACTCCAAGAACGCTTGTTCTGGAGAAGAAACATATAACGTGCCACTGTCCGTAACTCTTTCTATTGTCTCTGTATACGAGAAGGCATTTGTGTGAAACACCCGGAAGGTAGCGTCATAGACATCACTTTGCATCCATAATGGTGTCTTGAACGTTGGTGCTGCCACCATCAGAACAGGCTTTCCCATTGGTACATAATGGTTGAACCCCGTATATTCCAAGGCAGACATTGCAGCCACTCTGAGGGTGCCACCCATCTGTTTGTTATATGACGCTATGGCATCATAAGCGTTCAAACGGGCACCAGTGCGACACATCACACCTTTGCATATAGCTGTCAGCCATCCAGAGTCTCTGTATTTCTTTTGCAGTTGGACTGAATAGCCTTTCTTCTTTAGCCAGTCAGCAAACAACAGTCCTGTCGGTGCGGTATTGGCAAGCAGTTGGTTTATTTTTGTTCCGTATAATATATCCATAGTTTATTGCAAAGCTAAATATCTAACTGCAAAGATAGATGTTTTTATCCTTCCTTGCAAGAAATGAGCTAGAAAAATCGCCTTGAAATAAACCAAAAGTGTATTTTGACGCATAATTACCAACCAAAGAACTTTCCTCCATCATCATAAGTTTTCTCCCAATCGGATTTGCCCCACAACGTTCGTTTTATGGCTCAAAAATTCGTGTGTGCTATCCGTGTACAACATAATAAAAGATAAAGGTAAAGGCTTCCCTAACTGGTTGTAATCAATATTCCACAATGTTTATCGGGTAAGCCTATATTTGGGCTCATTTAAGAAAATAGACCATTAAATAGGGCCTGCTGAATTATTATCTGATCACAGACAGAGGGTAGCAGACGTAGTCCCTCATAGTGACGATAATGATGAAAAATCTCCATATTTCGGTCAGGACAAGACAAAGTTCCCTCAGGAACTTCATCACATTTTTGACGAAGTAGCACATTCCAGTCCAGCATCGTGCTGTATCTGGAAGCTTGGCTCTTATGTCATTGGCTCGATAGATTCTCTTGCCGGTACCGAATGAGCATTCGATTTCGTTGCACGCCAACATCGCAGACACCTTTATCATGATCATGATTTTTGATTAGTAATAACAAGCCTTAATAATTACTTGACTAATTCAAAATTTCATGTACCTTTGCAAGAAAGGACATTATCGGAATAAACGAGCCCGTCTTTAGACGTCCCAACGTTGGTATCCGACAATGTCTTTTCTTCGTTCACGGCTTGATTATAGTAAAACATTTCGTCATTATAATGTTGGATAAGCACATTTGATGATTACTGAGTCGAGCCATTATCTTTGGCACAACTTTATTCGTAGATATAATCTTTATCTGGATAAAGTGACTACGGTTTCTGTTGACTTTGAGAAAATCTCCATATGGTTTGATAGCAGAAACTCGTAAAAACATGGTTTTAGAGAAAAACCTAAGATATTTGGCAGGAAATGAAAATTTCTCATTATCTTTGTAGCATAAAAACACAATTGTATGGAAGATGTAAACAGAATTAAATTGGTTCTCGTAGAGAAAAAACGTACCAGCAAATGGCTGGCAGAGCAGCTCGGTGTTAACCCCTCGACTGTCAGCAAGTGGTGTACGAACTCTTCCCAACCAGACCTTGCGTGTATATTAAAGATTGCAGATCTACTGGAAGTTGACTTAAAAGAACTCTTTGTGAGAGAGTACAAACAATATCTCCTTTCTCAGAAGTAAAATATACTTCGGTAGAACTATCGTAGCAAAGGACAAATAAGGGCGTACACGTAGATGTAGGACAGGCCTTCGACATCCTTTTAGGAGAGGCTAAACCAAAGGCAAAAAGAGACCAATAACACCCAAGAAGAGAGTAAGATAAAAGTAAAACAATAAAAAAGTGAAGATATGATAGCATTCATTGATACGGAGGTGAATCCGCAGACGAAGAAGGTGGCGGATTACGGGGCAGTGAGGGAGGATGGTGCGGTGTTGCACTCTCACTCCAAGGCTGACTTCGATGCCTTTGTGTCAAGATGCGATACAATATGTGGACACAATATCATCAATCATGACCTGAAATATACCGCGTTAAGGGGAAATCCGACGATTGTGGATACGCTATTCCTGTCGCCGTTGCTGTTCCCTAAGCGACCTTATCACCACTTGGTAAAGGACGATAAGTTGCAGGTGGATGAACTGAACAATCCCGTGAATGATGCGATAAAGGCTCGTAACTTGCTGAATGACGAAGTGGCGGCTTGGAATCAGTTATCACCCTATAGACAGAAAATCTACTATTACCTGTTGAATGAAACTAAAGAGTTCGGAGGTTTCTTTAAGCATATCGGATATTCGCCAAATGTAAGTTGGATATCATCAATATTTGCATCTAAACCGGATTGGATACAATTAATTCTGAAGGAATACGATGGGAAGATATGCAACCATGCAGACTTCTACACCTTGGTCAAGCAGTATCCCATAGAGTTGGCCTATTGTTTGGCTGTGATTGGCGCTGACGACATCTTTTCGATAACTCCAGCATGGGTGATACGCAACTATCCACAGGTGGTGAATGTGATGAACATACTGTGCAATACGTCTTGCGGAGATTGTGAGTATTGTCATCAACGGTTGAATGCGCACTACGGACTGAAAGAGTTCTTTGGTTATGGTGAGTTTCGTATTTTTGATGGCGTTCCTATGCAGCAACAAGCTGTGGAGGCGGCCATCCGTGGCGAGTCGTTACTGACGATTTTCCCAACGGGAGGCGGCAAGTCGCTGACTTTCCAGTTACCCGCTTTGATGGCTGGAAGGAATACACATGGGTTGACCGTAGTTATTTCACCATTACAGTCGCTGATGAAAGACCAAGTGGACAACCTCGCGGAACGTGGTATTAGCGACGCGGTGACCATCAACGGATTGTTAGACCCTATCGAACGGGCAACTGCTATCGAACAGGTGGCTGACGGAACAGCCAATCTGCTCTATATTGCTCCAGAAATGTTGCGTAGCAAGACCATTGAGCGTCTGTTGATGGGACGCCATGTTGTTCGCTTTGTGATAGATGAGGCCCACTGCTTCTCTGCATGGGGGCACGATTTCCGTGTGGACTACTTGTATATCGGTGATTTCATTCGCCAGTTGCAAGAAAAAAAACAATTGAAACGGCCTATTGCGGTATCGTGTTTTACAGCAACAGCCAAACAAAAGGTTATTAGCGACATTTGTGACTACTTCAGGGCAAAGTTGGGCTTGGAACTGAAAGTGTTTGCCGCTAATGCTGAGCGTAAAAACCTGCGCTATTCTGTGCTTCACGCTGATACGGCTGATGAGAAATATAACCTATTGCGCTCATTGATTCTTGATCATAACTGCCCCTCGATAGTGTATGTTTCTCGTACTCGACGAACCCGTGAATTGGCACAGCATTTGGTCAACGACGGCATACGTGCCTTGCCTTTCAACGGAAAGATGGAGGCTGCGGAGAAGATTAAGAACCAGAATGCTTTTATGAGTGGCGATGCACAGGTGATTATAGCCACGTCTGCCTTTGGAATGGGGGTTGACAAGAAAGACGTAGGGTTGGTGGTTCACTATAACATCAGCGACTCTTTGGAAAATTATGTGCAGGAAGCTGGACGTGCTGGACGAGACCCGCAGATGCAGGCTGAATGCTTTGTATTGTATGCAGACAGCGACCTCGACAAGCACTTTATTCTCCTTAACCAAACCAAACTTAGTATCAGCGAGATTCAGCAGGTTTGGAAAGCCATCAAGGATCTTACAGCAAAGCGAGATAAGGTAAGTTGTTCGCCATTGGACATTGCACGCCAGGCTGGATGGGGAGACGAAATAGATGACATAGAAACCCGAGTGAAAGCTGCCATTGCGGCCCTTGAAGATGCTGGATTCATACAACGTGGCAGTAATTCACCGCATGTGTTTGCTACGGGCATTGCTGTGAAGAATATGGATGAAGCCCGCCGCAAGCTAACCATCTCACCTCTCTTTGATGAGCAGTCACGCGAGGAAGCAGCTCGTATTATCAAGTCGTTAATAAGTGCTCGTGCAACAGCTGAAGGAAGAGGTGCTGAGGCTGAAAGTCGGGTTGACTATCTGGCAGACATCCTTGGTATGAACAAGGCGACTGTCATTCGCAATATCAATCTGATGCGGCAGAATGGTATTCTAGCTGACAGCCGCGATATGCAGGCATGGATTACCAAGAGTACGACGGTGAGGAACCTTGATACCATACTACGATTGGAGCAGTTTATGTTACAACAATTTTCAGAAGAATCACGTCGGTTTAACTACAAGGAATTAAATGAGGAGGCTCAGAAGGCCGGAATGACTTACTCCAATGTCAAACGACTGAGGATGTTACTGCACTTCATGACGCTGAAAGGGTACATTTACAAACAGGAGCACAGCATTACTGGTTATGTCAACATAAGACTTCAGTCATCAATGGAGGTAAAAAAAGCTCGATTTGAACGACGGATGGATATTTGCAGGTTTGTCGTGGATCGTTTGAGTACACAAAAAGACAGCAACAAGGATATGATACTTATCAACTTTTCTGTTATAGAACTACTCCAGCAGTTCATTGCCAGTCGCCGGGAAACGATGTTTTCGGACAATGATAAGCCCACAATTGCAGACATCGAAGAAGCACTGCTATATCTTACCAAAACGGAACTGATGAAGATTGAAGGCGGATTTATCGTTCTCTATAATACCATGCAAATTGGACGTCTCGTAGCAACACGTACCAGATATGGCAAAGAGCAGTATCGTTTGTTGGATGAATTCTATAAACAACGCATTCGCCAGATTCATATCGTAGGCGAATATGCCAATCTGATGGTTCGTGACTACAATGCAGCGTTGCGTTTCGTCAACGACTACTTTACAATGGACTTCCGCAAGTTCATCAAACAGTATTTCAAAGAAGAACGCAGGGCGCAGATTGACCAGAACATCACTCCAGCCAAATACAACAAACTCTTTGGCGAACTCTCTAACCGCCAATGCGAGATTATCGACGACAAGGAGTCGAAATATATCGTTGTCGCAGCAGGTCCGGGAAGCGGAAAGACGCGGGTACTGGTGCACAAGTTGGCCTCGCTGTTGCTGCTGGAGGATGTGAAGCACGAGCAACTGTTGATGCTCACTTTCTCAAGAGCTGCGGCAACTGAATTCAAGAAACGACTCATAGAATTGGTGGGTAATGCCGCACATTATGTGGACATCAAGACCTTCCATTCCTATAGTTTCGACCTTGTTGGCAAGCAGGGCAGTCTGGATGAGGCGAAAGATGTGGTACGCCTTGCGGCAGAGATGATTGAAAATGGTGAGGTAGAAGCATCGAAGATTGCCAAGAGCGTGCTTGTCATTGACGAGGCGCAGGATATGGGACAGGATGACTTCCGATTGGTGCAGGCTCTGATGCGCCAGAACGAGGAGATGCGAGTCGTTGCTGTGGGTGATGACGACCAGAACATCTATGGTTTCCGCGGTTCCGACTCACGATACATGTTGTCGCTCGTCGAGCAAGAAGGTACTCAGACTACGATTGGGCGAACACAGAGTGAGCAGGCTCGACCGAAGGTCAAGTTGTATGAGATGACAGACAATTATCGTTCTGCAAAAGCGGTAGTTGATTGTGCCAACCGCTATGTACTACGGATACCTGGCCGTTTGAAGCATACTTCCATACAATCAGCGACAGGGGAAGATGGCAAGGTGATGACTTTGAAGTCACTTTTAGATGCAGAAATAAAGGTAGAGGGAAGTACCGCGATACTAACCCGTACCAACGAGGAAACAATGCAGGTTGCCTACGAGTTGGGGCAGCGAGGATTGCATGCCACAATTGCGCAGTCGTTGGGAGGTTTCCGTTTTGGAAATCTTGCAGAAGTGCGTTACTTCCTTAAACAGTTTGGCGGGAAAGGTGATGTGACTCTTTCAAAGGAGAGGTGGCAAGAAGCCAAACAGCGTACACTGGAAACCTATGCGGCAAGTTCTTGTCTCAGTATTATGCGGCATTTCTTTTCAGACTTCGAGATAACGCACAAATTCTATTATCGTAGTGATTTGCGTGAATACATCTTTGAGTCGAATATTGAAGATTTCATTGCAGCTGATGATAAGTCTGTATTTGTGAGCACTATCCACAAAGCAAAGGGTCGTGAGTTTGATACTGTGTATCTCTTGTCGCCAATACCTGATGGGAGGGATATCAATGATATGCGGACTTATTACGTGGGGCTCACTCGTGCAAAACGAAACCTGTATCTTGTTACGAATCCTCCCAAGGAGTATTCATCAATATCCATTGCATTGAATATGCATGATGTCTGGCTTGACTTCTTCAAGGAGCGCAAGAATGTTGTGCTTCGTCTCAGAAGCGGTGACAGTTTGCAATACAAGGATGGCTATTTATTAAATGAAGATGGCATCAATGTCGCGGCGCTCTCTGTCTCTGGCAAGGATAAATTGAAAGCCTGGACGGATAAAGGCTATGAGGTGACAAGTGCGAATGTGATTTATACGTTGGCTTGGAAGCCCCAAAACTATAATACGGAATATGCAGTTTGTTTGGCAAATGTGGTCTTATCTAAAAAATAAAAATTCCCCAGGAAGAAACACTTCTCATCTACTCTTCTTGGGATGGTTATTACAAGGATCCAGAGCAGGTGAAAGCCAACCCAAAGTACAAGGAGTTCCGTGAAATGTTCCACAATGTTGTGGACATCCACACATCTGGCCATGCAGACCGCCAGACAATCGAGAAAGTAATCAAAACAGTTAATCCAAAAGAAGTTATCTGCATTCACAAGGAGGCAGATGCAAAAATATAAGTAAGTGTACAGAATTAAATTGATATGGAAAGACAGTTGTTAAAAGACACGTGTGTTCGAGAAAATGGAGGAAGTCGCTATGCCGAATTATTTTGCAGCCTCTCTAAACTACACGAGGATGAACTTGATGATGGGAGTGGTAATGCATTAGAAGAATTCAAGTACATTGATTCCTCTACTGCATTGGGAGTCAACTTCTTTCTTCTGTATGAACAAATTCATCCTAAAGCCAATATAATTTTCGAGTGGGATAAAAGTTCTCCGTTGAAGGTCGGTGGCAAATCAAATATAGACATTAGAGTACAAGAAGACAAGATAATCACTTTTTACGAGTCAAAATTTCTTGAACCATATTATATGTGCAATTCACGGTTCACAGAATCTTACTCCCTAAAAGAGAACTACTATGACCACTGGAAGTTTACTGACGAAGAACTGGTAAGTATATTAAGGGATTTTCAGTCTTTCACTTATTATAATGCATCACAGTTATTCCGTCATCTGCTTGCAATAGTAAATCATATTGTACATAATAAGGATCTTTATAAGGACATTACATCAGTTGTCCTAAATAGCATCTCATGGAAAATGGAAGATGAATACCTTAACCTGCTTAATCTGTCACGCAGGTCAAGAAGTTATGCAATCAAACGGATGAACATCCTTAAACAAGAAGAAACGGATGTTAAAGATATGATTCAAAGATTTATAGATCATTATGTCACAGATATTATTCCAAAGGATATAACATTGTCATTTGAGACAAGCACGTACAATAACAATGTTAGTTTGATTAATAACCATAAAGAGTTCAAAAACCGTTATTTCATACGATGAAAATTCTTCAAATCTCAGACACCCACAACAGACATAATGAACTGACCAATCTTCCAGAAGCTGATGTTATCATCCATTGTGGCGACTTCACAGAACAAGGCACAGAGGAAGAGGTTCTTGACTTCTTGAATTGGTTTATAGAATTGCCTTACAAGCACAAGATATTCATCACCGGAAATCATGATTTGTGTCTATGGGACGCAGAAGGTATCGAAGACCTTCCTGAAAACGTTCACTTCCTCCAGGATCGAGGATGTGAAATAGAGGGGATTCAATTCTTCGGACTTGCATACAATCACCCAGAAAGGCACATTCCCAATGAAGAAATAGATGTCCTTGTGACCCATGAACCGCCCGTAATGATCCTTGATGAATCATCGGGAACCCATTGGGGCAATGCACCTCTAAGGAACAGAGTGTTTGAGATTAAGCCCAAGTATCACTTGTTTGGTCATGCACACGATGCTTTTGGCACAGAAAAGCAAGAAGGAATTGTCTTTTCGAATGCTGCCATGCTCGATGACAATTATAAATCTCGACGAAAAGGCAAACTTTTTATTTTATAACGAAGAAGCAGACATCTGGTAATACAATCAGCCAAATGTCTGCTTCCTTGCTTTAGTATAACAATCCAAAGCTCCACAAAGGTAGGAACTGTCCGCTTGCATATTCCGTATCATCACGGACGATGTAAGCGTTCTCCACGTCCTTTACCTGCTTCAGTCCTTTCTTCTTGCCACCCACCTCAAAGGTGTATTCACCAATCTGGAAGTCTGACACTTTGGAAGAGATCACTTCCTGGTTCAGTCTTGTCTGATTGAAGAAGAAGGTCTCGCGGACATTACCGATGTTGGCGTTCTCACCGGTCATGGTATATATCATATTGGTATTGTCAAGATATACCTTCTCGGTCTTGCCCAATCCACGCATACCACCTGTGCAATCACGGAGCTGTCCGATCATTCCTGCTTTCTCCATATACAGCAGGTAATTCGGAATATCGTTGCGACTAACCTTTATCTCATTGGCAAGGGATGATGCCTCTGGCTTGTAAGGAACATTGCTTGCGATGATGCCAAGCATACGGCGAAGTTTTCTGCCTGTTGCAGGTGTCATGTTGGCATACTGCGGTATGTCAACCTCCATGGTCAGACGGATTACCTGCTGAAGGCGCTGCTGGAAGTAGCCTTCGAGTGAGAAAGGATAATATCCCTCGCGAAGATACTGCTCGAACAAAGGAAGAGGATGCTCTACTCCTTCTATCTGTACCTTGCCCTCCAGGACTTCCTTTAAGGAACGTACTGGAGTCTTTATGCCATGGAACAGTTCAAGGAACTCACGGAACGAAAGACCCTGCATGTCGTTGAGAAGAACACGACGGCTAAGGTCGGCTTCACCTTCCAGAATATCCAGAACGGAGGAACCTGTGAAGAACACATGAAGTTTTGGATGGGAGTCGTAGATCTGCTTCAGTTCTGTCGACCATCCCTCGTACTTGTGAACCTCGTCGATGTAAAGCCATTCTCCACCCTCACGGACAAACTGGGCTGCAGTGTCTATGAGCGTGTGGGTTGAGAAATAACTGTGGTCAGCCGAAACATACAGGCTTTTATCCTGGATGTCCTCGGCTTGCTCCTTGATGTGCTGGAGAACCATCGTGGACTTTCCTACACCACGAGGTCCCATCAGACCGACAAGTCTTGCCTCCCATGGCAGCTTGTCATACATATAACGCTTGAAGTCAGTTGAAACGAGGTTCAGCTGTTCCTTCATAAATTCAGTCAATGTCAAATCCATAGTAGAATGTATTTAGATGCACCTTGAAAAGTGCAAGTTTAACCTCAATATGCACGATGGGAAGCGCAGATTAAAACACAATATGCACTCTCCAAGGTGCAAATTTAGCACTTTTGAGTTAAATAACCAAGCAAAATCATGTCAAAACACTTTGTTTTATAGAAAATTAGCATAGAAACTGTCAATACAGATTGACAACAGGTACTACCCCCTATAAATGATACTTTATAAGGCTTGATGATACCCTAATTTTTGGGTGTTTAATTGGGTGTAAAAAAAAACTCGCTGAAAATCAGCGAGTTTTGCGGAGAGAGAGGAAGCGTAACCCATGAGTTTACACAATCCCAATGCGTGCCACAATGCCGTAAAACCTTGATTTGATGTTTTGTTGTGGTGTTTTATAGTGCCACACAATACCATATTTGCCCCGAAAAATCGTGTACATTTTCGTGTACGTGGTTTTTTGGGGCTTTTTTCGTGTACATTGTCATAAATCATTGAATCGCGACATCGCACGTTCTTTCAGTTCATCAACAATCGCCATGTATGGTTTCATGGCTTTCATGTCGGCGTGTCCCGTCCATTTCATTATCACCTCGGACGGGATGCCAAGTTGCAACGCCGTAACAACAAACGTGCGCCGCCCGCAATGGGTGGTGAGCAACGCCCATTTCGGCATCACTTGTTCGATTCGTTCGTTCCCTTGGAAATAAACAATCCGGATGGGTTCATCAATTCCGCATACTTGCCCCAAGATTTTCAAACGGGCGTTCATTTTCACGTTCGATATTACAGGCAACGCCAAACCATCCTTGATGTCATCATCCTTGTATTTGTCCAATATCGCCTTGGCGTGGTCGTTCAATTCGATGCGCAACCCATCATGCGTTTTTTGCGTTACCACATCAAAAAAGCCATCCTTGATGTCGGTGCGTTTGAGTTTGGCAACATCCGAATATCGCAATCCGGTGAAGCAGCAGAACAAGAACACATCCCGGACGCGCGCAAGGCTTGATTGTGTGGGCGCGAATTGCCATGATTCAAGGCGCGATATTTCATCACGGGTTAAGTAAATGATTTCCTTGTTCCCGTCCACGCCTTTCATCTTTGGTTTGAACGTGTCATGCAAATTGCCGGGGTAATACCCTTTTTTCGCCGCCCATCGCAAAAACCACCGCAAGAACGAAAGGTTCTTGGAAATGGTGGTGTTCCGCAAATCCTTTCGGAGCAATGAATCAACGTAACCTTGCAATTTGCGTTCGGTCAATGCCGGGAACGAAATATTTGGGTCGTATTCATAAAGATGTCGCCGGAGGGCGGCAAACTTTTCGTGTGTTGAATCCGTCCATTGATTACGTTTGCCCATTTCATCCGTGAATAGGTCGTAAACCTTGAAGAAGTTATCATTGCAAGATGGCAAATCGGCATTCGTTTTTGTCTTGCGTCCAACCATATCATTGAACAAATCCTTGATTTCGCCCGGCGTTGGTGTGCGCTTTTCAAGCAGTTCATAACGGGCGATGATTTCATTCACCACCGATTGCCATTCATCAATGGTGCGGTTAATGGCATCGGCATTCGGTGATGATGGCAGCGCGCGCCCTGTGGCGGCATCCCAATCATCGGCATCAATGTTTTGCCCCAATGGAAAATCCAATGGGCGTTCGCCGTGCAACGTTATGCGCATACGGATGGCAAGGTTCTTTGATTGCCCGGCGGTGCGCTTGTGCAACAAGAATCTTATTGTTCGTTTGATGTGCATGGTTGTTCAATATACATTTCGCCAACGCCAAGAAGCAGCCACGCCGGATTCACGCCGAAATCCAAGCAGATGCCCGAAAGCGCGTCAAGGTCAATAATTCGGTATGTCATCGCGTCCGTTCCCATCGTGTTTCTTATACAACTGTATTTTGTGCGGTTCAAATTATGTTTCCGGCAAAATCCACGCAATCCCAACGTTTTGCCGGATTCAACCGCATTGTCAAGGGCTTGAAAGAACCTTGCTTGTATGGCTTGGGATTCGGGGCTAATATTCTTTTTCATCGCGCGTGCGTGCGTATATTATCAATAATGATATGGAACACCGGGTAACTTATCAAATAGGCGTTATCGGCATTTATTTGCGCCGAAAGCGTGCCTTGTTGAAGTACATTGCCGGAGAAAACAACACGTTCAAGGTTGCCGATGCCCGCAAGCCTTTGGAAAACGGAATCGGTGGCGGCATCATCCGCCTTGCAATAATACGAAGCATCAAACGTTATTTGTGGCTTGGCATCAATTCCGTTGATGAGTTTGAACGAAACGTGTTTGTATGTGGTATCGTTCACCACAACATCATCCACGCGCAAACCTTGCAACAGGGCATCGAACCCATCAGCACGACCATCCCGGAACAAGGATTGCAAATCGCGTTGGTAATCACCAAACAGTTGCGCTTCCTTTATGGGGTTAAATGTGGTGTCCGCAACCGCGCAATAATGCTGAATGATTGAATCCATTCGGCATTGCCTTTCGCATTCATGCGCCGGGCGTGGTGCGTTGTGTGTGCATGAGCATTGCAACACCAATGCAAATGCAGCCAAAAGAAGTTTCATTTGCCTTGCCATTCCGCCATCTTTTGTTTGTAGTCAATTATCATTGAATCAAACAACGCCTTGTCCACGGTCGTTGTTGGTTCGCCTTTGAGTGATGCCAATTCAAGGGCATCAAAGATTGCTTCCGGCATCACGGAATAATAAGACGGGTTGCCGTAATAATCGGCAACGTTGATTGTGATTGTTTCCATTCTTATCCTTGTTTAGTTAGATTATCAATGATTGCCAAAAGGCGGTCAATGTGTTCTTGCGCCTTTTGCAACGACAATTCCTTTGATGCAAGCAATTCAACCAACTTGGATAATTCGCTTTGCATCGCCACATCGGCGGCATTCTTGATGTTGTCGCCCATCACGTTGGCTTGTTCCACATTGCCACCATACATGACTGGGGAATCAATAATGCAATCCGAATAGAGTTCGGAAAGCCTTTGTTTTAGTTTATCCGAATAAGGGGAACGCCCCGTAATAACATCGGATAGATATGTTTTGGACACACCCAATTCTTTTGCAATGTCTTGTTGGGTCATCCTTTTCTTGTATTTAATGGTTTCAATCCATTCACGAATGGCGTTTTTTTCGTCTTTATTGCCCATATACGTATCTTTTTTATATTAAATCCGAAAATAATTCGGATAATGTTTGCACAATCCGAATTTAATACGTACATTTGCAGCACGTAATTAAAAACAATGCAAATATAAATAAATAATTAACTCGCAAAAATAGCAAAAAATACTCAATTTGAAGAATAACATGGAAGAATTTAAGGAAATTAAAGGTTATGAGGGCTTGTATATGGCATCAACATACGGTTTTATATATAAAATCCGTGATGGGAAGCCCTATAAGCGCATCGGCATTCCAAGAACAGATGGTGGACATAATTACACAATAACCAAGTTGTTTGATATGAACAAAGTTCGGAAAGATGTTTGTGTACACCGTATTATTGCCGAAACATTTTTGCCAAATCCGAATAATTATCCATGCGTGAATCATATTGATGGAAATAAGCACAACAACCGGGTTGATAATCTTGAATGGGTTACATATTCTGATAACACAAAGAAAGCGTATGAAATTGGTGCATACGATGGATGCAAGGTGATTCCGGGGCATGAACAATTTTCATTCTTGCTTGGATGGTCACAAGTTCGCCAAGGCGATTTGCAAGAGGTAAAGGATGAAATTCTTACATCCTTGAACCTAAAACAAAAAGTTTCATGGTATCAACGCTTATATGGAAACATTGAACCCAAGATAACGGAGTATTGGAAGATTGAAGAAATATTTCATAAACATGGAATAACCCAAATTTGGGGAGTTCCGCAAAACTAAAAGAACATGAACAAAGAACAATTTTCATTTAACAATGGTTGGATGCAGTTACGCCAAGCGGACATCGCGGCTTGTCGTAAAGAACTGATGGTCGCATTCAACGTAACAACCCGCGCGGCGTTTTTGCAGCGGTTGAAAGGCAATGTCATCCCGAACGTGCTTGAAGCACACAATGTGGAAAAGGTGTTTGCCAAGTACGGAATAAAGGATGTGTGGGGGGAATGATTATGGACACCGTGAAACTTACCAAACGCGAATCCGAAATTGCGGAATTGTTCGCTTGGGGCGCAAGCAAAAAGGATATTGCAAATCGCCTTTTCATTTCGGAACGTACAGTTGAAAACCACGCCCGGAACATATTCATCAAAACCGGGTGTCAAAAGGTCAATGAATTATCCGCGTGGTGGTTTTGCACGAAGTTCCACATTTCATTCGATTTGTCGCCATTCAAGCGCAAGTTCATCACATGGTGTTTGCTTGCCGTAATGATGCCAACAATCATCAACCACGATAATGTGGTAATGCGTTTCCGCACGCAAAGCAGAACAACCCGTGTACAACGTTCACGCCGTGAATCGGAAGATGGAACGGCAAGTTTTCAAATCATCTAAAATTCGCAACAATGGAAAAATTCATTTCAGTATTTCAAATCATCACCGCGATATTCATTTTCCTTTTCGCGGTTGGCACAACAATCCGTTGCATCGTCAATGGAAGCGATGTTTTTTACATCATCATGTTCACGTTGATGGCGTTGGTCGGTCGTTCAATGTTACGTTACACGATTGCAGAATACAAGGAGTTGAAGCATGGAAATAACAAGTAACACCCGCATCATTGATTTGACCGTTGGGCAACTGATGGATATAATTGCAAAGGCACAAGCCCCGGCGGTTGAACAAGCCCCGGAGCAAACGAAACGCCTTGTGTATGGAATTTCCGGGATTGCACAATTGTTCAATTGCAGCATGACAACGGCAAACCGCATCAAGGCATCCGGGCGCATTGATGATGCAATCACGCAACATGGGCGTATCATCGTGGTGGATGCCGACAAAGCATTGGTTCTATTTAATAACAAATAAAATTCGCAACAATGAAACAAGTAATTTTGAAGTCCTTGACCCTTTGCAATTTCAAGGGTGAACAGGCAAGAACAACGAATTTCAATCCGGATGTTACCACCATTTCCGGCGGCAACGGATTGGGAAAATCACGCCATTTCGATGCGTTCATTTGGTTGCTATTTGGTAAGGATGCACGCGACCGAAAGGATTATGAAATCAAAACCCGCGTGAATGGTGAAGAATTGCACAAATGCGAGTGCAGCGTTACGGGCGTGGTTGATGTGGATGGTGAAACAATCACATTGAAGCGTTCATTCGTGGAAGATTGGGTGAAGCCACGCGGGCAAGTGGAACAAGTGTACAAGGGAAATCACACGGAATGTTGGTGGAATGATACCCCGGTGAACGTGTCGGAATACGACAAGCGCATCCAATCAATCGTTGATTCATCGGTTTTCAAGATGATTACAAACCCGGCGTTTTTCGTGGGCATGAAATGGCAATTGCAGCGCGAACAGTTGTTCCAACTCGCGGGCGTTGTTACTGATGCCGAAATCGCGGCGGGCAACCCACAATTCGCCGTGTTGCTTGATGTCATTTCCGGCAAATCCCTTGCCGACCACAAAAAGGAATTGGCGGCACGAAAAAAGCGTTATACGGAAGAATTGAAGCAGATTCAACCGCGTATTGACCAAACCCAAAAGATGAAGCCCGAACCGGAAGATTTCGCCGCCATTGAAGCGCAAATTGCGGACATTGACAAGCAGATTGCCGAAATTGATGCACAAATTGCCGATATAAACACCGCCATTCGCAAGCAATACGAAGCGGAACAGGTAAGGCAAAACCGCGTGAATAGTCTTACCCAACAGGCACAACAAATCGTGTTCGATGCAAAATCATTGGCGCAAGAAGCGGCATTCACCGCCAATGCAAAACGCCGCGAACATGTGAATACCATCCATGTGTTGCAAGGTGATTTGGATGCAAAGCGTGGTGAAGTACAAAAGGCACAATTGGACATCGCACGCATCAACCGCGACATCGAAAAGGCACGCGAAAAACAATCCACGTTGCGCGATGAATGGTTTGCCGAAAACGGCAAGGAATACGCCGGGGAAACAACGTGTCCGCATTGCGGGCAAGCCTTGCCGGATGATATGATTGCAAAAGCAAAGCAATTGTTTGACGATGCCAAGGTTGCCAAATGTGCCGAAATTACCAATAAGGGCAAGGAACTTGGCGCGATAATCGCCGGATATGAAAATGATGTTGCCGCCCGACAAGAAGCCATCAACATTGCCAAATCAAGCATCGAACAGTTGAACGCCGACATCAAGGCTTTGCAAACCGAACTTGACGCAATGCCCGAAAAGGCGGCATCCACCATCAACCCCGAAGAAATCCCGGCATGGGTGGAATTGCAAAAGCAGATTGCCGACATCAAGGCGACCATTTCAACCGACAACACGGGCGTTGATACAAGCGCATTGCAAACCGCCAAGGCTGACTTGAACAGGCAACGCAACGAATTGTCCACACGCCTTGCAAAGCGTGGCGCAATCAAGCGTTGCGATGATGAAATCACCAACCTTGAAGCACGTGGCAAAGAGTTGTCGCAAGCCATCGCCGACATTGAACGCGATGAATACACGGTTGAACAATTCACCCGCGCCAAGATTGACGAATGCGAAAAGCGCATCAACGCCAAGTTCAAATTCGTAACATTCCGGTTGTTCGATTACACCTTAGATGGCAACCCGGTTGAAACGTGCATCCCGTTGTGTGATGGCGTGCCGTATGGCAGCGCGAACACCGCAAGCCAAGTGAATGCCGGATTGGACATCATCAACGCCTTATGTGGTTATTACGGCATTTGCGCGCCAATCTTCATTGACAACCGCGAATCGGTAAACAACATCATTCCCGTACAAAGTCAAATTATTAACCTTGTCGTAACCAACGACAACAAATTGACCGTATCATGAAAATATATTCAACAAAGGATTATTCGCGTTTTTCATTTCTTGATAACAATCGGATTGTAAAAAGTAGTCATGTTGATATGTTGAAAAAATCAATCAAGAACATTGACTTGACGAAGTATAATCCAATCAAGGTTGATGCTAATTTGCGTATCATAGATGGACAACATAGATTCCATGCGTGTATGGAATTGGGATTACCTATATATTATGTTGTACTAAATGGTGTTGATGCTGAGCAAGCAATGATAATTGACAACCAAAACAACAAGAAATGGGAAATGATGGATTGGTTGCGTTACAGGGCAAACAAGAATGGTGGTTGTTATAAACAGTTGCTTGATTTTATACAACAAACATGCACAACCATTAGTAACGCAATGGTAATATTTCCGGCTAAGGCAATAAATGCGGCAACATTGAAAGCCGGGACAACCGATTTCGGCGTTAATGAAAAAGCCTTTGATATTGTACATTTCTTGCAATCACAAGAAGTTAAGACATTATCATTTAGAAACAAAGAGCATTTAATTTGGCGATTAGAATTGCATTTTGACGAATACTCAAAAAGGCAAATGGACAAATTGAAACGAAAGATTCTTTTAGTTCCCGAATGTGCAAATTACAAACAATACCTTACCGTTTTTTCAAACATAATAAAAAAATGAACGAATTACAAAAAACCAATGGTGGCGCAATGATGCAGACCACCACCACAACAAGCCCGGCTTTCAATTTCTTTGACCCGGTGCAGTTTGACACCATGCAACGTGTGTGCAGTTTCTTTGCATCGTCCGACCTTGTGCCGGACAATTACAAGGCACAATTGAAGCCATTACCCGCCGGGGCTGATGAAAACACCATCGCCGCAATCAAGGCGGAAAACACCGCAATCAAAACAAAGGCGGTTGCTAATTGCATGATTGCAGTTGAAGTGGCATCGCGCATCGGCGCAAGCCCATTGATGGTGATGCAAAACATGGCGGTGATTTATGGTCGCCCATCTTGGTCGTCCAAGTTCTTAATCGCCACCGTCAATTCGTGCGGTCGCTTTGAACCGCTTCAATTCCGGTTTATCGACAAGGGCGCGTTGGGCATGGTGGATTACACGGATTACATATATAACCCGCAAACACGCCGAAAGGATGCCATAACAAAGCAATTCGATGGCAAGAAGATTCACGACATCGAATGTGTGGCATACACCACGAAGCGTGGTTCGGATGGCGTGTTGGAATCATCCCCGGTGTCGGTTCGCCTTGCCGTTCAAGAGGGTTGGTACACCAAGAACGGAAGCAAGTGGCAAACAATGACAAAGCAAATGTTGATGTACCGCGCCGCGTCCATGTGGACGAACGCTTATGCCCCGGAACTTTCGATGGGTATGCGTACCGTTGAGGAACAACAGGACATTTACACCGAATATGAGGATGTAACCGCCGAAGTTGCCGCCGAAAAGGAAAACAACGCAAACAAGAAGCGCATTTCCCTTGACATGGGCAACGGCAAAACACAAGTTGTGGACACGGAAACAGGCGAAATTCAGCCCGAAAAACCCGCGGCAAAGGAAACGCCCGACAACGCGCCGAAAGCCCCGGAAAAGGCAAATAACACCCCAAATCCGGGATTCTAACAATTAAACCGAAAGGCAAATGGAATTGAAAGTATTGGGTTCAAGCAGCAAGGGCAATTGTTACTTGCTTGACAACGGCAATGAAGCATTGATGATTGAATGCGGCATCGCGTTCAAGAACGTGCAAAAGGCGGTGGATTTTGACATCAACCGCATTGCCGGGTGCATCATTTCACACGAACATGGCGACCATGCAAAGCATGTGGGCAAATGCCTTGATGCGCGAATCCCGTGTTACATGTCCGCCGGGACACGAAACGCCCTTGGGTTGGCATCGCATCCGTTGGCACACGCGATGGATGAACAGGTGTTGAACGTTATCGGCAATTTCGGCGTGATGCCGTTTGCCACCCAACACGATGCCGCCGACCCGTTCGGGTTCTTAATCTATCACCCGGAATGTGGAATGACATTGTTTGCGACTGACACATATTATTTGGCATACACATTCGCCGGATTGAACAACGTCATGATTGAATGCAATTATCGTCTTGACATCCTGGAGGCAAACATTGAATCCGGAAAGTTGAACCCGGCATTGAGAAACCGAACAATCAAGTCACACATGTCTTTCGACACATGCAAGGAAACGTTGCTTGCCAACGACTTGTCAAAGGTCAACAACATCGTTTTGATTCACCTTTCATCCGGCAATGCCTATGCCGCCGCATTCCGTGACGGCATACAGAAAGCGACACATAAGAATGTTCATGTTGCCGAACCGGGGTTGGAAATTCTATTTAATAAAACACCATTCTAAAAAAGAAAAAAATGAAAAAGATTGAAGTTTTCAAAAAAGAGAATCCGAACGAAGTCATTGCAGTATGCAACGACCTTTCGGAAGCAAGTGAAACCATCATCAACGAATGCCAGGATGATGACGATTTGACGGTGTTCGACTTTGACACCCGCGAAGTGGAAGAAAAAGAACCCGCCGAGATTTGCCCGGATTTTGCGTCATCATGCAAATACCTTGGCATATCCGATGAATTTGCCTTTGATTGCGCCGATGAACATGTCAAGGCAATGCAGTCACTTTACATGCTTGTTATCATCGCCCAGGCTTGGAACAAGATTGACAACTTCGTTCCGGACTATTCGAACCGCGACCAATGGAAATATTTTCCTTGGTTTATCTATGACAAAGGACATGCGGGGTTCGTTTTTGCGGGTACGTATAGTGCGCCATCGGCTACGCATGCGTCTTTCGGGTCGCGGCTTTGCTTTAAATCGTCAAATCGCGCTCGCCAATTCGGTGAAATGTTCACCGAATTATACAACGACTTTCTTTTGCTGAACAAATAAAATATTTCATCATGGACAAAACACTTGGAAAGGACATCGCGAATCTTGTCGCACGCGAAGCGTTCTTGAAAGACAATTGCGACAAAGTTGAAGAAAAGGGTTATATGAAGCCCTATTCGCCGGAAGAATTGCAAGGACACAAAGAGAAACTTGCCAATGTTTCGATTGAGATTGCCGAAATCGAAGCCGAAAAGAAACAAGTTGAAGCCGACTTCAAGGGACGTTTGAAACCCTTGAAAGAAGCCCGTGCAAACATGGTTTCCAACATCAAGGCAAAGGCGGAATACGTTACCGAACCATGTTATCGTTTTACCGACCGCGAAGAAAAACAAACGGGTTATTACAACGCCAACGGCGATTTGGTGGAATTGCGCCCGGCAACCGCCGAAGAATTACAACCGACCCTTTTCATGACCCCGAATTTTATCAATAACCCCGCCAAGGATGGCACAAATGATTAAAGCATTATGAACAACGAAAAAATGATTTTCAACATTGCACCCGGAATGAACGAAGTTGTCATCCGCGAGGGTGCAGCACCCAAAGTTCTTGACCCCAAAGCCCCGGTCAAGATGAACGTGAACGGCACAATCAACGCCCCGTTTGAATACCTATCAAAGCGCATTGATTGCATCAAACAAAAGGAATGCCACATCATCGTGAACCGCGAAAAAATAACCATTCAACTTGTGGTGAACGAATCGGACGAATACACCCGTGGCACAATTGCCGGAACATTGCAGTATCATCCCAAGTTTGAAGAATTTGGCATCAATGCGGGCAAGGTATGGTCGCCGTTCGATTTCGCGATGTTTTGCAAGATGAACCGGGCGTTCTTTGCTGATAAAAACGCGAACATGAGCCTTGTTTCGGCGTGCAAGAATTTCACCGCAAAGGTGAATAACCAAATTGAACGTGCAATACAGGAAAACGGCAACCGCACGGACAATTTCGCCCAAGTGGTCAATTCTAACTTGCCCGAACAATTCACCCTTTCCATTCCAATTTTCAAGGGTGGCAAAAAGGAAGATTTGGTTGTGGAAACATTTGCCAAGATTGACGGTCGCAATGTTGCGTTTGTCTTGTTGTCGCCGGGCGCGGAAGAAACGCTTGAAGATTTGCGCGACAAGGCAATTGATGAACAGTTGAACGCAATCAAGGCAATTGCCCCGGATATTGCAATATTTGAAGTTTAACCCCAAAGCCCGCCACCTTGCACGCGCCGGGTGGTGGGCATAACATCGCAACAATGGAAGATTTGAAAACAAGATTGGATGCCCTTGTACAACAATACAACGTGCCGCAATTCGTGGGCAATGACCCGGTACAATTTCCCCGGATGTTTACCGCATTCCGTGATATTGAAATTGCCGCGTTCCTTGCATCCACAATAGCATGGGGCAACCGGAAGCAGATATTGAAAGGATGCCACAAGATGTTATTCGGCATCATGCACGGCAAACCATTTGAATATGTGATGAACGGCGAATGCGAATGCCTCAATCCGGACATCAACATCCACCGCACGTTCTTTGGGCGTGATTTGCAATATATGTGCCGCGGCTTGAAATGGGTGTACACTATGCACGGAACAATGGAAGATGTGTTCGCGTGTGAACTTGACCCGTGGAACGGCATTTCGTTTTTCAATGCGCTTATGGCGGACGGAAACGATGGCAGCACCAACAAGCATTTGTCCGACCCCGGACGCAAGACCAAAAGCCACAAGGGAAAATCGGCGTGCAAACGTATGCACTTGATGTTGCGTTGGCTTGTTCGCAAGGATGGCAATGTTGATTTGGGTGTGTGGCGAAGAATCCCCGAAAATCGGCTTATGATACCCTTGGATGTCCATGTTGGGCGTGTCGCCCGTGAATTGGGCTTGTTAGAGCGCAAACAGGATGACCGGATGGCGGTTGAATTATTAACCGATAAATTACGCGAATATGACATCAACGACCCAATCCGTTACGATTTCGCATTGTTCGGGTATGGTGAACAACAAAAACATCAACGAGCATGAAAGAAACATTCTATTTCGCACACGATTACAACGCGCGCAACGACCCAAAATTGCAAAACGTGTTGTTCGACCTTGGCGTTGAGGGAATCGGCGTATTTTGGTGTATTATTGAACAATTGTATGAACAGGGTGGCAAGTTGCCGTTGCATTACTGCAAAAGCATTGCATTTGCATTGCACGTGGATTTTTGCATGGTTGAACACCTTGTGAATGATTACGGATTATTCAAGAATGACGGGCAAAACATGTGGTCGGAATCGGTTTTGAACCGATTGAACCGCCGAACCGAAGTTTCCGAAAAACGCAAGTTGGCGGCGTTGGCAAGGTGGCGGCAAGGCATTGAAAATCAAAGTCAAACGCAAGCCCCGGCAAGTTGTAGGCAAGTTAGTGAAAATGCAAGTGTTATGCAAATGCAATGCAAAACCGATGCAAATGCAGAACATAAAGGAAAGGAAATAAAAGAAAAGGAAATAATAAAAGAAAGAGAGAAAGAAAAAACCGCACGGCGGTTTATCCCGCCCACGGTTGAAGAAGTCAAAGCGCGCATTGATGAAATGGGTTACACGTTCGATGCCGAAGCGTTCATTGCATTCTATCAATCAAACGGGTGGATGGTCGGAAAGTCCAAAATGAAAGATTGGCGGGCGGCAATGGTAACATGGCAGAAACGCGAACCACGATTCCCGCGCGGCGGCAAGTCAAGTTCAACATCTAAAAAGGCAAACGAAGAATGGTAAACGAAGAAAAGAAACCCCAAATGCCAACGGTGGAAGCGGTTTTGAATGCAATCCGGCAACGCGGAATGTTTTCGGGATTCCAACGTTACGAATACACCAAGCCGGGATGGTACGACATCAACAATGCCTTGAAGATTGTTGAAGCCATCGGCAAATCACGAAACCCGGCATTCGTGATTGATGATGAAAACCGTTTCACATACGAAAATTTCATCAAGTGGGCGCACGGCGACCGAACATTTCAAGCCCTTGACCCGGTAACACGAAAGGCAATTCCCGGACGCATGAACCGCGGCATCTACATTGCCGGAAATACGGGAACGGGCAAAACGTGGTGCATGGAAATCATGCAAGCATACATCCAAGCAATCGGATTCCGGATTTTGTGGCAAGATGACACCGAACCACGCCCGTTGTGGTGGCGTACAATCCGCGCCGATGGCTTGTGTGATGTGTGGACGGAAACCGGAAATGTAACGGCATACAAAAACGCGCCGATGCTTTGCATCCAAGACCTTGGCAACGAACCACAAGAAGCGTTGTACATGGGCAACCGCCTTGACGTGGCACGTTACATCATCGAATATCGCGGCGATGCCCACGCCGAACTTACATTCATCACGTCCAATTTGCGCATGGGCGGCGACATCCTCAAAGAACGATATGGCGACCGCGTGGCAAGCAGATTGATGGAAATGTGCAATTATTTTGAAATCAAAGGCAAAGACCGCCGAAAAATTTGATTGGTATTTACTAACTAACAAAACGATATTATGAATGAAATCATCCAATCAAGCGTGTACACCACGCAAAAGGGAACGCCCGTAACCGATTCGGTAAAGGTGGCGCGGGTGTTCGATAAGATGCACAAGAATGTTATGAAGTCAATTCGCAACATCTTGGGGTCGGCTCAAAATTTAGCCAACCAAAATTGGTTTTACGAAACCACATACACGGATGCCCAAGGCAAGCGGCAACCCATGTTCTTGATGAACCGGGACGGTTTTTCATTGCTTACCATGTCATTGACCGGGGAAAAGGCAATGGCGTTCAAGGTGGCATTCATCGAACAGTTCAACCGGATGGAACAGGCAATCAAGGATATTGCCCCGGCGACCCCGGCAATTCCGCAAACATTCGCGCAAGCGTTGCGCCTTGCAGCGGAACAGGCGGAAACAATCGAAGCGCAACAAAAGCAACTTGAAGAACAAGCCCCCAAGGTGGCATTCGCAACCGCCATCATCAATTCGCCATCATCGTGCGGCATTGATGAACTTGCAAAATTGTTGAAGCAAAACGGCGTGGACATGGGCGAAATCCGGCTTTTTCAATGGTTGCGTGATAATGATTACTTGTGCAGCGTTGGCACGGCACGAAACCAACCAACGCAAAAAGCCCTTGACATGGGGTTGTTTGAACTCAAACCGCAAACGTGGACGAATCCCTGGACGGATGAAGTGATGACAACCACCCGCACAATGGTAACGGGCAAGGGCAAACAATATTTCATCAATAAATTCATTTACCAACAGGAAAGGAAAAGCCAATGAGGATTTATGTTTCGGGCAAGATTTCGGGCTTGCCGTATGAAGATGTAAAAACCCGTTTCGATGATTGCCAAGCATTGCTTGAATCCATCGGGTTTGAAGTGATTAACCCCATCACGATGGGATTGCGTCAAGAAGCCACATGGGAACAACACATGGTCAAGGACATTGAATTGCTTTTGTCGTGTGATGCAATCTATATGATGGACAATTGGACGGAAAGCACCGGGGCGGGTATTGAATACGACATCGCCTTTCGGTTGGGCAAGGATATATGGTTTGAATCATCGTTTGCCCGCGACAACCGGAATGTGATGCGCATTCAAAACGCCATCCACGAAGTGATGGGATTGAAGTTTTCGGATTACATCGGCAAATCGCGCAAGCGTGATGGGTTTTATGCCCGGATGATATTCGTGCATCATTGCCGGGCGTTAAAAATGAAACTGACCAAAATTGCCCAATACGTCCACCGCGACCATTCATCAATGTTGCACATCTTGAAAAAGTACGGCGATGATATGCGGTTCAATCCGCAATTCCGTGATATAGCAACAAAAGTAAATGATATATTGAATAAAACAAACGAATAATGCACAAATTTGATTACCGTTGGACGTTGAAAGATGCCAACTTCACCAAAGACAAAGGAACGGTCTTTTCTTGCTTTTCTTGTGGGGGGGGGTCGTCAATGGGCTATAAATTAGCGGGTTACGATGTTATAGGTTGCAACGAGATTGACCACCGAATGATGTACACCTATTGTCAAAACAACAATCCAAAGTTCCCATTCCTTGAACCAATACAAACTTTCAAGGATAGAACGGATTTGCCGCCCGAATTGTTCAACCTTGACATCTTGGACGGTTCGCCCCCTTGTTCATCATTTTCGGTTGCCGGGAATCGTGAAGCTGATTGGGGAAAGATGAAACATTTTCGTGAGGGTCAGGCGGAACAAGTGTTGGATACGTTGTTTTTCGACTTCATCGAACTTGCAAAAAAGTTGCAACCGAAAGTTGTTGTGGCGGAAAATGTGAAAGGTTTGTTGCTTGGTGAAGCGAAAGACTATGTAAGGCGAATTTATGATGGTTTCGACGATGCCGGGTATTATTGCCAACATTGGTTGCTAAATGCTCAAAATATGGGTGTACCACAAAGGCGTGAACGCGTGTTCTTTGTATGCTTGCGAAAAGACCTTGCCGAACCATTCTTGGAACGAGTGTCATTGTTTGAAGAATTACCGAGATTGAAGATGGTGTTTAATGAAAGACCAATACTTTTCAAAGAATTTGCAGACTATAAAGGCACGGAGATAAAAGGTGGTAAATTACGCCATTATTGGGAAAACAGGATTCCTGATGACGACGGTATGGGGGACACGACCAAAAGATTGTATGGTGTCGAAAAGTGCTTCAATCACCGATACGATAAAGAAGATATGGTTTGCCATACATTGACCGCCAAAGATGCGTGTTTTTGTTATAATCAACCGCGTAGGCATTCAGTCGGCGAAGTTTGTTGCATTTCATCGTTTCCACAAGATTACAACTTTGGCGGTCAATCACCACATTACGTTTGCGGAATGTCAGTTCCACCCGTTATGATGGCGCAACTGGCGAATCAAATTTGGGAACAATGGTTGTCAAAAATTTAGAAATAAATATAACATAAATTTTTCAAGAAATGAATTTTAATGAATTAGCAGATAAAGCACATTCCAACGCCGTGAATCACGGATTTTGGGACGAAAAGTGGAGCAATGAACATTGCTTGATGCTTGTTATCACCGAAATTGGCGAAATGGTCGAAGCGCACCGCAAGGGACACCGTGCCGATATTGATGCGTTCGTGAAGTATAATGAACGAATTGCGTTCGATGAAAACTTTGAAAGACACGTCAAAGATACCGTCGAAGATGAATTTGCAGACATTGCCATTCGTCTTTTCGACCTTGCCGGGGCTTTGGGCGTGGATTTCGACAAGATGAATCCTTGCCGTTACCACCGAGCATTCGACAAGTTCGACTTTGCCGAAAACGCATTTGCCTTGTCCAAGGGCTTGTGCCGGGATGGCATCGGAATTGAAAAGCGCATCCAATTCGGTTTGGATTTCGTTACCAAATGGGCGCAAGAACTGAATATCGAATTGGCGTTTTTCGTTGCGCAAAAGATGCGATACAACGTGATGCGCCCATACAGGAACGGCAAACAATATTGATGCCATGCGTTTCATTGTGATAACCGAAAACCCCTTGACCGGGGAACGAACAACGGTTGAAACAAAGGATTATGAAGCCTTGCGCATCGACCGCGCCGAAATCGTTGCAATCGTGGATAAGACCGCGCAACAAGTAACGTATGATGGCGAAACATGGAATGATTTTGAAAAAGTTTATTTTTAACCCTTAAAATTAAATTGTTATGTTACAAATTGAAGTTATCGGAAACATCGGCAATGATGCCGAAATTAAGGATTTCAGCGGCAAAAAGTATGTTGCTTTCAATGTCGCACATTCGGAACGCCGCAAGGATGCCAATGGCACAACGGTTGAATCAACAACGTGGGTGTCCGTGCTTTGGTACGGCGATGGCGGCGGTTTAACGCCACACCTTAAACGTGGTGCGAAAGTGTTTGTCCGCGGTCGCATGGCGTTGAAACAATACCAAGACAAAAACGGGCATTGGCAAACCGCCGTGAACTGCAATGCAAGTGAAATCCAACTTTGCGACATCAAGGGCAACGGAAATGGCAATGCAGCAGCCGCGCCCGCCGCGCAACCCGAAAACGCCGATGGTATGCCGTTCTAAATGAAGCACGACAACATCATTGCCATTGACCCGGACAAGGAAAAGTCCGGGGTGGCTTTTTTGAAGCGAAGCACGCGGCAATTGGAATTGACCAATCTTGCGTTCCCGTTGTTGCTTGATTACTTGCAGCACGCCAAGAAAAAGGGCGAGGAAACGCACGAATCGTTGATTGTCGTTGTTGAAGCCGGATGGATGAACGCCAAATCATGCTTTCACGCCGCCCAAGGCAAACAGGCGGAAAAGATTGCAAAGGATGTCGGCGCGAACCACGAAACCGGGCGCAAAATCATTGAAATGTGCGAGCATTACGGCATCGAAGTAACGCCGCACGCGCCTTTGGTGAAGTGTTGGAAAGGCAAAGACCGGAAGATTACACACGATGAATTGGCATCGTTCACGGGCATCATGGGGCGCACCAACCAAGATGCAAGGGATGCCGGATTGTTGGCGTGGACATTTGCCGGATTGCCCATCCGCATAAAACCATAGGTGGATAACTTTGGGATAACTTATCGGGCAAAAGGGGTGTATTATAGTGATACACCCCTTAACTTTGCATTGCAATTGCATAATTAAATAAGAAATCGTATGAAACCAATTGATTTTGAGCAATCCACAAAGGTATTGCAGAAACCCGGCACGTTGTCGGATTCACAATGTGGTGCGTTGCCCGTGTGGTGCGATGGCAAACAATGCGTTTCGTGTTGGAAACCATCAATCAAGGAACGCATCAACATATTGTTCGGCGGGAATGTGTGGTTGGGCGTTTTGTCCGGCAAAACACAACCGCCCGTATTTGTCGCCGGGGAAAGAGTATTTGAAAGAACGCCGTTTTTTGCCCGTTTTAGGGCGTTTTGGGTTGAAGTGGGTGAAGTTATCGCGGAAGTGTGGAAAAGCGTTGCAGAAGCCGCCAAAATGCCCGACAAGCGCAAGCATTTGTATGTCGGCATTGTGATTGGCTTGGTGTTCGGGTGTCTTTTCGGCGTTTCAATAGGTTTTGCCGCCGGATGTCTTGCCGGGGCAATAAAGGAATGGTGGGATTCCAAAGGACACGGCACGGTTGAAATCATGGATTTCATTTTCACCGCCATTGGGGCGTTGTGCGGCGCGTGCCTTTCCATCCCGGCAATTATGTTGTATCACTTAATCATTGAATTATGGCAAAGGTAATTGAAACAAATATTGAATCCCTTGTGCCGGACAACAAGAATTTCAACAAGGGAACGGAATACGGCGACCATCTTATTGATGAATCGTTGCGCCGTTTTGGCTTGGGGCGTTCCATCCTAATTGACAAAAACAACCGCATCATTGCCGGAAACAAGACCGCCGAAAAAGCCGCCGACATTGGCTTTACCGATGTTTTGGTGGTTGAAGTGGACGGAAACCAACTTGTCGCCGTGAAGCGCAAGGATATTGACCTTGATTCAGCCAAAGGGCGTGAATTTGCACTTGCTGACAACGCAACGGGCAAAGCGAACCTTTGCTTTGACACCGACTTGATAATGCAAGAAGCCGAGAAATTCGACTTTGACCCCGAAGATTGGGGCGTTCCAATGGAGCAACCCGAAGAAGAACAACAAGAAGATGGCAAAAAGGAAATATCCACCAAACTGATTGTTGAGTGTGGCGATGTTTCCAAGTTATCATTGTTATTCAGCGAGTTACAAGACAGGGGTTTTAAGTGCGAGTTGAAAGAATAAGTGATAATTGTAACAAAATCAACCTAAAAAAGAGTTTTGACAATGGCAAAGTTCAGTAAAAAAACGGTGGAAAGGATTGTTGGGCTTATCAAGTCCGACACATACACCATTGCCGAAATTTGCCGCCAAGTGGGAATAACACCGAAAACATACCATCAATGGGTGAACGATTACCCCGACTTTGCCGATGCTATCGAGCAAGCCAAGGACGAAAGAATGCAAGCGATGGTGATTGAAGCGAAAAAATCCTTGATGAAAAAGATTCAAGGTTACGATGTAACGGAAACCAAGGTTGTAACCGTTCCCGGCACGAAAAAGGACGAAAAGGGCAATCCTAAACCCATAATCAAGGAGCAAACGACCACCAAGAAACACATCCAAGCAGATACGGCGGCAATCATCTTTACACTTACCAATGGCGACCCCGAACATTGGAGAAACAGGCAAACAACGGAAGTAACGGGGAAAGATGGCAAGGATTTGTTTGCATCAAAGACCGATGAAGAACTTACCGCGGAAATAGAAGAATTGCAACGAAAATTGGAATGATGGCAAACAGGGCGGAACAAATAAGGCTTATCAAGGCAATGCAAGAACGGCTTAATCGCGAAAGTCGTTCCGATTTGTTGCGCTTTACCCTTGCCACCATGCCGACATTCCGCCCGGCTGATTTCCACCGCCGTTATTACCAATGCTTGACCAAGTTTGCCACGGGCGAAATAAAGAAACTGATGGTGTTCATGCCGCCCCAACACGGCAAATCCGAGGGTTCAACACGCCGTTTGCCCGCGTTCCTTTTGGGGCAAGACCCGGAAAAGCGATTGGCGATTGTTTCATACAATGCGCCCAAGGCGCGCAAGTTTAACCGCGAAATCCAACGTATCATTGACACGCCCGAATATCATGCCATTTTCCCCGGAACGTGCTTGAACGCATCCAATGTAACAACCATCGCGGGTTCATGGTTGCGCAATGCCGATGAATGCGAAATCGTTGGGCATCGCGGCGGATTCAAGACCGTTGGTGTGGGCGGTGCATTGACGGGTGAACCCGTGGACATCCTTATCATGGATGATATTTACAAGGATGCGAAAACGGCATGGTCGCCCATCGTGCGTGAAAGCGTTTCCGATTGGTACGATACAGTTGCCGAAACACGTTTGCACAACGATTCCCAACAATTGATTGTGTTCACCCGTTGGCATGAAGATGATTTGGCGGGTTCATTATTGCGCCAACAAGGCGTTTATGATGCCGAAAGCAACCCAAATGGATGGGTTGTTGTGGTGTATCAAGCCATCAAAGAGGGTGCGCCGACCAAGTACGACCCACGCCAAGAGGGTGAACCATTGTGGGCGGAACGGCATAACCTTGAAAAGTTGCAAGCAATCCGAAGCAGAAATCCACAAGTGTTTGAATCGCTTTACCAACAAGACCCGCAACCCCGTGCGGGCTTGATGTATGAAGCCGGATTCGTAGAATACCTTATCCGCCCGGCAACGGCATACGTCAAACGCCGTTGTTATGTGGACACCGCCGACACGGGCGCGGACTACCTTTGCGGCATTGTTTACGATGAAACGGATGTGGGCAATTACATCGTTGATGTGCTTTACACCACGCGCCCGGTGGAATATACACAAACCGCCCTTGCCAAAATGCTTTGCAAACATGGCGTGGCGGATTGCATCGTGGAAGCGAACAACGGCGGACGCATATTCAAGAACAACGTGGAACGGGAATGCCGATTGATGGGCAACGGAAAAACCAAGTTCACGGCGTTCCACCAAACCGAAAACAAGGAAACGCGCATTTACGCCAATTCGGCGATGGTGCAAAACCTTACATTCATGCCCCAAGGATGGAAATACCTTTTCCCGGATTTCGCCAAGGCGATATGTGGCTATCTTAAAGCCGGGCAGAATGAACACGATGATGCCCCGGACGCATTGACCGGGACGATTGAAAAGCGCAAGGGCGGCAAGCGCACGAATGTTGCCGCGTTATTTGGTCAAATTTAATTCACAACGATATGACAATAGAAGAAATTTTCAAGTTAGCAACGGCAAATGATGTGATTTCCGAATTGAAATCATGCCGATTCATTCCGCAACCGGATGTGGAAGCCGCCAACAAGGCGTTGAACATCCGATTGCACAACATCAACAACCCGGTGATTCGCCCGGATAAGCGCGTTCAAGTAAGCAGCGACCAAGAAGCGGATTCGGCGCAAAAGGTGATTTCCACCGATGGTGAAAGCACCAATTTCAAGATGGTGAAAGTTGCCCGTGTTGCGGTCGCCATCCAAAAACTTATCATCAAACGCGCCGTTTCGTTTTGCTTTGGCAATAAGCCATTGTACAACTCAACGCCCGAAAACGAACAGGAAAAGGCGGTGGCGTTCGCCCTTGAACGCATCATGCACGATGTTAAGTGCAAATCGTTGAACCGCAAGATTGGGCGTTCAATATTCGGTTACAAGGAATGTGCCGAATATTGGTATCCGGTTGAAAAGAAACATGGCAAATATGGTTTCCCATCGCAATACAAGATGCGTTGCACCATCTTTTCCCCGGCGTTGGGTGATACCCTTTATCCGTATTTTGACGAAACCGGGGATATGGTTGCGTTTTCACGTTCCTTTTCCCGAAACATCAAAGGCGTTGCCACCAACTACTTTGAAACATTCACCGACACCGAACATTGGCTTTGGGTGAACGGTGCAAATGGCTTTGATGTGGTTGAGGGTTATCCCAAGGCAAATGCCATCGGCAAAATCCCGGTGATTTACGGACATCAACCCGAATTTGAAACCGAGGATGTGAACGCCTTGATTGACCGATTGGAAGAATTGCTTTCCAACTTTGCAGACACCAACGATTACCACGCAAGCCCGAAGATATTCACCACCGGGCAAATCAACGGATGGGCGCAAAAGGGCGAATCCGGCGCGGTTATTGAGGGCGAAGATGGCGCAACGATGCAATATGTGTCATGGCAGCAAGCCCCGGAAGCGGTCAAGTTGGAAATCGAAACGTTGCTGAAACTTATTTACACCATCACGCAAACGCCGGACATTTCCTTTGATGCGGTCAAGGGATTGGGCGCGATTTCGGGTGTGGCGTTGAAGTTGCTTTTCATGGATGCGCATTTGAAAGTGCAAGACAAGTGCGAAATATTCGATGATTACTTGCAACGCCGCGTGAACGTGCTTTTGGCATATATCGCCCAAATGAACACATCATTGGCGGATGCTTGCGAAACCATCATGGTTGAACCCGAAATCGTGCCTTACATCATCACATCGGACATGGACGATTTGAATTATTGGATGACTGCAAACGGCAACAAACCCGTTGTTTCGCAAGAAGAATCCATCGTGGGCGCGGGCTTATCCAAGAACCCGGAAGAAACCATGCGCAAGTTGGATGAACAGGCAACGCGCGACAATTCGTTTATGATTGGTGAACCACAATTGGAGGGCGATGCGTAGATTGATTTTTGCAATATTGATGGGCGTGTTGCTTGCAAGTTGTGAGCAACGCCCCGCCCGTGGTTATGTCGTTGGCAAGGAATATAAGGCGGCGCACAATGTCGTTTATCGCGATGAAGCGACCAAAACATTGCGCACACGCCGCGTTCCCGACCAATGGTTTGTGTGGGTCGCGGATTCAACCAATGTGCGGTCGTACAACGTAGATAGTGCGACATTTAACAACATCCGGCATGGCGATTTTATCCGGCTAAAATGCAAATGATATGGCAAAGAAGAAAACAACAGTTATCGAAAAACCACAATTCCAATGCCGGGATTGCGCGCATTCATACGATTGGCATTCCAAGGCGATTGACGGACACGATATTTTGTGCCGATGCAAGTTTGATGCAAAGACCGAACACGGCAAATGGTGCAAGTTTCTCCACGACCCGCAATGTGAACATTTCAAACGCCGTAACAATGAGTAAAACGAACCTTTGCGACAACTGCAAACATTGGACACGCGCTTTCGATGGCTTTTATTGTTGCGTGTGCGCCAAATGCCATCCCGGCAATGATGGTTATTGGCGGTGTCGCTATTATCAACCAAAGAAGTAATGGCAAAGCGTCAAAAGGTACAACGATTCAGCATACAAGGATGGGACATGCGGCATTACCGGGAAACCGAAGCGTATGCCCAAGCCGTGCAATCACTTTACGACAAGGCGACATTGGCAATCCCCCGTGCCGCCGCCCGTGGCAAGATTGACCCGGACACGCCGTTTTCGTTTGACATGTACCCAAGTGTTCAAAAGGAGATGCAGCGCATCACCGAACAATTGGCGGAACGTGTAACGGTGGTTATCGAAACCGGGTCAAAGAAACAATGGTTGTTCGCGTGCGACAAGAACGATGCGTTCATTTCGTCCATCATGGACACATCCAAGGTGAGCAAGGCACGATTGAAAAAGATGCAAGACCGCAACTTGGATGCCCTTGCAGCGTTCCAAGGTCGCAAGGTGGATGGCATGAACCTTTCGCAACGTGTGTGGAAATACGTTGGACAATTCAAAGACCAATTGGAAAACGCCCTTGATGTTGGATTGGGCGAGGGACGAAGCGCGGATGAACTTTCAAGAGATGTGCGCCAAAATCTAAACGACCCAAACCGCCTTTTCCGGCGCGTCCGGGATAAGCGGGGCAACCTTGTATTGTCCAAACGTGCGGCGGCGTTCCATCCGGGACGTGGTGTTTATCGTTCATCGTACAAGAACGCGATGCGCCTTACCCGGTCGGAAATCAATATGGCATACCGGGAAAGCGATTGGCAGCGGTGGCAATCGTTGGATTTTGTCGTGGGGTTTGAAATACACCGAAGCAATCATGAGCCGTTGTGCAAGTGCGACACATGCGCAAAGTTGGTTGGACGTTACCCCAAGACATTCAAGTTCAAAGGGTGGCACCCGCAATGTATGTGTTACGCAACGCCTATTTTGATGGACGAAGAAACCTTTGATGAAAACGAGTTGGGCGACCTCAAAGCGGCATTGCGCGGAACACAATACAAGCCATTGCAAGCAAAGAATGTTGTTACCGATGTGCCGGACGAGTTCAAAAAGTGGGTGAAAGACCATATCGAAGCGCAAAAGAATTGGGGTTCGACCCCCTATTTCATCAAAGACAACTTCAAAGATGGCAAGTTGTCCGAGGGCTTGAAGATTACATTGCCAACGGTTCAGGTTCAAACCGATGTTCTTGCACCTTACCGGGCGCAAATCGAGCAAGCAAGACAACAGGCGACCAAGTGGGGATTGTCCGTGCAACTTACGATGTTGGACAAGTATGTTGCCGACAAGGATATTGCAAGCATACAAAGCCGAATCGCCACCATTCAATCCAAAGCGGCACAAATGGAACAAGCCGATGCGGATATTCGCCGCAAATGTGCCGAATGGGGCTTGTCCACATACATTCTTGACGAAGCAATGCGCAATCCTGATTCAAAGAATATCTTGGCGAAAATGTCGGAGTTGGAAGATAGGTGCATAAATGCCGAAAGAGAACGAAAGGCGTTTATTTCCGATGCCAACGATGCAGTCAAGGAAGCAAGAAAATTGGGAATTGATGTTTCGGAAATGCTCAATTGGATTTCCATTGTATCGGATAAGCGAGAATGGACAATGAGCAAGACAAGAGCAAACGAGGTGTTGGAAAGTTTGAAAAGTGCGATTGGTTCTTTGAAAACAAAAGGCAATGACCCAATGGACGAATGGGCAAAACGCACCCAAGCCGCCGGAACAATCAACAAAAGCGCAAATGATGTCGATATTGAAAAGAGTTTCGGAATACAAAAGGGTGTTGATATGACCTTTGATGAAGCAAACGAGTTGCGAGGAAACCCGAATTTTGAACCTCAATACATACCCGACCCCAACGGCATATATATACGCCGAAGCGACGGACAAAGGTTGAGCAAAAACCCGAAATACAAAAAGAAATTTACGGTTAATTGTCAATCTTGTGTTGTTGCTCACGAATTACGCCGCCGAGGTTTTGACGTACAAGCACAGGGAAACACAAAAGGTTCAACCCCCGAAATCCTTTCGTATCATACCGAACTTGCTTGGTTGGACGCAAACGGGAATGCCCCAACATCAAGGGTTGCAAGGTCGCAATCGTGGGATTTGAAAGAGGAATTGACGCAATTCTATGATTTGACAAAAGATGTCGGACGTTATCACCTTAAATGGAGCTGGGACAGGTCAAGAAGTGGTCATATTATCACGTGTGAACGTCTTTCCGATGGCACATTACGCATTTACGACCCGCAGAATGGCGAATTTATCACCGACTTTGAAGCATACGCCAAAGGATTCAAAAGGGCGCGTGGTATTGAGGTTTTAAGGGTTGATAATTTGCGGTTCAACGTGCTTTATTCGGGTGCATTGAAAGGCAACAAGGCAAGAAAAAAGGGGAAATAATTATCCCCCTTTTTCTTTTGAATCTTCGATGAAGTCTTGCCATTCCCATTCGTCTGCAATACGGGTGGTGTTCCCGTCATACAAAATCAAAATAGGTTTGCCAATAAACGCCACCTTGTCCGGGTCGTCAAAGGTTGGATTGAAAACCTTGTACCCATTCCATTCGCATTCAAATTCCGCACCATCGAAACCGTATGATTTCGCAAGGTCAATAATTGTTTGGTTTGGCTTCATATCGTTTATTGTTTTGAGTGTTTACGATTCGTTTTCTTTCGGTGGATAATTCCCCGGTAAATGATACACTTGTTGTTGCGATATGGCTTTGAATCCGTTATTCCATACGCCCACAACCGAGATTTCGACACACCCAAGTCAAGGGGTGTAAACTTGTCGAATATCGCGGTGATAGAACCGAAATAATGGTGGTTGTCGTCGCCAAAGCAAACGTGATATATTGTTGTTCCGTTCATAATCATTTTATTCTATAAACACGTACGCCATCGTTGATTTTCCTTGTTGTAAATTGCCATTCGGGCGCGTTTCTTTTGCACCACGATTTTGCGTTTTGAATCAATAAGGCTTGCTTTTTATAGGAATAACCATCAATAAAAAACGAATCCCCAACACGCATTGAAGCCCAAGGATATTTTGTTTTGTTTCCCTGAACAACTTTGCAATAATGTTTTGGGACAAGACAATGTTGTTGCGTTTCCATATTACTTCAAGTTAAAATCAAACCATTCTTTCGGCGAATTGAACGCCGCCTTTTTCACTTGGCGATAAAACGCCTTGTTCAGCTTGCGAAGCCTTGCCAAGCATTCGTGGGGATTCCAACGGAAGTCCGGCATTACTTCGTTGTTCGCGGCGTAAATACCGCCTTGTTTTGGCTCAAAATGAGCAAAGGCAACCAAGTGTCCATCTTTGACGAAAACAACGTCTTTGACGGCTTTATTTGGCTTGTGGTGGAGTGTAAAGGACGTGCAACCGTTGTAATACTCAACAATCTTGCGGTGTTGTTCCATTGCTTCTTGCATCTTACTTGCCTTGTTCTTGCGGAAATCCCACATATTCTTGGCGACCTGATGCCGGAGTTCCTCCACATTGATAGGTTCTTTCCCGGTTGCCACGTCATACGGCAACATTCCATTGGCAAACATTCGTACAGCGCGAACAAAGTTTTCCTTGTCCACCACCTTGTCGTGAAGTTCTTTCACGAAATCCACCGTCAAGCCATACTTGCTTGCGAGTGCTTCAAAATTCATCTTTTCCATTGCAAAAGTAATTATTTTATTTAATACAACATTTATTTTGAAATCTTATTTCCAAGTCGAAAACACTTTTCCCCTTGCCTTTCATCGGTTCTTTTAATCTTGATTGCATTTCTTTCAGGCGTTCCCAATACTTGGGCAAGAAACGAAAGATGTTTTCAAGTTCTTCAAGGTTCTTATTTCGGCAACACCAACAGGACACCCGCGAAAGTATGTCATATAAACGAATGCCATCTTCAACCCAAAAGAACCCTTGTTCATAGCAATATGAAAGGCAATCTTGTTCAGTCATTCGCCATTCGTCCAATGGAAACACCTTGTTCCCGTTGCGTTCCTTTTCAAGTCGCTTGGGTTCATCGTGTGCAATGCCCACATATTCGATGCAGCCTTTGCAATATGCTTCAATTGCTTTCAGCTTTGCAGTTGTCCCCCAACGACAAACGCCACCCGATTGAAAATTGTGCTTCTTGCGAAATTCCGCTTGTTGTGGTGAAAAGCGGAAATAAGAAATGGCGTTTTGTACCATAGACACGATTTCAATTCCGGCAAGCGGACGGAATCGGTCGTAAATTGCCACCACGTCAGCATTCAGGACAACGCCTTTGTTGGCGATGATAATGCCCTTGATTTCATTGCGAATTTGTTTTGTAAGATTCTTCATTGTTGCGAAAGATTGTGGGCGGTTGCCCGCCCGGTTGTACATTACCCACGAACAAATTTGACGGTTTCATTTTGCGTGGTTTGATTTTGGAACACCCAACCAAGGTCGTATGCACGTCCATCGTCCTTGCGATGGTATCGAAACCACTTGTCATATATGCCGTTTTTGCAATCGTTCATTCCTTGGTCGTAATCGTGTCGGGCTTGCTTGATTTCAGCTTTTGCCCGGTCGATGATTTCTTGTTGCATCGTGTGTTATAGTAACACACTGCAAAGATAGATGTTTTATTTAATAAAACAAGCATTTCGGCGAAAAAAATGCACTTGCAATGCAAAATTGTTGATAAGTTGGGCATATCTTGCCCGAAAAACGTGTATGTTTCACTATAAAACACACTACCTTTGCACGTGTTTGATTTTTAACTAAAAGTATTTGTTCAATGAAAAAAACAATTTTGGCGTTACTTGTGGCAAAATTCCAAGGCGCGCGAAAAGACGGATTGAATGTGTTGGCGGGCATCCTTGCCTTACAGGCATCAACCGAAGATGAAGCGAAAGCCCTTGTCGAAAAAATCACCGATGCGCAAGTGAATGAGTTCATCAAGGATTATCGCAAAGACGTGGACAAAGAGGTGTCCGAAAGTAACAAGACGTTTGAAACCAATTTGCGCAAAAAGTACGATTTCAAGGAAAAGGAAGTTGAACCCGGCAACGACCCATCCAAGAACCCGAACGACATTGCGGAAATTGTCAAAGCAGCGGTCGCGGCAGCGGTCAAGCCCTTTGAAGAAAAATTGTCCGGTTACGAAACCAAAAACATTGCCGATTCAAGGCTTGCGCAACTCAATGAGAAATTGAACGGATGCAAGGATGAAACATTCAAGGCGCAAACCTTGAAAGATTTCGCCCGCATGAAGTTTGAAACCGATGATGAGTTTGCGGAATACTTGAAAGACAAGGAAACGGACATCGCAACGGCGAATCAAAACGTGGCAAATGCCGCGCTTGGCGGAGCATCCGGAAAGCCCCTTTTCGCTCAAAAGGGTGATGATGGTGTTTCCAAAGGTGTTGCCGATTTCGTGGCAAGCCAAAAGCCCGAAGCAAATGCGTTTACGGGCAAAGAAGTTTAACCCTTTAATTTGCACAAACTATGTCATTGACAATTAAAAGAGCAAAGGACAACCGCGTTGTGAAGTGCATCTTGCATCGCATCGCGGACATCCCCGGCGGTGTTACCGTAAAGACCGCCAATCTTGGCGGCACGGCATTGTTTGAGGGAACGCCCCTTGGCAAAGGCAAGGATGGTGTGTTTGAGGTGTGCAAGACCGCCCAAATCGTTACCAAGGCAGAAGCCAACGCAACCACGTATGAGGTTGCCAAAGGACATCATTTCAAGGTGGGCGACCGCTTTGCAACTGATGCGTGCAATGGTCAATCCATCACCGCCATTGACAAGAGCGATGCCACCAAGGACATCATCACCGTTGGCACAACCCTTGGCGCGGTTGTTAATGCCGGAACTTGCGCGTTTGAATCAAGCGGCGCAAACAAGACATTGAAAGTCGTTCCGTGCGCAATCGCCGGAAGTAACGAAGATGTGGATGCAAATTCAAATCTTTTCGTTTCCGCGTGGGTTCATGCCGTTGTGCGTGAAAGCAACGCCCCAATTGTGAACGATGCCATCAAGAACGGCATCAAAAATGTTTCGTATGTTTAACCCGTAACAAGTAAACCGATATGCAGAAATCGTTAATGGTAGGGTTGAATGAAAAGGACATGGGCGCGGTTATTCGTACCTATGACCTCAAAGATTACTATTATCCAACCCTTTTCCCGCTGAAAGAAACCAATTTCTTGACGTGGAAGATGCTTGAAGCGCAATCGGGCTTGAAGATTGCCGCCGACCTTGTTTCAAGGGGCGCAACAATCCCCCGCAAGACCCGTGAAGCGATTTCACGCATTCAAGGTGATATTCCCAAAATTACCATATCGCGCGAAAAGAACGAGGATGAATTGACCGAATATGACATCATGGTTGCCATGTCGTCAAACAACCCCGATTTGCAAGCCCTTGTGGAATTTTGGGCGGAGGACACCAAGTTTTGTTGGGATGGTGTTGCAGCCCGTGCCGAATGGATTGCGTTGAAGCAAATTTCGCTTGGCAAGGTTACATTCACCAACTCTAACAATGCCGCAGTCGTAACCGAATACGATGTTGATTACCTTATCCCCGCCGAGCAGAAAATCGGCGTGGCTACATCGTACACCACGGGCGTTGCCGGAAAGCCTTTCACCAAGGATTTCCCCGCCGCCTTGAAGTTGGGCAAACAGTTATATGGCGCGAAGTACAAGTTTGCGTTCATGAACACCGACACATTCGAGAAACTCGCCGCACAAGAGGAAGTTTACAAAAAGTGTGCAACGTTCATCCAAAACGCGACCGACACACAGGATGCGCCCGACCTTGCAACCGTGAATGCCTATCTTTCCAAGAAAAAGGAATTGTTCAAAGGCTTGCAGATTATCGTGATTGACCAAGACATCACGATTGAACTTGCCGATGGAACACGCATCACCGAAAACCCGTTTGAGGATGATGTAATCCTTTTCAGCGAAAGCAAAGTTCTTGGCAACACGTATTGGAAGAAACCGATTGACGCAAAGGCGATGCCCGGCAGCGTTGCCGACAAGGTAATGCACGGACATACCCTTGTCAAGAAGTATTCCGATGAATCGCCCGTTCGCGAAGTAACCGAGGGAATTGCAAACCTTTTCCCGGCTTGGTCGCTTGCCGGACGTTCCGTGTTGATGCAAGTTAATGCCACCTCGTGGAACAAAAACTAACATTGAACAATGGGGCGGTGGCGGTTAAAGCGTAGGACACCGCCCCGGCGTTCGTAATGCAAGAAGTGATATGACAAACAAGGAATATTTGACCAAATCGTTGAACGGCATGAACCTTTCGGATGATGACATCGAAATCATCATGTTGAAAGGCGGCATTGATGGTGATGCCCCGGCATCGGCGCATGATTGCGATGTTGCCGTTTACAATCGTTTTTCCGTTGTGCTTAAAGGCGCGATGCAAAACGTGTCCGAGGGCGGAATGTCTATTTCGTGGAACATTGAAGCGATGAAGATGTATTACAACGCCCTTTGCAATGAATATGGCAAGGAAAACTTGCTTGCCACACGTCCGAAGATTCGCAACCGTTCAAACATGTGGTGATTATGGCAAACGTGAAGCAATACCCACATTTCCTTTTCATTGAGGAAACCCCGGAATCCGTACAGGATGCGGCGGGCAATTGGATTGAAAGCGAATCATCGCGCAAGTTTCTTTCCCGATGCCGGGAAGAATCGGATGGCAGAGGAACGGAATACCAAGTTGCGGGTGGCAAGACCATCAAGGCAACGTCCGTGATACAATTGCCCAAGTCATGCCCCAAGGTGGACAAGGGCGCGCGTGTCATCATTGCAAACGATATGGATTGTTCGGACATCCGCATGATTGCAATATGCTTGAACTTTGACGCGGCACAATTACATTCACGCTTATGGCTATAAAGGCGAATTTTACACAAGAAGATGTGCGCAAGCGATTCGATGCGTTCTTGTCGGAAATCGAAAAGAAGCAGATTGCCCGGTTGCAACGATTGGGCGAAATGTGTTTGGTTGAAGCAAGAAACAACAAAGGATATATGATGCAGACCGGGGCATTGCTATCGTCCACGGGGTATCAAGTCTTTGTGGATGGCGTTGCCGTACATTCCCAATTCGATGCGGCAAGCGGTGCGGAAAGTGGTGCAGCCGCCACGGGCATGAAAGCCGGACAAAGCATTGCGGAGCGTGTCGGAAAGGGAACAAAGGGCGTTGCCCTTGTTGTGGTCGCCGGAATGAATTATGCCGCATACGTTGAAGCCAAAGGATATAATGTGCTATCAAGTGCGGAACACCTTGCAGAACGGGAATTGCCCCGAATGTTAGACAAACTTATTACCAACATCAAACGTGCAGCGGAATGAAAACACCATTTGACACCAACGAAATCTTGATGGGGTTGTTGATGGGCAACACATCCATCAAGGGCGGTTATTACCATGAGGGCGACCGCCCGGATAATTCCACGGACGAAGATATTGTGGTGAACACGATTGATTTAACGGTGGACACATTGCCCCAAATCGGCACATCCAACGTGAACATTTATGTGCCGGACACATCCAAGAAGATTCGCGGCAAAATGATGGTGTTGCCGAACCGCACACGATTGAAAGAGTTGGCAAGCGAAGTCGCGGCAATCATCCGTGAATCGCGTATTCCCGGAATTAAGGCGGTGTCCGGCACGATGTCCATCATGGGCGAACCGAACACCAAACAACATTTCGTGAATATCCGCGTGGATTGGAACATTCAAGTTTAATTTTTTAATTCTAATCGTATATGGCAACAAGAACATCACTTATCACCCTTGGACTTTGTGAAATCCAAGTTGGCGAAGCGAGCGTTGCGGGAACAATGCCCGTGTCGCTTGTCAAGATAGGCAAAACCTATAAAGACACGTGCAAGATTGCACAGGATTCCGCCGATGTTACCGAACATTACGAGGAGGGCAAAGCCGCCCCGGAAGTGCGCAAGAAGTCGCGCAAAATGCCGACCTTGACATTTTCCATCATGGATGCGTGCGTGCAAGACCTTGTGGATTATGTCGGCGGCGAAAATGTCGGTTCATCGGACACCCCGGCTTGGGGTTATGATGGCGATGAAGTCGTGGTGAACAAGGCAATCAAGGTAGTAACCGAACAAGGTTTGGACTTTGAAATCCCCAACGGCGACATCGAAGCAGTCATCAACGCCGATATGTCCGCCAAGGGTATTTTCCTTGTGGACTTTACCGTTACCCCGTGTGCGGTTGCAGCCGGAAAGGCTTTGCGCGGCAAACCAAAGAGCAAATAAGGCGCGGGGCGCAAATGATAACCCGAAGCCCCGGAGAGCGACAACGCCTTTGGGGCTTTTATAGTATATCCGCATGAATAACGATAATAAAAGACAACTTGAACAGGAACGCCAAGAATTGAACACGTTGATTGGCAAAGGCGTATCGTTTGAAATCAAGGATGTAGAAGTGGAAACACAATCCCGGTTTTTTGGCTTGGTCAAAAAGCACGTCCGCAATGAGGTAACGCGCAAATATACCATCAACGAACCGACATTGGCGACCCTTGACCGCCTTTCGCGCGAATGGGTGGAATTTGCCATTGATGATGATGCGTTGAAATCCGCCGATGGCATGACCGCCGCCCGGACGTTGGCACGAACGCAAGCCATACGATGCGCCCGCGTGATTGCCATTGCCGTACTTGGCGAAGATAGATTGATTCCCATGCCGGGCATCGGATGCACGCGATGGATTGAGGATGAACGCAAGGTGGACGAATTGACCGAACTTTTTGCCCGGACAATCAAGCCATCACGCCTTTACCAACTTTATTCCGTGGTGAACACGATGTGCAATCTTGGGGATTTTGTGAACTCTATTCGGTTAATGTGTACCGAAAGAACCACCGCGCCGAATCGGATAGAGTAAAGCAAAGCGGGCTTAATTCCCCGCATGGTCGCCGGGGTGCAATATGTGAGCATTTCGGATGGACATACGATTATTTGCTTCATGGCGTGGCATGGTCAATTGTTCAACGCATGATGATTGATGCATCATCATTCGATGATACGGATGGCGATGTGAACGAAATCGAATTGTCGGAGAGCAACCAAGAACAAATTTTGAATTATGTAAATTCTTTATTGTAATATATGGCAGATGTAAACGGGGGCGCATTGTCCTTTACGTCCGTTATGGACAACGAAAAGATGAACGCGGCAATCGAAGAAACGTTGCGCCGCGTCCAAGGCTTTTCCGATGCCGTTGTTGGTAGCGGTGATGCGATGGACAAAACAACGCAAGAAATCGTTGAATCCATCAACATCCAAAAGCGCGTCATCAACGAGTTGGAAAACACCGTTGCCGAATTGAATGCCAAAATCAATTCGGTTGAACCCGGTGCAGCACAAGACGCATTGATTGAACAAGCAAACGCCGTGCGCGCCGAATTGGATGGCGAGAAACAAGGGATGGTCGCCCTTATCAACGAATTGAACAACTTGCAGCGTGCAAACGCCGGAGTTGCGGCAACACAAGAAGAAATCCGCGCCGGGCTTGGGCAAATAGGTGCAGCGTGCGAAATGCACGAAACCGCCCTTGCATCCCTTGAAGATGAATATGCCAAGATTTCGGCGCAAATGAACACCGCGTTGAAATCCGGCAATGATAACGAATACCGGGCATTGCGCGAACGTGCGCAAGCGATAAAGGGCGAAATCACCACGCGCAAACAGTTGTTGAAAGAATTGCGCGACCAATCCAATGCCCTTGAAGCGGAAGCCACGAAGATGGAACAAGCGGCGGCAGCGGCAAACAACACCGCACAAGCCCATGTTTCGTTGCGTTCACGCATTCGCGAATTGCGCGAGGAAATGGCATTGTACCGGGAACAATTCGGCGACCAAACGGATAAATACCGGGAAATGTCGGCGGAACTTGGACGTTTGCAAGACATTCAAGGCGACATTCAAGCGCAAGGAAGCATTCTTTCAAACGACCAAGCACAATTTCAAGGTATCATTACCGGATTGAATGGTGTTGTTGGTGGATTCACCGCGGCACAAGGTGCGGTGGCATTGTTCGCCGGGGAAAACGAGAACTTGCAAAAGATAATGTTGAAAGTTCAATCGTTGATGTCCATCACGATGGGATTGCAACAGGTATCGGCAACGTTGAACAAGGATTCGGCATTCCGGTTGGCAACGGTCAATTCATTGCGTGAATGGTGGAACAAATTGCTTGCCATCGGTCGCGGTGAACAAATTGCATCCACGGCGGCAACGGTTGCGGACACCACGGCAACAACCGCATCCACGGTGGCAACAACCGCCAACACGGCGGCACAAACGGCGGCAAACGGCGCGAAAACGGCAAGCATTGGAGCATCAACAGGAGCAGCGGCGGCGCAAGGCGTGCAAACCGCATCGGCGGTTGCCGGAACGGCGGCAAACATTGGGCTTGCCGGGGCATTCCGAATGGTCGGCGCGGCGATTAAATCAATCCCGGTGTTCGGTTGGATTCTTGCCGGAATATCGGCGTTAATTGCGCTTGTTTCGCATTTCGTTGGCAAGGCAAATGAAGCCAAAAAGGCGGCGGAAGAATGGTATAATGCCATCGCCGAAAATTCATACAAGCCCATTGCGGCAATCATGGATTTGTCGGCGCGTTGGAACGCGCTTGGCAACGACCTTGAAGCCAAGAAACAGTTCATCGAAGATAACAAAAAGGCTTTCGATGATTTGGGCGCGTCCGTCAATGATGTTGTTGATGCCGAAAATTTGCTTGTCAAAAACAAGGATGCGTTCATCAACGCCCAAATTGAAAAGGCAAAGGCGACAATCTATTTGCAACAAGCCACCGAAAAGGTAAAGGAACTAATCAAAAAGGAACAAGAGGTGGCGGCGATGCCGGAAAAATCGTCCACATACGTTCAAACATCATCGTATGGCACGGGTTATTGGGTTGAGGGCATCAACCAAGCAAAGGTTGAAGCCAAAAAGGAATTGGCGGATTTGAGAGCCGAAATTACACAAGGGTTTACCAATGCAGCCGAAGCCGAAAAACGCGGGTTCAATATATTGAAGAACGCCGGAGTTTCGGCAACGCAAACATACGCCAAGGGTTCGTTGGGTGCAATCCAACAGGCAATCGCCTTGAAACAAGAAGCGTTGAAGAAATTGACCAACAATGCCGATTACCAAAAGGCAATGAAAGAAATCGAAGCATTGCAGAAACAGGCGGACAAAATTACCGGGAAAACCACAACCACATCCGGCGGTGGTGGCGGTGGTGGTCGTTCATCCGGCGGTGGTGGTACGAAAAAAGACCCGTTCTTGGAGAAATTGGCAAAGTACAAATCCGAATATGCCCGTTTCCAAAAGTGGGTCAATTCCGGTGATGCCATCATCCAAAAGGCGGCGGCAACCGAATTTGACGGATTATTGAAGCAAGGCGCAACATATATTGACTATTTGAAGCGGCAACGCGACATCATCTTGGATGTGGATGTTGCCAACCGGACGAAAGCCCAAAACAAGCAATTGCGCCAACTGAACGATGCCATTGCAGAGGAAACCAAGAACACCGTGCTTGAAGCATTCAACAACGAATTGTCGGCATCCCTTGCCAACGCCAAAACCGTGCTTGAAATGCTGAAAGTGATTGAAGCCAAGCGAAAGGAATTATCCGGCGATGGTACGGAATTGGATAACGCCAAGGCAAAATCGTTGGATAATGCCGAAGAAAAAGCCAATGCCGAAGCAGCCAAACAAACGGAAGCCCTTTTGACGGAATACGCATCGTTCACGGAGCAGAAACGCCGCCTTGATGAACAATACCGCATTGATAAGGAATTGTTAGACCGCCGATTGGCAAAGGCGACATCGGCGGCGGAAATTGCCGAAATCAAGAACGTGATGGCGGAACGTGAAAAGAAGTACAACAAGGACGTGTTGAACGTTGGCGGTTACGATGATATATTGAACCAATATGGTGGTTATGAGCAAAAGAAAACCCGCATACAAGAACAATATGCGGAACGCCGCCGCATTGCTGAATTGAACGGCAACACCAAGTTATTGGAACAGTTGGCGACCGCCGAACAAAACGAACTTTCCAAGTTGCAAAGCGATTTGATTAAAAATTCGGCTGATTGGCAAAACCTATTCGGCAACCTTGATGAATTGACAACATCAACCATCAAAAAGTTGATTGCAAAAATTGAGGGTATGAAAGCCACCATCGGCGTGGATTTGAACCCACAGGATTTGAAAGCCCTTACCGACCAATTGAACAAGGCGCGTGCAGAGGTAGAAAAACGCAACCCGTTCACCGCCCTTGGCGCGGCGTGGAAACGCCTCAAAGAAGAAACTAAGGACGGCAAGGGATTGGGCAGCGATGAAGCCAAAAAAGCCACAACAGACGTTGCATCCTCCGTGTCGGAATTTATCAACCTTATAAGTGGCACATTCAACGCCGTAATTGACGGATTACAGGAGATGGGCGTTTCGATGGACGAAGAAACCCAAGTGATATTGAACGACCTTGGCGGCATTATGGATGGTGCAAGTCAAGTTGCGCAAGGCATCGCCACCGGAAACCCGCTTTCCGTGATTCAAGGTTCAATCGGTTTGTTGTCATCGGCATTTGATTTGTTCAATTCGCGCGACCGCAAGGCGGAAAAGCAAATCAAGAAACACCAAGAAGCCATCAATAAATTGCAAAACGCATACAAGCAACTTGAATGGCAGATTGACAAAGCGTTGGGCGGCGAAGTCTATAAAAACCAACGTGCGGCAATCAAGAACATGCAAGAGCAACAAGCCCACCTTAAAGCATCATGGGAAGCGGAAATTTCCAAGAAGCACACCGATTGGGGGCGTGTGGACGATTTCAAGGAACAATATGCCGAATTGGGGCGGCAAATCGAAGATTTGATTGATGAAATATCCAACGATTTGTTGCAGACCAACGCCAAGGATTTCGCCAACGAATTGGGCGATGCCCTTGTGGAAGCATTCGGCAAAGGTGAAGATGCCGCCAAGGCGATGGAAACCACCGTTAATTCGGTATTGAAAAACCTTGTGTTGAACCAATTGAAAAAGAACTTTTTGGAAACGCAATTGCAAGGCGCGCTTGACCAATTGGAAAAGGATATGGGTTATTGGAGCGGCGACAATTTCATTTTTGATGGGTTGTCGGATGAAGAAATTGCCCGGTTCAAAGCATCCGTTGGTGCGGCGACCGCAAATTTCAACAACGCAATGCAGTTGTACGAAGATTTGTTCAAGGAAATGGGGCTTGATGACACGGACGAATCATTGACGGGCGCGGTTAAGGGCGTGAGCGAAGAAACCGCCGACATACTCGCCGGACAAATGAACGCCATCCGCATCAACCAATTGGATATGGCGGCAATCATGCGGCAACAGTTGCAGCAATTGAACCAAATCGCCGTAAACACGGGTTACAACAAGTATTTATCACGAATTGAACGCATCATCACCATTTTGGAACAAAACCAATCCGGGAACACGTTGCGTTCGCAAGGCTTATCATGATATGAATGAAGTAACGAAACAACTTGCCAAGGCAGCACAGGCGAACGGGATTTGCACGCCTTGGTTGAATGAATTGAAAACCCTTGAAAACAAGGATGCGTTGGTGGATATGTATATTCGTGGGCTTGATTTTTGCCTTGCCCACGATTACCCATCCAATGATTTCATCCGGCGACATTTCAAGGGCATGATGGAAACCCACGGCGTGTTCCTTGACGATGCAATTGAATTGCAAAACCAATGCAAGTGCATCGCGCTTGGTGAAACAACCGGGCGTGTTGCCGCCGATGGGTATTCCGTTGTGGAAGTGTGGGCAAAACATCAATCATCGTTGAACATCATTGCAAAGGACAACGCCTTTGTAATGGTGGATGTGTACGATGATGCCGTGGTGAATGTGTACGCAAGCGACCGGGCGAAAGTGTGCGTGAACAAGCATGGCGGCAAGGTATCACATGCCACCACGGATGATGCCGTGGTGAAAATCCGGGAAATGTCTAACAAGTAAATAAATCCGATATGAGCAACAACAATATAATTTTCAACATGCCATTCGATGAAAGCGATGGCAGCGCGACCGCATACGACTATTCAAGCAACCGTGCCGATGGTGTTGTTACCGGGGCGCATTTCACCGCCGGGAAGAACGGCAATGCCATTTCCTTTTCCGGCAACGACACATGCGAGGTATCAAAGAACGTATTGCCAAACCTTTCCGTGAACTTTTCCATTTTGGCGTGGGTCAAGGGTGCGGATTGCGAGGTTGGCGCGCCGGGCAAACTGATATGGGTGTTGGCGTTCCCCGGCGTGAAGAATTACGTTGAAGTTCCCATCGAAGCAAGGGCGGGGACGTGGTTTTCGCTTGCCGTGGTCAAGTCCGGCACGAAATACGGGTTCTATGTCAATTCATCATTGATTCATGAGGTTGTGCGCAACGGCACATTGCAAGGTGTTTCGCTGAACCAAGATTTTTATGGCGGCGAATACGGCTTTGGCTTGTTGGATGATGTCAAGATTTACAATGCCGCATTGTCGCAATCGGACATCATCAACGAGGTGTCAAGCGCGAAGCAACAGGCATACAAGGTGGATGGACACGATTTCAAGGATTTTGGCGTGTATGTGTCCGCATCCGATGGTTTGTTGTCCCGTCCAAAGGTCAAAGACCCAATGACGGTTAATTGGGACAATTACCACGGCGAAAGCGTGGATTTGGCACACAAGTATATTGAACCGCGCGACATCACGTTGTCTTGCTTTGTCAAGGCTGAATCCAAGATGGATTTCATCAAAAAGGTGAACGAATTTCAACACCTTTGGGATAAGCACGGCACGAACCGCCTTTTGGTGGATGTCCACCCCGTGAAACCTTTGATTTATGAAGTGTACGCCAAAGATGCCATCGAAGTGGAAAAGACGTGGAACGATGCGTTGATGGTCGGCACGTTCAAGTTGAAATTGCGCGAACCCGAACCCGTGAAGCGCGTGTTGAAGCACATCCGCGTGGGCGAATCAACCAAAACATGCGCAATCACCTTGACATCCACCAAGTATGTGAACATTTATTGGGGCGATGGCAGCGTTGATTATGATGTTGCCGGAAAGGACTTGGCGGTTTCGCACGATTATGCCGAAAACGGCGATTATTTCCCCGTGATAACCGGGTGCATTGACGAAATCGAATCATTCACCACAAACGCCATCATTGTATGGGAACGAATATAATAATCACAAAGCCAAATGGCGACCGCGTGCCGATGGAATCACGGCGCACGGCAACATCAATCACGGCGGCAAAGCAAACATGGGCATTGAACGCCGAAGATACAATTGCAATTACCGTTGTTTCCCCTTTTCCACAATCGTATGGGATTGGGGATGCAATAACCGTGTTCGGTCGCGATTACAGGTTGAACCGCTTGCCAAAGGTGAAGAAATCCGGCTTTACGGAGTATCAATATGATTTGGAGTTTGAGGGCATCCAATACGACCTTTTGCGCGTTACCTATGATGTGAACATCAACACCACCAAGAATGAATTGCAAGACATTCAAGGCGATTCTTTGACGGGTGATTTGAAACGTTTCATGGATGTGTTGATAAGTAATGCCAATCGCGTTTTCCCGGACAAATGGGCGTTGGGCGAATGCCCGGAAACAGTTGGCGACAAGACATTGACGTTCGCCGAAAACGACAATTGCTTGTCGGTGTTGCAAAACTTGTGTTCAGCCGACAATTTCGGCGTGGAATTTGACATTGTGAAAGTGAATGGCGTTTACACTATCAACCTTTATGAAAAGGTGGGAAGTGTTTTGCCATTTACCCTTGAATATGGCAAGGGCAAGGGCTTGTATTCCATCAATCGCGACAATGTTTCATCATCCAACATCATCACCCGGTTGAAAGTGTTCGGCAGCACGGAAAACATCACGTCCAAATATCGCGCCGACCGCCTTTGCATGTACGGCAAGGACAAATCATCATCGTACATTGAAAAGGCGGAAGCGGTGGCAAAATACGGCATATTTGAGGGGCGCAAGAACTTTGATGACATCAAACCAACGTTCACGGGCAAGATAACGGCAATCGTGGATGGTGATGTGTTGTCGTTCATTGATGAAACATTCCCGTTTGACATCAAGAAAACAAACGCCGATGGCGAAACGGAATACATGATTGCCGGGGTATCGCCCAAGGTGCATTTTAATTCGGGAAACCTTGCCGGGTACGAATTTGAGGTGCATGATTACGACCACGCCACACACAAATTCACCTTGATAAAGCAAACCGATGACCGTGGCAATGTGTTCCCGTCCGAAACATCGCCCGCGTTCCGGTTCGCCAAGGATGACACATACAAGGTGCTTGATATTGCTTATTCCAAAGAAATAGAAGAAGCCGCCGAAAACCTTTTGGCGGAACAGGGTAACAAATACTATGATGAAAATTGCCAACCCAAGGTGCAATATTCAATCGAAGTTACCAAATCATTCGTGGAAAAGTATTTCGGCGGAAGTGATGGCGTTGTGAACGTGTTCAAACCGGGCGATTGCTTGCCAATCAAGGATGATGAAATCGGCGTGGACAAAGCAATCCGCATCAAGTCATTCACGCGCAACGTGCTTGACCCATACGATTATGCCTTAACCATATCGGACGTTTCGACCAAAGCGGACATCATTACCCGTGTAATTTCGGAAATCGGCGACATTGACAAGGTAATCAACATCAACAACCTTAAAGACCCGGCACAGGCACGCGCCAATTGGCGTTCATCGCGCGAGGTGCTGAATATGGTGTTTGACCCCGAAACGGGCGGATATTACGGCGACAAAATCACCCCGGCAAGTGTGGACACCATCGCATTGTCGGTTGGCGCAAAATCAATGCAATTCGGTTTGACAAATACCGTATTTCAACCTAATTTCAACGGCAATGCCCAAGTGGTGAAATGGAAAGGCGGCGTTTTGACGCATTACACCATTGACCCCGACACCGCGCGTTCATGGATGTTGGCTGATGGCGAAATCACATTCACGGACACCGACCCTTATTATATTTACGCCCGTTGCACCCGCAATGGTGAAGATGGCGTGTTTGAATTTTCAAAGGAGCAACACAAAGTAGAGGAAAGCGCAAGCGTGTATTATTTCCTTGTCGGCGTTTTGAATAGCGTTGATGTGGAAACAAAGGTTCGTTCCATTGCCTTGACGTATGGGTTCACGATGATAAACGGACGTTTCATCAAGACCGGACGCGTTGAATCGGCGGACGGAACAACATATTTCGACCTTGATAATTCCGAAATTGGCGGTCGAATCGTGTTCAATTCCAATGGAAGTGAAAAGACCCTTGAAGAATTGGGCGCGGAAACCTTGGAAAACAAGGATTTCATCAACAACACCTTGCCGGGCTTATTGTCGGAAATCCAAGCGCAATTGGACGGTCAAATTGAACAATTTTTCCAAACATACGACCCGACAATGAGCAATGCCCCGGCAAACGAGTGGACAACATCGGAGTTGAAAGAAAATCACCTTGGCGACTTGTTTTATAACACCGATACGGGTGCGGTGTTCCGCTTTGTGAAAGAAAATGGCACATACAAGTGGCAACAGCTTTCGGACGATGAAGTTGCCAACGCCCTTGCATTGGCAAATGAAGCCCTTGCACTTGCAAAGGACAAGAACCGTATCTTCACCACGACCCCTTACCCACCTTATGAAGTCGGCGACTTATGGGTTCAAGGTTCATCCGGCGACATCATGCGTTGCAAGACTTCAAGGGAAACGGGTGCATATACTTCAAGCGATTGGGAAAAGGCATCGAAGTACACCGATAACACGGCATTGACAACGTTCATAAATGGTGCATATTCTGACACCGTTGCCAACTTGACCAATCAGATTGACGGCAAGATTGAAACCTGGTTTCAAAATTCAGACCCGGCGAACGCCTGGACAAACAACACCATCAAGGCAAAGCACGTTGGCGACATGTGGTTCAGTAATACAACGAATTTGTTGAAGCGATATTCTTCAAGTTACACTTGGGTTGAAATTCACGACCAAAAGGCAATTGACGCGTACACCAATGCAGCCGCCGCGAAAGATACGGCGGACGGCAAACGCCGCGTTTTCGTTGCGACACCTTATCCGCCTTATGACATTGGTGATTTGTGGGTCAACGGACAAGACTTGCGCCGTTGTGCAACCGCCAAGGCTTCCGGACAATCATACAATGTGAACGATTGGGTGGTTGCAGTTGATTACGACAACACAAAGACCGTTATTGACGGCGGATTGGTAACGTCGGGAACACTTCAAGTTGCGGGCGACAACAAAAGCATTCTTGCGGGTATCACCGGGAAAGGCACAACGGATGATGCAATTCGTTTTTGGGCGGGCGCATCATTTGAAAACAGGGCAACCGCGCCATTCCGGGTGCAACAAGACGGAACGATGTATGCAACCAAGGCGTATGTGGAGGGCGAATTGCATTCCATAATTGGCAGCATTGGCAAATGGTTATTGTCCGATGGCGTTTTGAAATCGGAAAAAACAGTTAGCAAAACCGATGGAACGCCCATCATCCAATTGGATTCAAAAGGCGGAGTGATACAAATCACGAATGAAATATTCATGGATGCCCGTGGTATGCGCATGATTTCGGGCGGTTACGACCGATTGCGAATTGCCAATTGCAGCATCGGAGAATTTTCCAAATATTGGGTCAAAAAGGATTTTTCGGGCGACCATTACGAAACCCATACGCATGATTCAATTTACATGTTTGCCGGGAATAGATGGCTTGATAATCGCGTTAATTTTGGCACACACACAATCAATCTTGGATATTTCGGCGTTGGTTCAACGTTGAATTTTTCCAAATTTTCATTTTCGTTCTATGTACCGGAAAACAATAGTTCAAGTGTGGTGGTGAAAATGTACGCAAATACACCCGCATTCATAGTGTATGTAAAGCGCAACGGGCAAACCGTCAAGTCATTCGAAATTGTCAATGGCACAACGTACACGAACAACGAATATGCCGATTATGTGCATACAGTACCCGAAAGCAACCGGACAATAATTGTGGACGAAACTTTGGAGGGCAATTATACCGTTGCGATAGTACAAAAGACGTTCAACTTATACGCATCATCAAGCGGCGTTTTGAAAGCATTCGACTATGCAATCAGAATGACGTTTTCATTTGTTCGTGGTTCGTATGAGCGAACAATCCTTGGAAATGATGGGATGTTGTCGTGTTGGAAGAACGGCGCAATGCTGATGACAAACGACCAATTCTTTGTCGCCCTTGGTGATTATCAATTCCGGATCACGCCGAATAACGGCTTGCAAAAATCATCGGATGGCGGCACGAAGTGGTCGAGCCTATAAAAAACCGGGTGTGGATGCTTGGGAAACCGGGTAAGTTATTCCCAAGTTATCCACAACGTGTTTCATAATGAAACATATATAGTAACTTTGCAGTCAAATTCTTTATGTTCAAGAACAATGAACACAAGAAGTGGTGAAAGCGTTTCCGCGCAAATAGGAAAAATGGGAACGATTGCCGACCTTGCCAATGCTGATTTTCAGTTGGCGGACGGGCAACCGTTCAACATCAAAAATGATGGCGTGCAGCCCGTCAAATTGGCGGTGCAACTTGCCGGAATGGATGATGGGGATTTCATCGAAACCACCTTTGAAGTGGGTTGGAATCCCGAAATCGTGAAATGTATCAAGGCAACATCGTTGTCAAGTCTTAACTTAAAATTTGGTTACTAAAATGGGACTTATCATTGGAATGGGCAACACAAAGCCCGAATTTGCTTATGATTTCTATTATGGAATCGAATGGGACACAACCGTGTCAAATCCCGTGCCAACGCGTATCGGAAAAGCGGAACTTCACGCGGAATTGCCCGTGCAGTCACTTATCCGCCGTTGTGTTCTGAAAACCGATGGAACGGTGAACTACTACTTGAACGCCAACGATTCAACGAAGCGTGACAACGGCGCGGCGGCAAACCTTTCCGGTGCAGACGGTCAAGTCATGGTCGAGTTGCCCGAATGTTATGCGCGTTTCGAAATGGACGGCACAAAACGCCGTGCATTGATTTCAACCCAGGAGTTGCCAGGATTCCACAAGTGGAACAAGGCGTATATTTCCGCGTATGAAGCAACCGTGCAGCGTTCAACGAACACTTTGATGTCTGTTGTCAACATGGGTGCAGACTATCGCGGCGGCGGCAACAATGCAGATTGGGACGGGACTTATCGTTCTTTGCTTGGTCGCCCGGCAACAAACATTTCCTTGACTAATTTCCGTACATACGCCCGTCAAGGTCGTTCGACTGAATGGAACTGCAACGTCTATCAGTTGCACAAGGAACTTTGGTGGTTCTTTGCAATCGAGTATTGCAATTTCAATTCGCAAGCCGAATACAATGCCGCCCTGGATTCAAACGGATACCATCAAGGCGGTCTTGGCGCGGGTGTGACACAGATTTCCGATTGGAACGGCTACAATGGTTATATGCCTTTCGTTCCTTGCGGAACAACAAATTCACTTGGCAATCGCACGGGTGTTGTCACATACAATGCCATGAAAGCGGATGGAACAACGGTTCACTATGCCGCGCCCGTTCCATCATATCGCGGCGTTGAAAACCCGTTCGGTCACATTTGGAAATGGACTGACGGTTGCTTGTGCAACATTCAGAGTGAAGCGGCGGGCGGCGTGTCCATGTTCTATGTATGCGACAATCCGGCGAACTTTGCTTCAAGCATTTCCGCAAATTACGACTATCGCGGCGACTTGCCCCGTTCGAATGGCTATGTGAAAGAAGTCATCCTTGGTGAGTATGGCGAAATCATGCCGTTGTCAATCGGCGGCGGTTCGACAACTTATTTTTGCGAAAACTTCTATACAGACATCCCAGGAAGCGGAAGCGCAACGCGTGGTGTTCTGTTCGGCGGTACTGCGTATGATGGCGCGGCTGCGGGGTTCGTTTGTGCGAATACGTCTAATGCGCCTTCGGGTACGTTTGCGTATTTCGGGTCGCGGCTTTGCTTTATCCCGGCGGCGTAATCGGCGCGAAGCGCAAAATCGAAATCATCCTTGCCGCATGACGGGATGATGTGGAACTTCAAAAGGTAGGGCGGCAACAAAGCCGCCCCGCCTTTCAAAAAGAGATATTAAATGGTTGTCCTTTGTCGTGGTGTTCTGTTCAGCGGTAATGCGAATAATGACGCGAATGCGGGGTTCGTTTATGCGAATACGAATAATACGCCATCGAATACGAATGCGAATATCGGGTCGCAGCGTTACTTGTCAAAAATATACAATCTTGCATCAAAGGAAACCTTGCCACAAAAACGCCGGAATGTCCGGCGCATGACCTGGATAAAACCAGGGGCAAAAAATTTCATTCGTAAAACGGTCTTGGTAGGGGAAACCCGAAAAGTCCTACTATACAAGCAAAGTGAAGAAATATGAAGCGAATCGGCGGTCTATATGACAAGATAATCAGCATCGACAACTTGCGTCTTGCGGACGAAAAAGCCCGCAAGGGAAAGTTGCGTTCGTATGGTGTCCGCGTCCATGACAAGAACCGTGAAGCGAATCTTCTTGCCTTGCATGAAAGTTTGAAGAATCAGACTTTCAAAACGTCCGAATATCATCAATTCACAATCTTTGAACCAAAGGAACGCTTGATTTCCAGGTTGCCATATTACCCGGACAGAATCGTTCATCATGCCGTGATGAACTATCTTGAACCAATTTGGGTGTCCTTGTTCGTCAAGAACACTTATTCTTGCATCAAGAACCGGGGAATCCACAAGTGCGCGCAAGACTTGCGTTTTGCCCTGGACACAGACCCGGACGGGACAAAGTATTGTTTGAAGATTGACATCCGGCATTTCTACCCGAACATAAATCACGAAGTCTTGAAGCAACTTGTCCGCCGCCGCATCAAGGACGCGCGGTTGTTGTGGCTTCTTGATGAAATTATTGATTCCGTGAAGATGGTGTCCCAATCGGCAATTATCTTTCACAATACTTTGCCAACGTCTATCTTTCGTATTTCGACCATTGGTTGAAAGAGGAAAAGGGCGTGAAGTATTATTTCAGATATGCCGATGACATTGTGATTCTATCGGACAACAAGGATTGGTTGCATCATCTTCTTGTCGATATGCGAAAATACTTGCATGACAACTTGAAGTTGAAAATCAAGAAGAACGACCAGGTGTTCCCGGTTGATTCGCGCGGAATCGACTTCTTGGGATATGTGTTTTATCATACGCATACCAGGTTGCGCAAGACCATCAAACAACACCTTTGCCGCCGGGTGGCAAGGTTGAGGAAACGAAAGGTCATGCCGACCAAAGCGCAATACAAGCAAGCAATCGCATCTTGGTGGGGTTGGTGCAAGTATTGTGATTCAATCAATTTAGTGTCAAAAATTCAAAAAGATTTGCCTTATGAAATTAGATTCAATCGCGCCAAACGCGCATTACGACATGGAACACGGCAAACCCGCCGCGTTGGAACATGACAACGATGGTTCAACCATCATCCGTTACAACATCGAACCCGAAATGGGAACACCGGACGGCGAGAGCGAGGAACGCCAAATCGGTTGGCAATGTCACGAAGTCCGTATTTGGGACAAGCCGACCAAAGCATCCTTGAAGAAAGCCATCATCCGTGATGTGATTGACGAAACGGCGGAATTTTCCCTTGTCAATTCGTACAACAAGCACATCTTGGGCATCGCCCCGGATGATAAGGCAGTTGCCGAATACAAGGAGTATTTGCAGTTTACCGAAGATTTGGATGCCCAAATCATCCGGGATTTGTCTAACAACTAAATCCACGAAACACGATGCCACGATTTTGTGATTCAAACATTGAATCGGACGCGATAATTGGCAAGGGCATTGACCTTGAAGAACTTTTTGACCAACGAATTGTCATTGAGAAAATCAAGATTGAACCCACCAAGTTTCCGGGAAAGAATGCGTCCGGAATGCGTATGCAAATGCAAGTAGTCATCAATGCCCAATTTAACGACACCGCCGATGCCGATGGTGATTTCTTTGCCAAGGATGCCAACGGCAAGGCAATCGGCACGCGCCGTTCGGTGTTTACCGGGTCGGACAACTTGATGGCGGAAATGAAACAGGCGCAAAACCAATGGAAAACCGAACGTGTTGCCAAAGGCTTGCCGCCCGTGGATTTCGTTGTGTTTGATACGACCATCGCAAAGGTTGGCAAGATGTTTCATTTCACGTAATACAATGATTATGACATCGAACATTCATTCAATACTTTCACTTGTCGGGAAGCATATCATGGGCGTGATGGGCGCGTGTGTGGCGATGATTCGTCCGACATTCCCTTTCATCCTTGTGTGTACCCTTGCCGTGCTTGCGGATTGTTACACGGCATGGTCGCTTTCCCGGCGCGTGAAGAAACGCTTTCCCGGTGCGAATGATGGAAAGTTCAAATCCAATTATGCCGGGCGCGTGTTCATCACCCTTATCAAGGTTTATTCCTTGACAATACTTGTGCATCTTATTGATGCAATGGTGTTCCCGGAAATCGCTTTGCATTTGCCGCAAGTGGTCGCCGGGGCGGTTTGTTTTTGGCAAATTTGGTCAATGCTTGAAAACGAATCAAGTTGCAAGGATGCCAAGTGGGCGAAGATTGCCCAACGCATAATGGTGGACAAGACGGAACGCCATTTCGACATTGATTTGCATGAACTGAAAGAGGAACAGCCCGAACCACCACACATCGAAACCCCTTGTGGCAATGAAGTGTGCGCGTATCGTGGCAAGGTGCATTGCGACACAACGAAATGCCCATCTTTCATAAAACCAAAGAACGATGGCGAGCATTGACAAGTTGATTCCGTTCATCCTCAAATGGGAGGGTGGATTCGTGAACGACCCAACCGACCGGGGCGGCGCAACCAACAAAGGCGTAACAATAGCGACATACGAAGCATATTGCCGCCAAAAGGGGTTGCCCCGCCCCACGGTGGAGCAGTTGAAGAACATCCCGGATGCCCATTGGCGCGACATCATCAAAACCATGTTTTGGGATAAGTGGCACGCCGATGACATCCATTCCCAAAAGGTTGCCAACATCCTTGTGGATTGGGTTTGGTTATCCGGCGTTCATGGCATCAAGAAGCCACAAGCGTTGCTTGGTGTCAAGGCTGATGGCATCGTTGGCAACAAAACGCTTTCGGCGGTGAATTTCGCCGACCCGGAAGAATTATTCGCGGCGTTGTACAAGGAACGTGTGAAGTTCATCAACGCAATTGTGGCGCGTTCCGTTGCGGCGTATGAAAAGAAAATCGGTCGCCCGGCGACTGAAAAAGAGTTGTTGAAGCACACCCAAAAGCGATTTGCAAAAGGGTGGTTGAACAGGCTTGCAGAAATCAAAAAGTTGAATTGATATGGAAATAATGGTAAAACGAAGATTTCTTGGCGACAAATACACCATCGGTTCTTTGTTCGTCAATGGTGAACGTTTCCGGGTTGATGGCAAGGCGGTGGACACATTGGAAGATAAAAACCGCGATGCCAACATGAACGGGCGTTTTGATGATGGCGAACGCAAGATGTACGGGCAAACGTGCATCCCGTTCGGCAAGTACGAAGTTGGTTTGGATTTTTCACCCAAATTCAGCAAGAAACCATCTTACACGGCGTTCATTCGTAAAGGCAAGATGCCACACATTCGGAATGTGCCATCCTTTGAGGGCATTTTGATTCACGGCGGCAATACGCCCGCCGACACATTGGGATGCCTTTTGGTTGGTTTCAACACCATCAAGGGCGGTTTGACCCAATCGTTGCACGTGTTCAAACAGTTGTATGCCGAAATCGTTGCGGCAATGGACAACGGCGAAAAGGTAACAATTGAATTTGTGCCATGAAGTATGTTTGTAATTTCATTGCCGCGTTGGCGGCGTTGCTGATGGTGTCGTGCGCCACATCAAAGAAGATGGCAAAGGACACCGAACAAGTGCGTGTTGATAGTGTCGCCGAAAAGGTTGCCCATGTGGAAGATGTCGCCAAGATGGTGGACACAACCCGGAACGAACGGGAACAAATCATCATCACCGAAATCACGTTCTTTTCGCCGGACACAACCGCCGGGACACCACCGCCCGAAATCACCATTGATGGAACGGGCAAGGTTACGGGTGGCGGCAACATCAAGGCGATAAAGCAAACCACCATTTCCAAGGTCAAGGAAGAAAAGGGCGAAAGCAAGGAAACGGCGAAAACCGAAACCAACAAGGACAATGCGACCATCCACAAACAACAGGAACAAACACATGTTGCCAAGGAAAGCAAGAACCCGGTGATTTGGTCGTATGTAATTGCCGCGTCAATTATTGCCGTTCTTGTATTGTTTTTGCGTTTCCGAACACCGATTTTCACATGGTTACGCAACATTCTTGCCGCATTGCGCAAGATTTTGGATTAAATTCATTACCTTTGCACCCACATTGTTGCGAAAGCCCCGGTTCATTGCCGGGGAACAATGTAGAAGCCCGGTTTTGTCGCCGGGCTTCATTCTTTTGTTGTACACGATTACCACTTTTCTTGCAAAGTGTGGCAAAAAATGTATTATTTCGGGGTGAAAAATATGTATTAAAAGGAAAATCGGTTGAATATCAATGTTTTAATTGTGGCAAAAAACAAAAAAACCGAAAAAGAAAAACGCCCGAAATCGGTGTGAAATCGGGCGTTTCGTGTACATTTTCGTGTACAAATTTCGCAAATCATTGAAAATCAATGTTTATTGCGGAGAGAGAGGGATTCGAACCCCCGGTACCTCTCAGTACGCCGGTTTTCAAGACCGGTGCATTCGACCACTCTGCCATCTCTCCTTGGTCGAAAAGCGAGTGCAAAGGTACGGGTAATTTTTGAATTATGCAAATTTTTCAAGAACTTTTTTGCAAAATAGGGCAAAAATGAGTAATTTTGTGGCATGATTTACCCGAAGAACTTTGAAACCAAGATAGGTTTCGACGAAATACGCACACTGTTGAAAGGCCATTGTCTGAGTACTCTGGGCAAGGAGAAAGCCGATGAAATCGACTTCACTGATGATGCTGACACCATTAATGAATGGATGGAACAGGTGAGAGAATTCCGCCGATTGCAGCAGGAAACGGATTCGTTTCCCCTGAACTATTTCTTTGATGTCAGACAGTCGATAACCCGCATCCGATTGGAAAATACCCATCTGGAGGAGAACGAACTGTTTGATCTGCGCCGGTCATTGGAAACCATCTCGCTGATTGTGACATTCCTCAACAAGAATGAAGGTGACGAAGATAATCCGGAATATCCCTACCCTGCCCTTCATCGATTGGCAGAAGACGTACTGACTTTCCCCGCAATGATTCGTCGCATAGACTCTATCCTCGACAAATTCGGGAAAATCAAAGATTCTGCTTCTATGACATTGGCAGGAATACGCCATGAGTTGGCTCAGACCGAAGGTGGAATATCGCGTACCTTATATACTATATTACATGCAGCACAACGCGATGGCCTGGTAGATAAGGACGTGGCTCCTACCATGCGCGACGGACGATTGGTGATTCCCGTAGCACCGGGACTGAAGCGTCGCATCAAAGGTATCGTGCACGATGAGAGTGCTACTGGTAAGACGGTGTTTATAGAACCGACAGAGGTGGTGGAAGCCAATAACAAAGTGCGCGAACTGGAAGCAGCCGAACGACGTGAGATTATCCGCATCCTTACGGTATTTACTGCTGAGGTAAGACCTCACGTGCAGGAGATTCTCGACTCATACCAATTCCTGGCGCAGATAGACCTGATACGTGCGAAAGCCGAACTCGCCCAAGAGATGAATGCCTTTGAACCTCAGGTACAGTCGGAGCCTCATCTCGACTGGATCCGTGCCGTTCATCCGTTGTTGCAACGCTCTTTAGCCCGACAAGACAAGAAGGTTGTTCCGCTCGACATCATTCTGACACGCGACAAGCGACTGTTGATCATCTCCGGTCCTAATGCCGGTGGTAAGTCTGTATGTCTGAAAACTGTAGGACTGTTGCAGTATATGCTGCAATGCGGTCTGTCAGTTCCGTTGAGTGAACGTTCCACGGTGGGTGTATTCCAAGACATCATGATTGATATTGGTGACGAACAAAGCATTGCCGACGACCTCTCAACCTACTCCAGCCATTTGCTCAATATGAAGAATATGATGCGTCAATCAAACGAACGCACCCTACTGCTCATTGACGAGTTTGGCGGTGGAACCGAACCAGCCATCGGTGGAGCCATTGCCGAAGCCGTACTGAAACAGTTCTGGAAGAAGCAGGCATTCGGTGTGATTACCACTCACTATCAGAACTTGAAGCATTTTGATGAAGACCATGAAGGAGTGATCAATGGCGCCATGCTCTACGATCGCCATCAGATGCAGGCGCTGTTTCAGTTGTCAATCGGTCAGCCCGGTTCTTCGTTTGCCATCGAGATTGCTCGCAAAACGGGTATTCCGGAAGAAGTTATCAGCGATGCCAGCGATATCGTTGGTTCGGAATACATCCAGAGCGATAAATACCTACAGGATATTGTGCGCGACAAACGCTATTGGGAGGGCAAGCGCCAGACCATCCATCAGCATGAGAAATCGTTGGAAGGTCGCATTGCCAAATACGAAAGCCACATTGAAGAGATTGAACAAGAGCGCAAAGCCATTCTGCGTCGCGCCAAGGAGCAAGCCGAAGAACTATTGCGCGAAAGCAATAAGAAGATAGAGAATGCTATCCGAGAAATCAAGGAGGCACAAGCTGAAAAGGAGCGCACCAGACTGGTTCGTGAGGAGTTGAACGACTTCAAGCAACAGGTATTGGAGATTGACACTCGCGAGAAGGATGAGTTGATAGAGCGCAAAATGCGACAGATTCTGGAACGTCGCGAACGCAAGGCTAAGCGCAAACAGGAAAAGAAAGAACAGACCGCCAATCCCACAGCAACGCCATCGCCTGTATTTACATCAGCAGGAAAGCCGAAACAGGAAGCTCCCATCACCGTGGGAAGCAATGTCCGCATCAAAGGACTGAATACGGTAGGTAAGGTGGAGAGCCTGTCAGGCAAGAATGCCGTTGTCATCTTTGGCGACATGAAGACCAAGATGAAGCTGGAACAATTGGAACTTACTGGCAAACTGAAAGAAGCGCCCAAGGCCGAAACTCCCCACGCTGCCTTAGTTGTGCAAACCTCGAAGATGACTCGTAGCACCATAGAAGACCGCAAACACAATTTCCATCAAGATATTGACGTAAGAGGTATGCGTGGTGACGAAGCCGTTGATGCCGTAATGCACTTCATCGATGATGCCATACTGGTGGGAATGTCGCGTGTGAGAATCCTACATGGTACAGGAACGGGAGTTCTTCGCCAACTGATTCGTCAGTATCTAAATACCGTGCCCAACGTGAAGAGTGCGAAAGACGAGCATGTGCAGTTTGGCGGTTCAGGCATTACTGTTGTGGATATAGATTAG